GGAGAACTACAAGGAGCCGGGTCGTAGGGGCTACATGATCCAGCCGGCCATCGCGGGCCACGAGGGCAAGTACGCCCCCGGCGTGCCGACGGGTACCTGCATCTTCCTCGACAAGGACGAGCGGTGCATGATCCACCCCGTCAAGCCCATCGAGTGCGCGATGGCGCTCCACGACGAGCATCGGTTCAAGGAGAAGGAGAAGAGGAAGATCGTGGATCAGTGGCAGGGCAAGGCTGCCCAGAAGATGATCAGAGACGTGTTCGGTGAGCCGCATGCGCCCAGGCTCTCGGTCTTGGAGGCGATGCTCTGTGGACTAGGAGGATTGGGATGATCGACGAGAACAAGCTCAAGCAGACGATCCGTGAGCTGCTCGAGGTGGGTGGGCTGCTCAAGACCGGCGAGTTCGAGACCACGTTCAGGGACGAGACCAGTGACACCGAGTGGGTCGGGGTCGACATCGCGATCAAGCCCAAGAAGACGACCTGGAACGCTGCGCTGGACCGGCTCCCTCCGCAGAAGCCTCTGATCCACCGGCTCTTGGAGTGCATGAGCGGCAAGGACAAGGTCGAGCTGTTCCGACTGCTCTACGTCGAGATCAAGCGTTGGGCCGAGCCCGACTCCGCGCTCCCAGACGACTACAGGGAGAAGCTGACGGCGATCTGCGAGGACACGCTTGAGGCGTTGTCCAGGGCACCCAAGAAGAGCCAAGAGAAGGAAGAGGTGATGAACGCCAGGGCGGAGGAGACCATCAATCAGGCTGCGCCCTGGCTCATGGATCCCAAGGAGATGGACCTCAGCGAGCGGATCATGATGGGCAGGCGTCACGGCGGCAAGAACATCCTCGTCACCATCAGTGAGGCCGAGGACATGCAGACCATTCGCAGGATCCGACAGGAACTCGGTGAGCTGCTGGGAATCGAGTACCCACCGTTGTGGGATCAGATCATCGAAGCTGTCAAGGAGATCGTCAACGAGCCAGACCGCCTGCTCCTGCGGGTTCAAGAGGTCTGTGGTTTCGGCGCCAACACGTCCTGGGACGAGGTGATCGAGTCCATCAGGAAGCTGAACCAGCGGTCCGGTGCCAGGGGCAAGAGGCTCTTCGAGCTTCGCAGGGCCGTGGTGGCGATCATGTCCAAGTACCACGAGCTCAACATGGAGTACATCGAGCGGGAGAGCCAAATCGAGGAGCTGGACTCTCAGGAGCGTCATGATCAGGAGTACCTCCACGGAGTGCTCGTTGGGCTCCTCAAGGCGCACACCATCCTGAACAACGCCGATCCGCCCAGGAAGGACGCGCCCAAGGACAACCGCCGGATAGCTCGCAGGTACTGCACGGGGTGCAACAAGGTGATGTACATCCGGCCGCCCAAGGAGGACGTGGAGCTGCCTGTGCCCGACAAGGTGCTGTGCGAGTCCTGCTCCTTCGTGAAGAAGCGCGAGGAGGCACGCCGCCTCCAGCGTCCCGAGGACATGGAGGACAAGATCCCCGACATCGAGGCGATGCTCACCAGGCTCTACCTCTGCGTCGTGGACATCGGCAACGCCATGGGTGCCCCGATCAATGAGGGCAGCAACATCCAGAAGCACCTCAAGCAGCTCGACAAGACGGCGCTGGACCTCGGCCTGGACCTCGAAGAAGAATGACCTGATCTTGGTATAAGGGCTACGGACGGCGAGGAGTCGTCCTAGCCCGTTCATTTTGTGGTGCATGTGATCAAAAGGAGGTGCATGGACGAGAGATCAAGGATTGGATGGATCAAGACTCTCAATCTACTGTCCGAGACGTCGGGGCGGGAGATCGAGAAGCTCTTGGACAAGCTATTCGCGAAAAAGGTGATGGGTGCCCCGCACGTCCACGGGACGTTCGGGAAGGAAAGGGACGAGATGAAGAAGGTGAGCGAAAAGATGAGGAAGCAGAGCGTGGAGGAGAGACTCGAGGAGCAGATGGAGTCGTTCAAGTCGGTGGGCATCGAGTCGACCGGCACGAAGATCGTGCTGCCCGAGGGGATGGACCTCACCACGGGCATCGAGTGGCTGAAGCGCCACCGCATGGAGCTCGAGGAGGAGGTCAGCGTCAACGAGGTCATCAACGCCTACCCGCTCGACGCCGCGCTGGCCCTGGCGAAGGTCCTCCATCGCAAGTTCGGGTGGGCGCACATGAAGTCCGTCGACATGGGCTTCTTCGGCAAGCGGCTCCCGACGATGGTGGGCGTGCCCACCGGGGTCGACACGAGCGAGCAGGTGCCGTGGGGGCAGATGGAGATCCCCGGCATCGACGGCTACATCCAGACCAACATCGGCAGGGGTGACGGCGGGATGCCGGTGATGCGGCTCGGTGGCGAGGTGCGCCGCAAGAACGAGAAGGACATCCACGAGCTCGCCAACGAGGTCCGCAAGGTCGTGCGCGAGGAGTCGATCTACAGGGGGAAGGCCATCAGGATCGACTTCCCCGACGACGGGGACGACTTCGACCCGAGCCAGGCGCCCAAGTTCCTCGACATCAGCCAGGTCAGGCCCGAGGAGCTGGTGTTCAGCGCCGATCTCGACCGGCTCATCAGGACGGCGCTCTTCGTCCCGATCGAGCGCACCGAGATGTGCCGGCGCCACCAGATCCCCCTCAAGAGGGGCATCCTGCTCGAGGGGCCGTTCGGCACGGGCAAGACCCTGACCGCGTGGGTCACGGCCCGCAAGGCGCAGGAGAGCGGCTGGACCTTCCTCTACCTCTCCAGCGTGGCCGACCTCTCGAAGGCGGTGCAGTTCGCCAAGCAATACAGCCCGTGTGTGATCTTCGCCGAGGACATCGACTCCATCGGCAAGGACCGCACGGCGATGGTGAACCGCCTGCTGAACGTCATCGACGGCGTCGAGAGCAAGAGCTCCGAGCTCATCGTGGTCCTCACCACGAACGCCGTGACCGAGATCAACCAGGCGCTGCTCCGGCCCGGCCGCCTGGACGCCGTCGTGAGCGTGCGGGCACCCGACGCCGGCGCCGTCGAGCGCCTCATCCGGCTCTACTCCAGGGACCTGCTGCGGGAGGACGAGGACCTCTCGAAGGTCACCAAGGAGATGGCCGGGCAGATCCCCGCCTTCATCCGGGAGGTGGTGGAGCGCGCCAAGCTCGCCGCCATCGGCCGCCTGGCCACGGACGAGGCCCTGAACATCACGGCCGGCGACCTCGAGGTGGCCGCCAGCGGCATGCTCAACCACCTCAAGCTCCTGGCGCCCGTCCTCCCCGACGACCGCTCGGCGGCGGAGAAGGCCGCCGACATCCTCGCCACGGCCATGCGCGACACGAGCAACGGCCACAACGGCGTGGACCACTCCAGCAAGCCCGCCATCAAGCCCTTCGTCCAGGTGATCACCGAGGTCACCGAGTAGCGATCCTACCTTCGATTCCCAACAGATCGGTGCTATAAGGGCTACGACAGGCCGGTGTCCTGTCTAGCCCTCCCTTCGGGGAGGGCGCCCTTTTCTTAGCTAGGAGGTGCGATGTGACAGCGAAGGTACGGATGGTGAGCGCCGAGGAGATCGCAGCGAAGGACGGGAGTCTGCTCCCCGAGGACTATCTCGTGAGCACGGATCCGGGGCAGGAGACCGGCTCCCAGTTCGCGGGCTGCTGTCTGACCGAGGAGATGAAGGAGGTGGTCCTGCGGACCGTTCGCAGGTACCTCGACAACCCGACCGCCGAGATGCAGCTCAAGCAGGATCGGCCGGTGAGGAAGCGGTACGAGCCCGGAGATCCCCACGTGAAGCTCGAGCCCAGCGAGTACATCACCCTGACCCTTACGATCAGGTGCGTGGCGGGGAAGTTCCAGAAGGAGGGGTGACGTGGCCAGGTACCTGTCGGGCTACGTGAGGCGGGGCTACGACAACGTCCCGGACGACTGGGACAGCTACTGGTACAAGTGTGATCGCTGCGGTCAGAGGTATCATGCCTCTGACGGCGGCTGCGTGTGTGAGGAGGAAAGAGATGAAGAAGAGCCTGAGCTCGAGGATGCACCGGAGGGCGAAGAGGAACAAGACGAAGAGGGAGGAGCTGAAGGGAAGGGCTGAGCGGATCCTCAAGTCCGCCCACCGCCAGGCCATCGTGATCAACGAGCCCGAGGTCTGGCCGCCGGCGGACATGACCATCCATGTCGACCCGCACGTGAGCGTCTACAACGTGCCCAGGAACGGATCCGAGGAGCGGCCCTTCCGGCGCCTCAAGCAGGCCATCAACTTCGTTCGGAAGCAGGGTGGCTACTTCCTCGACGTCATCAGCAAGAAGCAGGTGAGCGAGTTCGAGAAGACCGGCAAGGCCAAGCTCACGCTCCGCAAGATCGAGGTCAAGGAGGACCAGGGCATCTACGCCAACGTCGGCGTGCACCCGACGGAGCTCGTCGACGAGAGGGCGTGAGATGGCGCGGGTGAAAGAGGAGAGGAGGAAGAGACCCAAGCTGGTTGAGCGACCGTGCCCTGGGTGCGGCCAGCTCAGGATCTGCGACGAGGGCTCGGTGATGCGATGCGAGAAGTGTCTGAACGAGCTGCGTCGAGAGAACAGGCTGGACACGAGGTGCCGGAAGGCTCGAAACCCATCTTGCATCAACTGCGCGGAAGATGCGATCAGAGAGTACCTCCTGCCGCCACCCACCAGGGGCCGGACGGACAAGCCTGGTCGGAAACGCTGGTGTGTGCTCTGCCAGAAGTGCATAGAGCACTGGATCGAGAAGGGCGAGCACAGGTTCGTGATGAGCACCGGGATGCCGGCGGTCGGATCCCCCGACCGACCGCTCACGTCCGAGGAGATCGCTGACATCGGGGCGGCGAGATCATTGAGTCGGGATGCGACGACTGATCTCTTGACCATAGAGTGGAGGAGATGATGCCGAGGGAGATCCATGTGATCTTGAAAGACGGGAAGCCGGTCTACCGGGAGTGGAGCACCGTCGTGGACGCCTACACGACCACCCCCACTGCGAACCTCGAGGCGTTCAAGCAGCTCCTCTGGGAGTACGAGCTCGAAGAGACGAAGAGGAGGTTCGAGGAGGAGTTCCCGCAGCGGATCGAGCGGGCGCTCGCCAGCGGAACCTCGAGCCGGTTGCCTGATAGGAAGAGGAAGGAGGAGATGCTCAACGGTCGGTGGAAGAGGAGGCGTAGGTCATGACGGACGAGAAGACCAAGCCCGACATCCAGATCTTCACGTGTGGCCCAGGCCACGCGAAGTGCAAGTGTCGCTGCCCCCATTCCTGCGAGCACGTGTGGGACGGCCCGACCTGGACCTCGGAGGACGGGAACGCCCAGTCGGCGACCTGCTCGAGGTGCGGCATGGTCCAGATGGATCACGACATCTGGGTGCTGCCGTGAAGCGCAAGATGACCATCGAGGAGGCGCTGGAGTGGATGCGTGAGCAAAATAGGCAGCATCCCAACCCCTGCCCCGAGGACTCCTTCGAGGAGGTGCTCCAGACGTTCTCCCGCAAGCTCCTGCAAGACGGTCTGGTCGAGGACATCGAGATCGTGGAGAAGAAGTCATGAGCGACGAGAGGATCATCCTGCCTGGGAGCGTGGGCTGGCTCCCGAACGACAACCCCAGGAAGGAGTCGAACTGGAAGTGCTGGGAGCTGCCCGGACAGTGGCTGTCCTGGTGCGACGAGTGCATTGATCACGACAAGGTGGAGGAGCACATCCTAGGCTGCGAGTTCTGTGCTGGGGTCTTCAAGAAGCTCTGCCACAAGATCGAGGTGAAGCCATGAAGAAGCTGTGGAAGACGACCATTGTGATCTGGTCCAGCGAGGACCCCTCCCACAAGTACGAGATGGTCGATCTGGCCAGGGAAGCGACGGACGGAATGATGTACTGTTCCAACATGATCGCTGTCCCTGTCGAGGATCCCGAGAACGACCCGGACTGGGACGGGACCGAGTTCTTCGATGATGAGGACGAAGAGGAGTGAGATGCACAAGGATCACAACTGCGAAGAGACCAAGGCGATGATCGTACCATCGTGCCAGGTGCAAGAGCTGGCGCGGATGGAGGTCGAGGTGGACCGGCTCATCAAGTCGAAGTCCAAGAGGAGGGACGACATCATCGTGGAGTTCCTCGTCAGCCTCAAGGACAAGCTGCACAACCTCTCCTTCGACGAGCTGGGCGACGCTAACACGCTGACCTACGTCCGGGTCAAGAAGGAACGGCTGATCATGCTCCGCATCGAGTCGGAGCACCTCATCTACAAGGCGTACCTCGAGGGCTACCTCGACAGCAGCAACAGCGTCGACCCGAGGACCGGGATGCCGATCACGTTCATCCTCGTCGCCCGCGCCCTCGGGTTCAGCGATAGGGTGAGCAACACCTCCATCAAGTCCATGAAGGAGATCATGCAGCAGATGCTCTTCCTCATCGGCCAGGAGGACCCAGGTAACGAGCTCGAGGTGAAGGGACGGCCGCCGTGGATGGAACAGGAGTAGTGATGAGGGTGTTACAGAGGCGTCCCTTGCCACCTGCGCTGGATCTCGATCTCATCAGGGGCGAGGCGACCGTCACCATCGATCCCCACTACTTCCTGACGCCGTACTACGTCGCCAAGGTGAAGGAGGTCCTCGGCACCTACCTGCGGACCTTCATCGGTGATGCTCGAAGGACCGGCGTTCAGATGTGTTGCGCCGTCCACGACGTCCTCATGCACGCCTGGGAGCGGGGCTGCATCTGGGAGCTGGATGATGCCGAGCTGGCTGCGATGGCTGGCGAGGGCTGGAACAAGTTCGAGGAGGGGTGTAGGCGTGTGGAGCCCAGAACATCGAGCTCGGATGAGGATGACGAAGATCTCCGAGGAAGAGCTTGAGGGAGGCTGTTTCATGACGATCTGTGTGGAGGCGGCATGCCACACCGAAGAGGAGCTGGATGAAGAGGTCATGCTCCTGATCCAGGACTTCGACCAGAAGCGCAGGAAGGAGCGGAACTGCCTCCCGCTCACGGACTACGAGAAGCTCCTCCTGCGAGAGTTCCTGAAGAGTCTGATCGCATGAGGGAAAGGAGAAGGGATGAAAGTGCAGGTGGTGCTGAAGAGCGGCATGATCGGTACAGTCAATCTCCCCGACGTCTTCCAAAATGATCTTCTAAGCGAGGCGCAAGAAGACGTGATCGCGAACCTGGAGGAGGGAACGTCGTGCCCGTGCTGCGGGCAGTCGGTCAAGCTCTACCCCAGGTTCCTCAACGCGACCATGGCGCGTGCGCTGATGTGGCTCACCAACGAGTACCTCGCCACCAACGACTGGGTGGACAAGGCGAAGATTGGTCCTGCCTGGATCCAGAAGTGCGGCGGCGAGTTCGCCAAGCTCGAGTGGTGGGGCTTGATCGAGCCCAAGCTCAACGACGACACGAAGAAGCGGACGTCCGGGATCTGGAGACCGACCGACAAGGGGATCGAGTTCGTGTACAAGCGCCGGCGTGTCCGGTCCCCAGTGCTGCTCTACAACAACGAGCTGTTCGGCTTCGTTGACAACAAGATCACGATCGTGGACGCGCTCGCCAAGGACTTCGACTACCGGGAGCTGATGAACGGGTACAAGAACCTGTGACCACGGCAACGAAGTGCTCGGTATGCGGCAAGCCCATCACACGCTCTGGGCAGAAGACCTGCTCGAGGGCGTGTGAGGGCAAGCGCCGCAACAAGCACGTGACCCTGCGCTGTCGGGTCTGCGGCAAGCCCTTCGAGGTCTCTTGGCCCCGTAGGCGGAAGGCCAAGTTCTGCTCCGTCCCGTGCCGGAACCAAGCCGACCGCAAGGTCAAGCGCCGACCGAACAAGGAGCAGCTCGAGTTCTTGATCCAGCAGCTCACGCTCAAACAGATCGCAGATCAGTACGACGTGACCGAGACAACCATCGTGTGCTGGCTCTCGGACGCAGGGCTCAAGAGGCCAACCCGCGCAGAGAGGAACAGGATCAAACAAGAGGCAAGGATGAGGAAGAAACGAGAACCAGGCAGGAGGTGACCATGGGATTGCAGATGGTCGTGCACTACAAGCGAACGCGAGTGCTTGGGGACACCATACTGCCGAAGCTGCGGAAGCTCTCGAAGGGGGAGCTGAACCACTGGATTGATCGAGATCTAGGCAACATCCTCGACATGGCGGTCGAGACACAGCTCAAGAAGGGAGAGGTGGAGCTGTGGTGGGAAGACGACTTCGCCTACGGCATCTGCTTGAACAAGGTCATCAGGGTGGACGAGCACCTTCCGGCTGCCACCCTCGATCCCATCTACGTCATCGTCAGGCGGGCTTCCCGAGACGACGCCGACATGATCATCAGCGTCTTGAACCAGGAGACCTACGACAAGTCCATTGAGGAGCGGCGGTGGACAGAGGAGAAGCCTGAGAAGTCCAAGTACAAGCACCCAGACGATCCACCAGAACAGGAGGAAGACGTGGAGATACCGGATGGAGTGATCGAGGCCGTGAAGCAGAATGCGAAGGAGGAGCCCATCAAGGGCGAGTGTGTGCTGATCGAGTACACGACTGCCAACGACCCGGAGACCCATTTCGTCAGCACCGTGAAGAGCGGCATCACCCAGGTGTCGCTTGCGCTGATCGGGAATGGGGCGGACCCCAATAGCATCCACATCTGGAAGACGCGGATGCGCGTGTCGTTCTCAACAACGCTGGAGGAGTGAGATGCCGAAGACAGAGTACAGGTGCGAGAACTGCGAGAGGATCTACGATCCGGACGATGACCTCGGCGATAAGATCACCGAGAAGAACTGGCACTTCGAGCCGGGTTCCATCGTGCCCTACGGAGTCTGCGACTGCGGCGGCTACATCCACCGGATGCAGGTGGGCGAGCCTGTCTCCTACGCCAAGGAGGAGCAGGCGAACGCTGTGATCCAGAGCCAGTCGGGTTCCCACTTCCTGGAGGGCTTGCTCAAGCTGCTCTCCGAGGAACAGCGCCAGGAGTTCGATGTAACGGGCTGCGTCACGATCGGCTTCGGGCAGAGAGATCACAGCCCCACCAAGCGGTTCATCGATCGGCAGCTCAAGGAGATGAAGGAGTTCCCGGAGCTCATGAAGAGGGTGGGGAGGGAGTTCGACGCCCTGCTCGCCGCGAAGGCCATGCCCAAGGACTCGCCGAACATGCAGACGGTCCCGGCGTTCGAGCCGAACTTCACGGTCACGAAGGAGCAGCTCGAGGAAGCGGCCAAGGCCATCCCCTCCCTCACCGAGCTGCTGGAGAAGCAGATCTCCCAGACCGCGCTCGAGGAGTACGCGAAGGTCGTGAACGGCCTGATCTCCCAGCAGCGTCGGGAGTGGAAGACGAAGACCTTCGCTACACGCTACGGCAACTGGAGACTCGTCGAGAAGAAGATGCCGTAGTCCTACCCCCGATCAGGGGCCTCGGGTTCTCCGAGCGCCTCTTCCTTACGTGGTCATGATCAACTAACGAAGAGGCCCGAGGGGGCCTCACGAACCGTGACCGCGTCAGCATCCTCGGCAGGCGCGGTCCTCCTCCCTCTTGGCCTGGACGGGGCACTCGGGCCACCCCGTCCAGGGCGTTCCGTACTCGTTGACCACGACGGCCCACACGCCGTCGCAGTCGTTGCACACGTAGAGCCTGGTGCTGTTCCCAGCCCAGGACTCTGAGGCACCGTCCTTCTCGCCGGCGGCCTCGGCGGCCTCCAGCGACTCGTAGTGCCGGTGGTACGCGGACATGCGTCTCCTTTCAGACGTTGAGGGCGTGCTCCGACCAGAACGCCTTCGAGGCCGCGAGCGCCTCGGGGTTGTCCTGGATGGCCGGGTCCCACGGCTCCCTCGGCGCCTGCGGGCCACCGTAGGCGGTGTAGAGCACCACCTGGCCCTCGACGGGCTTGTCGTCCGGCCCGACGATCACGGTCATCGTCCTGACCATGACCTCGTCCCGGTTCACGATGCGGCTGGCGCCGGCGCGGTTGCCCCTCACCTCGTACCGGACCTCGGACTCGGGCACGGCGGCCTCCCCCACGATGGGGCCGTGGATCTGGCAGGGCAGGCTGGCGAGCCCCTCGGGGAGCTCGAGGGTGTGGATGCCGAACGAGCTCGCATCCCCCAGCTTCTCGAAGATGAACCGCAGGTGGGAAGTCCACAGAGCGTGATCGATGTGGGAGTCTTTGCTGATTACCAGTGCCATTGTAGGCACCTCCTTTCTACTGATCTTATATACAGGCCCGCTGACGATATTGCGCCTGACGGGCTAAGAAGAGAGCCTGGAGGCTCCCAATCAGGTGGTCGAAGGGGGTGGGGACTCGTAGCTGTGGCCCAGGATCGGACCATCGCCACCGCGCACATACGGTTCCTTTCGGCGGAACTCGTAGTGCCAGTCTGTGCGCGGCCCGAGCCTGTACCGCTGGGAATGGCCGGGCACCACCGTCTTGTGGTGATGGCTGATCGAACCGCCGCCCTCTCGGACGGCTTGCCTGATGATCGGATTCAGGCGGATCCTGGTCCCGACCAACCAGGTCCTGGCAGAGATGAAACGCTTCATCTCCGCGAGTCCTCGGCGGTCCTTGCCCTTGGCCTTCTTCACAGGCGGTACTGCCGTCACCTGTGCGTTCCGCTCACGCAGGTAGAGGACGAACCCCATCACGAGGTTGAAGAGGACCAGCCTCATCTCCTCGAAGTTCACCTCTTTTCCGAAGACCTCGGCTCGGAACTGCCCGCCGTCCGTGGGGCGAAGAAGATCGTGCTCTTTCTGGAGGAGCACATCAAGGGCTTCTCCGTCCGTGAGCGGAAAGGATGACGAGTCGAACGAGATGTCGTCCAGTCCCGTGTCGGTGGGGAGCGGTTCCTGGATGAGGACCATGACCAGCCGCTTCCCCCTGACCGAGGAGAGGTCCTTCCCAACGTACTCACCCTGTCGCTCGAGCATGTCCGTGTGGGACCTGGTCTCGAGCGTCCCGGTGCTGACCCCGATGCACCGGACGTCGTGCCATCCACGGCGAGTCTGCGTTCGGAGGAGCCCCTTCGGGATCTCCAGCCAGAACGCCTGGTAGGGCAGCTGGATGTCCTCGGCGTAGACGCCGGAGAGCGTGGTGGCCGCCAGCAGGTAGCACAGGTCCTCGCTGGGGCGGTACCAGCAAGGTGTGTCGGACAGCTCCACAGAGCGCAAGCAGAGCCACACCCCCGTGAGCTCGTCGAGGATCCCTACCTGGGCCATGCGGGGGTCCCCGCCAGCCCACATCAGGTGCCGGATGTTCCCACCGGCGAACACCTCGGCGATGGGCTCGAGGCCCGCCTCGCCATCGGTGATGTCGGTCGGCCACCGAAGACCAACTGGCACCCTTCCGGAGAGGAGCCTCGTCATGTTCCAGATCGTGAGCATGACGAAGTGCCGATAGGTGAGGGCGTGCTTCTGGACCAGGCCCAGAAGCTCCTCCATGAACCGCAGGTATAGACTCGTATCTGGAAGACTCATGGTCCTGAATTCCATGTAGCTTCCCTCCTTTCTGATCTTCTTATATACCTGTGATCACCCAGACTTCTGCTGGAGAGCTGGTTCCGATCTTGCTATAAGGGCTCTGGACGCGAAATCTCTTAGGAGGTGTATGTAGGTATGTGTCCGCACTGCGTCGCGATGGTGGTTCTGGGTGTGCTGACCTGCGGGCTCTTCCCGCTCGTCAGGTGGTTGCGGTTCAAGTACGGAACGAGGAGGAGCTAGGTGTCCAGGAAGAAGGGGACGAAGAAGCAACAACCAGTAGCAGATCAGAAGCCAGAATCGACGGAAGAGGAATCCAGGAGGCCGGAGTGCTACGGCACCTTCGAGCCTGTTCCTGCGTGCCTCAAGGAGTGCTCCATGCTGGACTCCTGCCGTCGACTCAAGGGCAAGTTGAACAGCCCCACCAGGGGCCTGTCCCGGAAGCGTTCCGACCGGGCGTTCTGCTTCAGTTGCAATGGCGGCAGTCTTCGTCTCGGCTGCATCGACCCGGTGTGCCCGAAGTACGCCTTCCTGCCAAAGTCCAAGCAGGAGGCCGGGCCTCCAGATCTGTGGTGGACCCAGCCGTCCTCGAAGTGGGACGAGCTTGAACAGGCCGCCCGCAAGGTAAAGCGTGAGATCAGTGAACCGAAGGATCAGGAGGAAGAAGATGGGGATGCAGATCAAGGGTAACCTGACCTGTCCCGACTGTGGCACGAAGCTCGATGGGGCCTCGTACACGGAGGACGTCGAGGCAGAGGTAGAGCCCTGCGACGGAGATGTCTCGATCTGCCGCTACTGCCTCGCCGTCCTCCGCTTCAGGGTCTCCGACCTGCGGGTCGGGTACCACTTCGAGAAGCTGACGGACAACGAGATCAGTGATCTACCAGAGGAGATGAAGGAGGGGCTCATGAAGGCCCTCGGCATGGCCATCGTCGCCAACGAGCTCGAGAGCCTGGAGAGGAGGTGAAGATGGATGAGATCAGGTGGAACCAGACGGGCGGCACGCTGCCCGAGATGGTGAAGGACGTCTCCGAACAGATCGGGGATGGCGGGGGCGCGTTGCTCATCGGCGGCCCCCAGTGGCTTGTGGCCCCGCCCGAGCTCGGCGGCAAGAAGGTCTACATCAAGAGCCAGGGCTACGTGGACGGGCCGTGCCCGGTCTGCAAGCAGGGGACGAGGACCTTCGTCTACGTGCTCGAGGACAACCTGTGCTGCTCCTGCTGCGAGCGATGCGGTCGGTACGGATGGTTCAAGAACAAGGAGGGAGAGTGAAGATGCTGCCGATGAGCGTCGGGATCGCCGAGCTTCCGGAGTACTCGAACGAGGTGTTCGAGAGGCATGCCACCGAGGGCATCCGGAAGATCTTCGAGGAAGTAGGTGAGGTCCGGCCCATGGCGGAGGTGATGGCCACCATCAGCCCGGTGGACATGAAGAAGTCGGACAGGTTCTTCTCCATGACGATCCTGCCTCACGTCGGGGAGGTCGGGTTCGACGAGGACGTGAAGGATCAGCTCGCCTTCCTCCTCCGCAATATGGTCCAGGACTTCGAGGCCGTCGCCATCATGTTCGCCTCCGAGGGCTGGATGGTGAGGAGCAGCGACCTCGAGCGGATGGAGAAGATCCAGGCCCCGAGCGAGGAGCCGGACCGCGTCGAGGTGGTCCAGATCATGATGGAGTTCAAGAGGCCCACGACGAAGAAGCTCATCTTCGCCGAGATCAAGAGGCCATCGAAGGACAGGGTCGAGCTCGACCAGTGGCAGACCTTCGATGGTCAGGGCGGCGGGCGCTTCTACGGCATGTTCCCGCCGGAGGTGCTGAACTGATGGACGAGCCCCTACCAGCGGAGTACGGCAAGAGCTACCGCATCCGCGTGAAGTACAAGAACTGGATCGGGAAGCCTGACCCATCGGGGTTCAGCGAGTACTACGTCTACAGCGACGACCCCTCGTGGTTGCACGAGGAGGCTCTACGCCGGAAGCGTCTGGGCGACAAGATCCTGGCAACCGAGAAGCGGGAAGGGACGAAGTGGATCAAGATGTGAAGAACCAGATGGTGGTCTGGAAGGAGGAGGTGAAGAAAGACCACCAGGAGCAGGGATTCATCGAGCGTCGGATCGTGATGCTGGTGCCCGAGTCAGACCTGGACTGCCCGGAGTGCGAGAGCGGCAAGCTGCGGCGGACGTACTCGCAGAAGATGAGGCGGTTCTACTACAAGTGCAACCAGGAGAACTGCGAGGGCTACATCGGGGCGCACCCTGACGGATCCCCACTCGGCATTCCGGCGAACAAGAAGATCAGACAGAAGAGGCAGGAGGCGCACGAGGTCTTCGACCGGCTCTGGAAGGAGGGCCACTGCAAGAGGACCACTGCCTACAGGATCATGGCTGAGAGGATGGGCATCGAGGACGAGCTGCACATCGCCAACCTCGGGTGGGCGGAGTGTGAGCAGCTCATCAAGCTCTCGAACGAGTTCCTCGTGGCAGGCAGAGCCTTCTCCGGCTCGCCTGTCGACGACGAAGACGAGGACGAGGACGAGGATGGCTGGGTGATCGTGAAAAAGGAGGAAAGGTGATGGAAAAGGGAGAAGCGTTGAAGAAGAAGTTGAAGACGAACGTCCGGCTGGTGCAGGACACAGATCAGGGAGCCGTGAAGTACGAGGAAGCGTTTGAGGAGAACATTCCGGGTGGGATGAAAGGAGAGCTTCGGGGTTACCTGCTCTGCAACGCTGCCAGCGTGCGGGAGTGGATCAGGCTCGTGGAGGAGGAGAAGATCTATCCGGTTGGGCTGATCCCGTTCCAGCAGAACGTGATCGAGACCTTCGATCTCGAGATTGCACAGATCTTCATCGAACGGAACTTCTCGAACCGCAGGCTCGACCCTGCGACCTACAAGAAGTACGCCCGGTCTCTGGAGGCTGGTCGCTGGAGATCCCACGGCGAAGGCGTCAAGGTCTGGCTGGACAAGGAAGGGAGCTTTGGCAAGCCGGGGTTCCTGGTCATGGTGGATGCGCAGCACCGATGCTATGCGGTGACCACGTCAGGCATCCCTATCAAGCACATGAGCCTCACGCTGATCACGGACAAAGAGGCGCTCCAGTACATCGACGTGGACGCTCGTGTGCGCTCGAATGCGGACATGCGCCGTATGCGCGGCGACCCACCCAGGAAGCCGGCGGTCATGGCTGGCATCGTGCACGAGCACTTCGACTTCCACATTCAGCATCAGAACCTCTCGAAGGTCGAGCGCGACAAGATCATTTCGGACTGCCAGTTCTCGGAACAGCTCCAGGATCTTCACAGGGGCAGCATCAGCGCGGCTTTCGTGGCTGCTGCGCTTCGATGCATGAAGGCGGACGGGGAGGGGTCACTGGTGTTCTTCCAGGCGGTGGCCGATCCTACTAATTACAGTGGCTGCATCGACGAGATCGAGAGCTACCCGGTCAAGCAGGCCCGGAAGTTCATCGAGCGCCTCCGGACCAAGAAGTTCACTGCTGACGAGAGGACCAGGATCGAGGCGTCCAGAATCATCCAGGCGTACATGGCCTGGAAGGTCTGGAAGCCGGCGATGTCGCAGTTCTCACTGACGATCCCGGTCAACGATGAGCACAAGAGGCCGAATGTTCCGGGGATCAACGCCATACGCGGGAGGGGTCCGCTTCCTAACCGGGTCGTGAAGGAGGAGAAGGAGGAGAAGGAGGAAGTTGTACAGTAAGCAGGCTGAGAGGGCCTATGGCGACAAGCGATTGATGAGCCTGATGACACGGCCACCAAGGAAGTTGCTGGAGAGCTGGTTGGGGCCGGTCAAGATAGGAGGTGAGTTTTCGGTGGCGAAGAGGGTGGCGAACCTGGCTGCGGGCAGGTTCATCTTGGACTACCTGGTGAGACACGCCCTCACGCTGGGGAAAGAGAACGAGAAACGGATGGGGATGGGGCTGGCTGGCGAGAGCCCGCTGCATGCGGCGCTGGTGCCGGCAGCCCTTGGACTGATCAACGGGATGGATCTGTACGAGTCGGATTCAATCAAGGCGGCCACAGCCAAAGCTGCTCTGATCCAGAGTCTGGATCAGCTCCGCTCGATTTCTCCAATGGCTTGGGGTAGGACCTTCAACCATCTGCGTGTGGAGAGAGTCGACTTCACCTCAGCCCGACCTGACAAGCGCGTCGGGTACTGCTACTTCGACTTCGACTTCTGCCACAATCCGTTCAACCACGAGGGGGAAGCCAGGGGTGTGATCAGATTCGTGAACGAGAACATGGATCGAAGGGGGGAACTGATCGCGTTGACGATCACATCACATCGTGGCTTCCACAGCAGCCCCGTAGAGCTGCTTAGAGCACAGGTCCAGGTATTCGAGAAGTACCTTGAGGGGATCGGGGCGCTAATCGAAGCCAAGACGAGCTACCCGTACAGCCAGGATATCAACATCCCGATGACCCTGTTCGTGTGGATACTCCGGGTCGTCGGCCCACAAGCGAAGAACCCCGTACAGATCATCGAGTTGCTTTCCAGGAAGAGCTCGGACGCTGCGAAGAAGGCGTGGGAGACTCGAAGGAGAATGAAAGGAGAAGCCAAGTGACGACCGAGTTCTTCCAGACCGTCATGGGTCGGCAGTTCTACGACGGGACGATGCCACGCATCGCCAGAGCTCTCGAGCGCATCGCCGATGGGCTCGAGGCCAAGAAGCCGGCGAAGCCCAAGTACATGTGCAAGACGTGCAAGGGCTTCAACGTGCAGCACGCCCACTGGGTGCGCGTGAACACCAACGAGGTGATGGACGTCTTCGGATCCTGGAACGAGCACGACGCTGCCTACTGCGAGGACTGCGGAGAGCCGTGCGAGATCGAGGAGTGCGCCGAGTGACGATCGAGTTCCAGCGGCAGCTCTTCACGGCCGACTGGCACCTGGATCATAGGAACATCCTCAGCCCCACCGAGAGGAAGTTCGAGAACGTCCTCGAGATGGGCCGGGAGTTCTTCCAGCAGCTCGAGCAGATGGTCAAGCCGGGGGACATCCTCTACTACCTCGGCGACCTGACGCTGAATCACAAGATCGCTGGTGAGATGATCGAGCAGATCGTGAACGTCGTGAAGCAGGTGGTGTTCGTCTTCGGCAACCACGACGACGCCCGCAACGTCATCGCTGCGAGCAAGGGCGTCGTGTGGACTGGGGACATCAAGCAGATCAAGCTGCGGGTGACAGAGCCGCTGGCGACGGCGCACTTCGGTACGCCGCACACGGAGACATTTCCCTGCGTGCTCTGTCACTATCCGATGAGATCATGGAACGGTTCGACCCACGGGTTCCGCCATCTCCACGGCCACAGCCACGGCAAGGCACGGGAGTGGCGGAACGCCCTGGACGTCGGCATCGACAACGCCTACAAGCTCCTGGGAGCGTACCGGCCCTTCACGGCCGACGAGGTCCGGGAGCAGATCGATCGCATCAACAAGGAGGTGAAGTTTGAAGGCCGGAAAGACTGAGATCGTCTGCGTCATTGACCGGAGCGGGTCGATGGCCTCGATCAAGCAAGACGCCATCGGAGGGTTCAACACCTTCCTGGAGGAGCAGAAGAAGGTGCCGGGGGAGTGCGTGTTCACGTACACCCAGTTCAACCAGAACTACGACGTGGTCCACAACGGGATCAAGCTCCAGGACATGAAGCCGCTGGACGAGGACACCTACGTGCCCGCCGGTATGACGGCGATGCTCGACGCCATCGGACGCACGGTGGACGAGGTGGGGATCCGCCTCAACCACACCCCCGAGGCCGAGAAGCCCGAGCAGGTCATCCTCGTCATCCTCACGGACGGCGAGGAGAACTCGAGCAGGGAGTACAGCTGGGAGCGGGTCGCCGAGATGCTCAAGCACCAGACCGAGAAGTACGGCTGGCGCGTGATCTTCCTGGCGCAGAACCTCGACTCCCAGACCACTGCTCGGAAGATGGGCCTCGACTCCAAGCTCTCGAACGTCTACGTGGCGAACATGATGAAGGGAGGCGGGGGCTACCGCTCCGCAGTCCGCGCTGCCTCCTACGCCGCCGCGAGCTCGAGGACCATGGGCGACATCGACAAGAGCGGGACCTCCGCCATCATCGGCGGGGACGACCCGGATCCCGACGAGCCGCCCAAGCCCAACCGCGCCACCGGCAAGGGCATCGCCCGCGCTCAGGAGGAGAAGGCGAAGGAGGCCCGCCGACGTCGCCGTGGCAGCGGCGAACCCAACCTGAACTGACACCCCCACAAATCCCCCCGTTTCAGGGGGTACGAAGGCTCCCGCGAGCCTTCCTCTTAGCCTGGTATAAGATCGTTGGCTGACGAGTCTCTTAGATGGAGGTGAAGATGCGGGAGAAGAAGCCGGAGGCGAAGTGCGAGTGCGGAGCGTCGCTACCTACGCACCTGCTCGGCCTCGGTCTCACGAAGCACGTCTGCTCGTGCAACAGGGCCTACGTGGAGAAGAAGGGCGTGTTCGTGCCGAATGGGACGGCGCCCAACCCCTTCGTCGACTACGAGCGTGAGCACGGAGGTGTGAAGTGAAGAAGATCGACCTGGAGGCGATGCAGCGCGAGCTCGACGAGAAGGGGCCGAGTGGGTTCAAGAAGGTCCACGAGAACAAGGACGGCTTCTGCGCGATGCTGCCGTACCACATGATCTCCTGGCGTCCAAGAGAGGGTGCGGGCGGTGTCGAGGTGCAGATCCAGCTCGTCCACCCTGACGGTAGGAGCAGGGGCATCATCCTGGTCGTGCCCAACGAGTTCCTGATCGACACGGCCCCTGGGGAGCACTTCGTCCACCAGTTCGTGAGGAGGGACGAGTGGCGCTCTGGTGAATTTGGGGAGCTGGGCATCCAGCAGTGTCCGTGCTGCAAGGGATGCGGCTTCGTGCAGATCGCCGGTGTGGTCAACGTCGTGACCGAGGGGAAGACCGATGAGTGATCACACCTGGGAGGACCACGTCGAGCCTGCGCTCAACGCCACCGAGTGGGTCCTGGAGCGGCTGCTCGACACGTTCCAGAGCCTCGTCGACAACGAGCTCGAGGAGCATGGCGAGTTCGAGGTGGCCGTCGAGGACGTGAAGGAGATGATCAAGGATCTACAGCGCCTCCGCGACAACTGCTACAACAGGCGCGAGGGCGACTACCAGGAGTACGAAGAGGAGGAAGAGGAGGCCCCTGCCGAGGTCGATGTCCAGAAGATCATGAAGGAGCAGGGCCTCAAGCAGGTGGACGGGATCCATTACAAGGAGGAGGCGTACACCGGCGCCAAGGCCGGGCTGATGATCCAGCACGAGGTGGTCATCTCGGACTACCTGAACGGCAAGGAGTCGTGGGAGATGGTGCTCGAGCGCGTCGAGAAGATTGACGGGCTCGTCACGTACCTGTTGAAGGAGAAGCACGGCCCCATGGCCGTCCGGCTCAAGCTGGGCAAGTACGCCTTCCTCTTCTACAACCCACGCACGAACCTCATGAGCCCCTTCACACTCCTGGACGAGGTGCGAGGCGACAGGAACGGGGTGCCGAACAGGATCCTGGCGCGGTGGGATGGGTTGAAGTATCCCGGTGCTCCAGGTGCAGTCAGGATCTTCCGCGACGATGCAGTCGTTGCCAACAAGGACTGCACTCACTTCTCCCAGATCATCGCGCTGCTCGAAGACCTGCCGCCAGACTTCTTGGCAGAGGAGATCCACGAGAAGTGGCACCCGCCGAAGACACTCCGGGAGAGCATCGAGAAAAACCAGCGATGACCACCCTCAAGGAGACTCTCGAGTGGTTGATCAAGAACTACGAGCCGGGAGAGGTCGTCGACCTGGATGGTCTGCGCGCCGACATCCGACCCGACACCAGGGATCCGCCAGCGGAGCCCTACAACGAGGACATGGAGGACGAGTGGGTGGAGGGTGGGACAGACGTGATCTGGAGCACCCTCATCGAACTGGACATCGTTCGCCCCATGCCAGGCGCCTGCGTCTTCGTGAAGAAGGCAAAGGCCCTGCTCGAGGCGATGAAGAAGCTGGAGGAGATCGAGTATGACGGTCCAATCTGAGAGGTGCCAGACCTGCGGCCACTCCTGCATCGCCAGCGTGGTCGCGAAGTGCAGCGACCTGTTCCACTTCCGCTGGCCCGGAGGCCGAGAGCACGATGGGTACGTGCTGCCGCACGAGACGATCGGGCTGCGGGACAACGGGGCGTACCACGACTACGTGCAGTTCCAGTACTGCCTCGTCTGCGGGCAGATCCAAGGCAAGTGGCCTGTGAAGGGCGCGGACAAGTACCTGCGGGAGTACGCTCCCAAGCGCCTGTGGGAAGTGATCGTCATCCAAGACGGCGGCTACTGGAGCGGATACTACTTCAAGTCCACCACGAAGGAAAAGATCGAGCGTGAGCTCCAGACCAACGACGAGTTCCGCAAGTCCGTCAGCTTCGAGATCCACGAGGCCGATGAAGTGCCAGAGAACGTCCTCGTGAGGGACTTGGGGTGATCAAGAGCATCCGCCTTGTCGGCGAGCAGCGCGGGTACGAGGCGGCCGTCGAAGCGAACGAGGATGTTCTTCCAGAGCAGTTCGAGAGCGACGACGAGTTCCTCGACGCCTTCTTCGACAGCGCCACCGAGTACGAAGACGGCACCCGCGAGCTCGAGGGCTGGACCCCTGTGGGCGACGAGATCGTCGATGAAGAATCAGAGGATGAGATCTGGGAATCGTATCAGGTCGGTGTTAGGCTCGGCATCAAACGTCGGTGGCAGGAGGTGATGGGCATGTTCAAGGAGGATCGATGAGCGACCCCGTGGCGAAGAAGCCGACCTGGCAGGACGTGCTCGACCTCTCCATGATCGACCCGGTTGTCAACATGGTCGTGGTCGCCTACAGGAACGAGTCCAGGGAGGAGCAGCTCGTCAGGATGGTGGTCGCACTCTCCCAGTCCAGAGAGGATCTGATCAAGCGGTGGACGAAGGAGAAGATGGAACAGGTCGTCTCCGTGATGAAGATGAAGCTGGAGGAGCTATGATCGACAAGAACGAGTACCCCTGGACAAGGCCGGTCGAGTGGGCATGGGAGGATCCGGTCCGCGAGTACTACGTGGCTGGCTTCAAGACCAGGGAGGAAGCTGTCGAGCACGTCCAGTGGACTGCCAACGAGGAGAGCTGGGAACGGTCCAGGAAGATCAACATCGGGCACGCGGTCTGGCCCGAGCCCGGTGTGTACGCCTCGATGGACGCCGGCGACCTGGCGGAGCAGATCGACGAGAACGCCTTCGATGACGGCTGCTACACCGACGACGAGCCACTGTTCGACTTCGATGATCAGAAGAAGGCGCAGGAGGAGCTGGTCACCTTCCTCAGAGGGTGGGCCAACAGGCACCTCACGCCGTGCAAGTGGACCTTCAAGAAGGTCGAGGAGATCATGATCGGTGCCAGTGAGGATGGGGCCGGAAGCCCCGATGAGAAGAAGGAGTGAGAGGAATGCCGAAGCAGGAGAAGCCGCTGAACCAGGCGGAGGTGGTCGAGGAGTTGGTCGGGAGGACCGGGCTCGAGAAGAGGCACGTGAAGGACTTCCTCGCCCACCTGCACGACCTGGTGCTCGAGCAGCTCAACAAGAAGGGCATCGGGGAGATCCGGATCCCCAACCTCGACGTCAAGCTGACCGTCATCAAGAAGCCGGCGACGAAGGCGCACAAGGGGCGGAACCCCTTCACCGGCGAGGAGATCATGGTCGCCGCCAAGCCCGCCCGGAAGGTCATCAAGATCAAGCCGATGAAGAAGCTCAAGGACGCTGTTGCCTGACGGCGAGACCCGCAGTACACTCGGATCGATGGGGCTTCGGCCCCAACGGGGGTGACAGGTTTCGACGGGTACCAAGACGGATGGGAGTGCGTGCCGAGCATGATCTCTAGCTCGTACAAACTGGGATCAACACACAGTTGCCAACACCGACAACTACGCTCCTCTCGCCCAAGCGGCGTGATGAGCCGTCCCGCCCTGGGTGCTTCGACCAGTGCAATGGGGCGTCATCAGAAGCAACTCCGCTGTGATGTAGTGGGCCGCCTGGAGCCTCGATCCAGGAAACGCACGTAGTTGCTCGCATCTCGAGGGTGCGCGGACGGGGGTTCGATTCCCCCCACCTCCATGCGGGGTGGAGCAGTGGCAGCTCGCCAGGCCCATAACCTGGAGATCGTGGGTTCAAGTCCCACCCCCGCTACCGATCGGTGAGTCGCCAGCTCACCTATCCCAGGCCGGCAGAGGACGATCCCCCCTCTGCCGGCCTTTCCTTTCGCTACGGTCTGTAGTTCTGCAAGCTCCCGCCTCGGGGTATACTCGTGGGAAGAGTGGAGGCAGCATGGGTTTCCCCACGAGCACCGACTATCCGGACGCCGTAGACGGCCCGCAGGTGCGTGCAGACAACGTGGACATCGTCTATGACGATGACTTCAACTATCGTGACTACCAGATCAGACAGATCCAGGCGTACCTCGGGCTCACGTCCGAGTTGATCGGTCAGGGCGTTGCGGGCAAGGGTCCCGGAGGCATGGTGAGTCCCATCGCCTCCGGGGCCGCAGCTCGCGCGATCCGTTTAGCTGCTCGTAACGCCTTCGCAGCGGGCTACGTCCTGAGCGTCGGCGACAACTACGACACGGCCTACACCGAGAAGCTGCTCCTGGACTACCTGGGTATCCTCTGGACGCTGGGCGGCATCGATGCCTCCGCGATGCTGAAGGTCCCGAAGACCGCCCTTCCCGCGCCTGGGGTTGCCGGGCGTCTCCAGTGGGATCCTGTTGCTCTGTCTCTTGCCTACGACGACGGCGTCGCGTGGAACTTGATCGGCGGCGCTGCCGCTGGCGGCTACCTCGACTGGGTGTGCAACTTCTCCTACACGGAGGCTGCGGCACCGATCCAGGAGCTGATGGGTTCCGGGGTCTTCGACGGCGGCACCGTCGGATCCATGGAGGTCTACTTCCGCGCCTCGCTGGACCCCAGCCTGTCCGCAGGATCGACGACGGTGACCCTCTTCGACCTCGGGGACGTGGGATCCCCGCCTGGGGTTCCAAGGACCGTAGGCACCCTCGTGGCAACCACGAACGGCCTCCAGTATCTGGAGACCGCCTCCCCAGGGTTCACTGTGGTGGACCCGCCTGCGGTGCCGGGTCCTGGAGAGATCTTGTCGACACCGCGCCTCTACGAGATCTGCATCACCTCGGCTGCGGTGGTTGGGGACACGGTCCTCGTTTTCTCCTGCGGCCTTGACGTGAGGTCGCCATGATCTTCGTGAGGAACGTCAGGACTCCGGACCTGACAGCAACGTGGTCGGCGCATGCCGCGACGATGCTGATTCGCGAGCTCCTCCTGCTTGCCGACTGGACCGATCAGTCCATCACGACAGGACCCATCGGGCCAAGCGCAGATGCGGCCTGGGCGACGTGCCTTGTCCTCGCCGCGACGTCTCCGAACGGGGTCCAGGTCGCGGCGGCGAACCCGCGCGAGATCTACGACCCGCTGGCCCGCTTCACCGCAGCGATGGTGAACCAGATCATCACCTTGAAGGGGACGCTCAACAAGGGGATGTTCAAGATCGTCGAGTACGTCGATACGAGCCACGTCAAGATCGACGTACAGACGGCACCGCCTCTGGGTTGGACGGACGAGTCCGACATCCCGGCGCGGATCGTCAACGTGACGCTGGCGCGGCTTGCGGCCGGGGCGCAGTTCCTCTCGCAAGCGCCGTCCTCGAACCTCCAGCTTCGCGTCCAGCAGCCGACGACCTCGACGTGCTACTGCTACGCGCGCCCACGCGGCGGTGCTGGGGTGGCGACCGAAGCCAATGCCGCAATGGATACTGGGATCGCGAATGGGACGGACACGTACTTGCGGTTCAATGCCGTGCTCGATGGACCGAACGCCGCGATCTTCTTCACGTCTGCCTACGGGTGGCGGTTCGTGATGTGCGGCGAGCTCACCGACACCGACACCGGGGACAACGACCCCGGCTTCCTCTGGTGGGCCTGGAACTCCAGCTATCACATCACGAACATGACGGCTGGATCGTCGCTGTGGATGCTGAACCATCTCGATGCGCGGCTCCAGGCGTACACCACGTTCCCCAAGGCGTTCACTGGAACCGACGTAGCGAGCATGTTCTACAACTCCCAGTTGCGACGATTGCAGGATGGACGACCGGGCCGGCTTCATCTGCGACGTCCAAAGGTTGTCGGTGCCGACTCGGCTGGGACGGCGTGCGTGAGGGGTAAGCTCCCACTGATTCGTGTCTGCGTGCTGGGCCTGGAGATCTACAGACCCATCGATGCTGCTGGGAACTGGATCCATATGAGGGCTGGGCTCGTGCTGCCACGCAACGGACCCAACGATCCCTTGCCGATCACTGGAGGCTGAGATGGCGAAGCACTACATCAGGGACGCCAGGATCGCGATGGGGGTCAACTCCTACGAGATGGGGCAGCAGAAAGCTCGCCACATCCTGTACCACTTCCTTCGCGTTGCTGGGTGCGAGTGGCTCTGGGAGTGCGACGGAGCAAGAGGTCCGTGTAGCGAGAACGCGAACCACGTCTACGATGGAGATATGGGCGAGAGCGGGACCGGCTACTGGGCTTCAGAGGGGGGCGGCACGTTCTCGAAGGACTCAACGACGAAGTTCACTGGCACACAGAGCCTAGAGGTCGTGTCGAGCTCCGGTGGAGCAAGTGGAGTCAAGAGTTCTGCGCTGATCAGCATGCAGAACCCGCAGACGCTTACCATAGGTACTAGCGACTCGATCCTTTCCGTCGGCAATGGAAAGCTCAAGATACACGATGCTGCCAGCGGCATCTACAAGACGTTTCATGGCGGAAGGGTCATTCTCTCTGGATGTAGTATCCCTGGCAACAATGGGACGTTTCCCATCGTTGGCAGTGAACACGTCGCTGTCTCGGACACGGACGTTTACATCTACAACCCGAGCGGCTCGACTGAGTATCCAACCGCTGCGACTGGCATCTTTCAGGCGAAGTACGAGCTCTCGATCTGGGCGCTGAACGACTCCGGTGTGTCGTGGGACGTGCAGGTTGATCCAGGAACAGGGAGCCCCGCGTCTGTCGGGTCGATTCCATCGGACGGGGTCTGGACAAGGTACCACTTCACGTTCTACCGAACCGGAACTGGATCCAACTACATCTACGTCCTGTCCGCAACGAGCGGGAAGACGATCTACATCAACGGCATCCACGTGTTCAGGTCGGCCTACGAGTACTTCAACGAGAACAAGTACGGCACTGGCGGAACGGTAGCAGCACCTGATCTGTTCACGCCAGGAGGGATGACGCCTACCGGAGACGACACAGGGAAGTGGCTCTTCATCTGGGACACCGGCGTTCCGAGCAACAGTGGTGCGTACAAGATCACCGGCCTTTCGGGAGGCGCGTACCAAGTCGATCTACGGTCTGGCTCGATGGTCTTCGATCCAGTGGGAAGCTCGGTGGTGAGATGGCGGATCGTTGACGTGGAACTCACCGCTCTACCAAGCGCAAGCATCCAGGTTCAGGACTGCTGGCTGTGTGGGATCGGATTCGGGTTGGAGTCGCCACACAGTTCGCACTGGCGCCTGTTCATGCGAGATACCATACAGGACGGCTATAGCGCCAGGGCGCGTCCTGCCATCCTCTGGGCTTCCCCAGAGGACACAGACTTCAACATCTCCTCTGGCACGTTCTACAAGACCGGACCCTCGACACAGAGAAGTAGGACTGGGCCGTACCTCTGGGAGGGGGGCGAGCTCTACTACTGGTCGGGTGGCAAGGCGTACACGTCTGTTGATCGCTCATCACGCTACTTCGTGATGACAGATGATGATGTCTCGTTCGTCACGCACTACCAGTGGAGCGTCACCAGGGTCGTAGGAGATGCCGTTGGGTTCGTGGGGTTCACAGGAACTGATCCGAACTACCCCGACGAGGAAGAGTTCGCCCTGCTGTTCGGCAAGCCGGATAGCATGTCGGGATCACCAGACAGCGAGATGGCCTTCACCGGCGCGGACGGCACGTTCCTCTCAGACGGTTCCGGCTTCACGCCGGAAGGGCTGGCCATCAGGACCATCGGGGCTGTGTTCGGCTATGGGCAAGCCGCCCTGTCGGTCATCACGCAGGCGAATGCCTGTCCAAGCCCGTGGTCCGGTGAGGAGCACATCGACCCGCTGTTCATCGTGCGCGATCCTGACACGCTCGGCGGGGCTCCAGGAGAGCGCGAGCTGACGAACGGGCTGTTCATGGCCAGGCAGAACCTGCCCCAGCTCGCCACGTTCGACTCGGGGAACTACCTGCACTTCACGTCCGGGCTCGTCTGGGAGTGGAACGGGGCGACGCTGGCATGACTGTGATCCTCTCCAACAAGGTCGATGACAGGGAACCCTGGGATGGGTTCATGCTCCTCAACGCCCAGGTCTCCACGTCAAGCAAGGCAGACGACTCCGCTGCATGGGAGTTCCTGACGCGGATCGCGCAGAACGACCATGACTCTGCCTTCAGGTACTGGCCCTATCCCCTTCCCGGCGGGGTGCTGGCCAAGTACAGGAACAAGTGCAGGGACAGCTCAACGCTTCAGTGGGTCGAGTGGGTCACCGACTACGAGGACATCTACGGGACGGAGTACCCCGGTGCGGGCTTCGACCCCGGCACGTACAGGGTGATCAACATCACCTATGACCAGGGGCAGGGCTGATGATCTTCGTGCGAAACCTCAGAAGCCCCACGATGGGGGCCGACAACCTGATCTCCCACGTCACCTCGCTCTACCTGAAGGAGCTTCTCCTCCTTGGCGGCTGGACCTTCATCTCCGACAACTTGGACGCAGCCTGGGCGACCTGTACCCTCGTCAATGAGCTCGGTGGTGCGAGTGGGTTCCAGGTCTCCGCCGCGAACCCACGCATCGTGTACAGCTCGGCTGGCGTCTTCACTTCAGCCCACGTCACGAACGAGTGCTCCATCTTCCTCAGAGCGACGAACAGCGAGAACAGGATCGCCGCAAGGATCATCGTCTACATCGACGCGAACCACGTCGAGGTCGACTCGGACAGCGCCCCTCCCGATGGTTGGACCGACGAGGGCGGCGTCGGCGCGTACATCCCAGGGCGCATCATCAGCCCCAAGGCGGCGACGCTGGCAGTGGGGGCCTGGGTCGTGCTCCAGGCTCCGGTAGGGAATCATCACGCCAGGATCCTGCGGAACGCCACGCTCGTCACGCGCTGTTTCTCCCGCCCCCTCGGCAAGCTCGGCACTGCGACGGAGACGCCGACGGCCGGCATCGACATCACCACCGTCGCGGTGAGCCGCTTCGTCATCCTGCACGCCGTCTTCGACGGGGACAACGCACTGGTCTACGGCACGGGCAAGGGAGCGACCACAGAGAACCCAGTGATGCTGTGGGGAACACTGGAGGAGGCGGCGACAGGAGACTCCAACCCAAACTTCGTCTACGGCGGCGGCAACATGGCCGGATCCCATCCTGGGGCCTGGCCGATGGGGATGCTCGACGCAAACCCGACGCCCGCTGCGATCTCGGCGATGCCTGCCTCGGTGAAGTACTACGGGGACAGCATGGGCAACATCTACCACTACACCATCGATGCCAACCAAGCCTGGCGTCTCCAGAACGGCAAGCCGGGGAAGTACGCACTCCGTCGCCCGCTCGTTGTCCTGGCGAACAGAGCGACATACGGTAGCGGAGTTCGAGGAAGGATGCCAATGATCAGGTTTGGGAATACGAACCTGGAGCGGTTCAGGCCCGTGGAGGCGGCTGGGTCGTGGCTGCACCTGATCTACGGCTTCTCCGTTCCAAGGAACGGACCCAACGATCCGCTGCCGCACATCGCATACGCGACGTGATGGAGATCGACGATGGCATTCCACTACGTGAGAGATGCTCAGTTCGTTTCGACGCCGCGATATCACGGTAACTGGGCCGAACGATCTCTCTTGATGTACCACTTCCTTCGTGTCGCGGGCTGCGAGTGGATCTGGGAGTGTGACAGCGAACGGAACACGACGTTGGACTGGAACCATGTCGACGACGGGAACATGGAGCTGTCCAGCACGACTCCGTACTGGAACCCACTCGGTACAGCACTTCTCAGCAAGAACGATTCGATCTTCCAGCGTGGGACGCGCAGCTTGAGGGTGATCGCCCAGGCGCAGAACGATGGCGTGAAGACGTCCGCGCTTCAGGGCATGACTGGGATCGCCACCGGATTCCTGGACGCCTACAACGAGGGGTTCTCTGGACCGCTCAGCGGGGTGATGACAGCGACCTGTTACTACTACAGCGGTCTCAGCAAGGAGTTCAACAATGGCTACGTCACGATCTCCGGAGCCACGAACCCTCCGAACAACGGCACGTTCCTAATCCAGTCCAGGACGACGACACTCGACATCAACTACTACAATCCAGATGGGGTTGGTGTCCTTCCCGACACGGCCTCGGTCGTGGCGCGTGTACGATATGAGATCGTTCTCTGGGCCAGGAACAGCAGCGGCGTGACCTGGAACGTTACTGTCGACCGTGGCGACGGATCCGACTACGTGGTGGGCACGATCCCTGACAACGGCGGCGTTTGGACGCAGTACCACTTCTACTACCTCACCCAGGGGAACGGCTCGCAGTTCATCAGCGTGATCGATCCGTCCACATCTTTCATCACGCCACACGAGATCTACCTCGACTCGGTGACGGTGTTCCGCTCCGACTTCGAGTACCCACCTGAGAACGCCTATGGAGATGGAGAGGCCGGTCACTACCCACAGGACGGGGAGTTGATCAACCCGGATCGGTTCAAGTCGGCCAGCTACGTCCCTGGGCCGACAGACGTGGGGAAGTACGTCTTCGTCTGGGATCCCACGAACCCGACGAATAGCGGCGCGTACAAGATCATTGCTGACTTGGGTGGGGGTGTGGTTCAGGTCGACCTCCGTTCCGGCACGGCCGCCTTCACCGCTGTTGGGCCTGGGCTCCGCTGGAGGATCGTAGACTTCCGCAGAGTCGAACGAGCGGGGGGCAACTACGAGTTCCCTGCGTACCAACTCGCGGGTGGCGTAGGGATCCAGTCGAAGCACAGCTCGAAGTGGCGGTTGATCATCAGACACATCCTGATGCAGGGCGGAACCATCCCCAGCAGAGGGACGAACCTCATGGCCGCTCCGGAGGATACCGAGATCGACTCGACCTCGGGGCACTTCCGCAAGACCGGAGGCGGCGGACCCTCCACGCTGAAGAACAGGCAGTCCGAGTATTCGTACTGGGCAGGGAGCACTCCGCCTTCGGGGCTGCATCACATCACATGCCATCCCACGTCTGGGAATGCCAGCGAGACGACGAGAACCTTCCTCGTGACTGACGACGACTGCTCCTCCCTGACCGTGATCCATCGAGGCACGGTGTCTGGGTTGATAGGCAGCGTCGTCGTAGGTTACGCCGGAGCTGACTCGGATCATCCGGGCATCGAGGAGTTCATCCTGTGGGCGAAGTGCGAGCTGAGCAACTACCCCGACGAGATCGATCTGGAGGGTGGTACGTCGTATCTCTCCACGATGTGGAACGGAGCCACGGTGTTCTCGCCTGACGGCTTCGCCGTTCCAGGGATCCTGGGACTCATCAGCATGAAGGAAGGCGGCGACGGGAACGTGGTGAACAACCAGGCCAACGCCGGTCCGAATCCATGGTCGGGAGAGGAGACGCTGTACCAGCCCCACATCATCAGAGACCACGAGGGAGTAAACGGCTGTCCCTCGACCAGGATCGCCTCGGGTCTGCCCGTGTACCTGTGTCGAGTGAACATGCCGACGTGGACCACGTTCGACTCGGGGAACTACTACCACACGAGCCATGGCGTGTGTTTGAAGTGGAACGGGATCGGGACGCTGCCATGAGTGTGATCATCGTCGGCGCACGAGTTCAGGACCTTGTGGACTGGGAGTTCCTTGTACGGCCCTCTGGTGTCGATCCGACCATGGACAGGGACGAGAAGTGGATCTACCCGTCACGGGGTGGTGTGCGGGCGAGCTACAGGCAGAAGTGCCGCGACACCGTGACGGGGTTGTGGACGGAGTGGAGCTCCTTGCTTCGCGCAGATCCTCATGGGAAGGAGTACCCTGGAGCTGGGTTCGACTCCACTACGTACAGGGTCGTCGGGGTCACCCATGACAGGGTTCAGGAGTAGCAGATGACGTACTACGCGCACAACGTCTGGATGCCGCCGATGGCACTCGCCGATGGATACGGCCCCAGCTCCATGACGGTGATCATGCGACACCTGGCCTGGTGGGCGGGCTGGACCGAGGTCAGCCTGACGAACCCCGGCGACGCCTTCTGGACCACGTCGAAGTGCATCGAGGCCGTGGCCGGGATCGGAACCGGATTCGAGGTCCAGGCGTCGCAGCCCGGCATCATCTATGACCCCCTCGGACGCTTCACCGCTGCGATGGCGACGAACCGTTACGTCGTCTTCCTCAAGGGGACTGGGCAGAACAGGGTCGCGGCCCACATCGTGGCATACATCGACGCGAACCACGTCCGACTCGGCTTGGAGTGCCTCGACAGCGCAGGCTGGGCCGACGAGCAGGGCATCGCGGCCCGCGTCATCGGAGGAAATTCAGGAGGCACGACAACGTTCGCGAACGGCGCCTTGGCCTCGGGTCAGTCCGTGCTTATCCAGGCCCCGGTCGGGAACCTTCGCGTCAGGATCTACTACCAGGACGTCAGTAACATCCTGTTCTACGCACAGCCGAAGGGCGGTGCTGGTACGGCGACGGAGACGACGGGTCGCGGTCTCATCTCATACGCCACGAACTGGATCAGGTTCAACGCCGTCATCGACGATCACAACCTGCTCGTGTGGGGAGTGGCCGACGAGGGTGGCAACGTGACGAACCTGTTCGTCATGCTCGTCGGAGAGCTTGAAGACGTCGACACCGGAGACACTGATCCCGGCTTCTTGTACGGATACTCCGATCTTGAGACGAACATCCCTTGGTATCTGGAGGTGTACCAGCTCAACGGTGCTGGAACTCCAGCGGCGATCACCGGCTACCCCGTCTACCCAAAGTGGCACACCGACACAGCATGGTCCAGCTCGTTCGTCAACCTGAGCGCGACGAAGCTGGATTGCGACAAGGCCCCGGTCTACAAGTTCCTGGTCCACCTCGACAACATCCTGACCGTCGGGGCCTGCTTCCGTGGAAGGATCCCTCTTGTCAGGGGGACGTGGACGGGCTTCGAGAGGTTCCGTCCGCTCGATGCGGCGAGGAACTACGTCCACCTCGTCAGCGGCCTGATCGTACCTTACGGTGGCCCAACAAAGCCTGCGCCCATCGGCGCGTGTGGAGCATAAAGATGGCACTCAAGCACTGGGGGCGAGACGCCCTGAGAGCCGAGGACTTCGCGGTCTACGCCGGCAACCAAGAGTTCGCCATGATGATGCAGTACCACTTCCTCCGGACCGCAGGGTTCGAGTGGATCTGGGAATGCGACGGCGAGGTGGGACCGGCCAGCGCGATCCCGAACCACTGCGACGATGGGAACATGGAGCTGAGTGACATCACCAGGTGGGATGCCTACGGCTCTCCTCCGGCCACCGTGACGAAGGACACGACCACGGTCAGGAGTGGATCTCGCAGCTTGAAGATCGTGGCTGCCGGCACCCATACGGGTGTCGTCAGCGACGCACTCCTGAGCATAGGGAATCCTATCACGTTCTCGGGAAGCGCCGGTGACTCGCTGACTGGACCCGACGTGAACGGGACGATGGTCCTCTACGACGACGGATCGTCCTTCGGCTACAACCACACGAACAACAGGATGGTGTGCAGCGGGTTCTCGAACCCGGCCAACAACGGCACCTTCCTCGTACGGGATCCGGTGTATCAGGTACCGACCTCGTACCTCAAGTTCTACAACCCCAGCGGCGTCGCCCAGGTCAACCTGACCGGAGCGACGGTGAGGTTCGACAAGCGGTACACCATCGCGATCTGGGCCTTGATCGGTTCCGGACTCGTCGATGGCTACTGGAAGGTGGAGGTCGATCCTGGCGACGGGTCGTGGGTCGAGCTGGGCCAGCTGGCTCTGGGGGACGACTGGCAGCTCAACATGTTCTCGTTCTACGCCGTTGGCACCGGGTCTCGATACATCCGGATCACCGACACCTACGGCGGCAGGACGTGCTACATCGACGGCGTCCACGTCTTCCGCTCCTCCTTCGAGTACGCCCCGGACAACGTCTACGACGCCGACCCCAACAACCCAACCGGCGTGCTCACGAACCCGGACAGGTTCTCCGTCTCCGGCGGCGGTTACACGCCGGGCAAGAAGGACATCGGGAAGTGGCTCTTCGTCTGGGATGAGAACCACAACAAGAACAGCGGCTTCTACAAGATCATCGCCGACCTTGGTGGGGGCGTGGTCCAGGTCGACATGCGCTCTGGATCGGCCACGTTCACGACGTCGGGTGTCGGCGAGTACGTGAACTGGCGCATCGTCGACGTCGACGCCCAGGGTCACAACTGCTGGGACAAGAGCTGCAACTACGTCTACTCGTTCGGCTACGGCCTGAAGTCGCCGCACAGCTCGGGCTGGAGGTTCTTCCAGAGGATCAGTCACTACTACGACAGCTCTGTCACAACATGGGCAGCACCAGATGATGAGGCGGACTTCGACTTCAGCAGCGGGCAGTTCTACACCAACGGCCCCTCGACTCAGCGAAGCATGGACCTGCCGTACTCCTTTCAGGTGTACGCGCAACGCCATCACTGGCTCGGAGAGTACAGCTCGGGTACGGCGCCGACGACGCGGAACACCCTGATGACGGATCAGGACCGGAGCTTCGTCTTCTTCATCCATCGCGGCGTTCTTCCGTTCTCCCAGCACCACTGCCACTTCATTGGCTACACCGGAGCCGACCCCGATCATCCCGGCATTGAAGAGTTCGCGATGCTGACTCCGTGGAACACTGCGAACTACGACGACATCAGCTTCACCACGTACGGCTTTGGCTACTACGGGGTCGGGTTTGATCCGAACGGCATCGCTATCCCTACCATCGCCGGCTTCATCGGCTGGCAGTCATCGAACACCTACCCGTTCAACATCTCCAACGCCGGCCCGAACGCCTGGTCTGGAAAGGACTGGTTGATCCCGCTCATCATCGTCCGTGACCCCAACGGATCATACGGTTGCTTCTCGATCAGGGAGGCTGACGTCGGCCTGTACATGGGCAGATCGGCGAACATTCCCAGCTCCTACATGACGCTGGACTCGAATGCCTTCCAGTATCTCAGGTACTCCCTGGTGATGGAGTGGAACGGCGAGTCCATCATCGCATAGAGGGATCATGGCAACAACGATCACGTCGATGGAACCAGTGGATCGAGTGGAGTGGGAGATGCCGCTCCGTGGATCTTCTTCGTCCAGCGCACGCTCAGGCTCGAAGGTGTACCCATACCCGATTCCTGGCGGTGTCAGAGCGAGCTACAGACAGAAGTGCAGGGACACCGTCAGCGGATCGTGGACGGAGTGGGAGACCTACTACCAGGACATCTACGGGAATGAGTACCCTGGAGTCGGATTCGACTTCAGCACCTTCAGGGTAGTCGGGATCACCTACAGCCGCGAGCAGTAGTCCATATCATCCCCCTTTTTGGTATAAGATCGTGTGCCGGCTGCTTGTAGCTGGTGAGGAGGTGATCGTTGGGAAAGCTGGACGACTGGCTTCAGCGGAAGCTCGGGGGCCACGTCTCCCTCGGGCCGGTCACGGTGTACGGCTTCAACGCCATGCACGTGGCCATCAACGTCTGGACGAAGAAGTGGGGCTACGTCTGCTTCCACCCTGATCTGAGGTTCCTGGGGCGTTTCGCCCCATGGATGCTCGGGAAGGAGTGGCCCTGGCACTTCTACGCGAGCAAGAACGCGACGCCGTGGGCGTCGACGTTCGCCATCGGACCTGGCATCGAGCATGACGAGAAGATCAACGCCGTCCGCCGCTGGGCGATGTGGGGGCACAACTACAGCGACGACTACAACCCGCAGGCCGAGAACGAGTTCTTCTGGGGCTACGTCAACGAGCTCAAGAGGGAGAAGGAGCTGCGGAAGGCGGAGGCCAACGGGATCTGTGGCGCCTGCGGCGAGAAGCTCACTCCAGTGGAGAGCTCGAACAGCAACGTCTGCCTCAAGTGCTTGCTGCGTGAGATGGAGCGCATAGCAAGCCGGATCAGAGAGCAGGAATCGATGATTCAGGCCCAGGCACCGGACGACTCTCAGGATCCGGAACGCGAAGGGTGGAACTGATCATGCACTGGGAAGCGTGGTGCTTCGAGATGGCGAAGACAGCGTCGCTGAAGTCCAAGGACAGGTCCACGCGAGTGGGCTGCGTCGTCTTCGGCCCGGACCGCGAGATCAGGACCGTCGGCTACAACGGCTTCGTCCGTGGCGCCGATGATTCGAGGGAGGAGTGGCACCAGCGCCCCCTCAAGTACAAGGTCACGGCTCATGCCGAGCTCAACGCGGTCTGCAACGCCACGCGCTGCGGCACCACGCTCAAGGGATGTGCGGCCTACATCACGCTGCCGCCGTGCTCGACCTGTGCGTTGGCCATGGTTCAATCCGGTATCTGTTCGGTCAACTTCCTCGTTCCCCTGGACAACAAGAACGGGGTGGATGATCGTTGGAAGGATGACTTCCGCATCGCCCTCGACATCTTCACCGAGGCTACGGTGGACTACGAGGGCTACAGCGGAGAGTGGGACGAGAGCGGACTGGACCCGAAGGCCGACGAGGTCGAGACATGGATCACGAAGATCCAGGAGGGAGCGTGATGACCGAGCTGAAGGACGTGAGCCTCGAGCTGTGGATCGATGAGTCGAAGAAGACCGTCATCAACGACGGGTACTTCAGCACGCTGAAGTCCCTCGGGGTGAAGGCCATCTCCGTGATGATCGATCCGTCGACGAGGGCGTGGGATCCTCAGTGGACCGCCAAGGACATCGAGCGGCTGCTGAAGCTGTCCGACAAGTACGAGATCGACATCATCCTGACCACCTGGCCGTTCCCGGACAGGGCCATGCTCGACGCGATGGCCAAGGACATGATGCAGCTGCTCCACATCGGCGCCGGCATCGTGGGTTGGGAGGTGGACACCGAGTTCAACTGGAAGCAGAAGTACGTGAGCGGCTTCCAGGCGCAGGTCATCGGCGGCGAGCGCAGGAGCGCCATCGACCTGGCCGGGGACCACCTGGTCGCCATCATGCGCGACGTCACCACCCAGAACGGCAAGCTCGAGCCCGGTGGGATCCGCATGGAGCTGACCACGTTCGCCGAGCACGTGGAGAACGGCAGGATGGCGGACGTGGCTCCGCACATGGACCGGCTGAAGGTCCAGGCGTACTCGATCAGGAGCAGGAAGAACGCGGACGGGACGGAGTTCCTCGTCCCCTGGGACCACACCTACGGCCCCGGCAACATGCAGAAGTTCACGCTGGACCGGACCATGATGGTCCCCAGGTTCAGGGACAGGGGCATGCTGCCCGAGATCGGTTACGGCATGGCGCTCTGGAGCCAGCAGTGGCCCGGCCACACGCCGGCGGAGGCCATGACCAAGGCCCTCGAGATGGCGCTTCGGTACGACATCACCTGCATCTGCGGGTGGTCGTCAAAGCACGTCTTCAACGGCAACCCCTACGCCCTCCCGTGGCTCGAGAGCCTCATCGAGGAGGCGGCCTGATGCCCAACGTCATCCCCGTCCGCTACGATATCCTGGAGTACCCGGAGAACATCCTCCAGAACATCGAGCGGGCTGCCCGGACGTGCTACAAGTCCGAGGACAAGATCACGAACGACTCTGCCGTGGCCCTCGTCAGGAATCTCATCGACAGCGGCCATCACGCCATGCTCGAGTTCGGCGGCTGGATCGTGGTCAGGTTCTGGTCCAACCGTGGGTTCACCCACGAGCTGGTCAGGCACCGGCCGCCGAGCTTCGCGCAGGAGTCGACGAGGTACTGCAACTACTCCAAGGAGAAGTTCGGCAAGCAGATCACGGTCTGCGACCCGGAGGCGGTCCTGCGCATGAAGGTCAAGGACCTCGACAAGCAGGCTGCGTTCAAGGCGCACCTCATCGAGACCTGGGCCATCTGCGAGAGCAGGTACATGGAGCTCGTTGGGATGGGCTGTCCCGCCGAGCTCGCGCGTGAAGGTCTACCGATCGGCCTCAAGGCCGAGATCGTCATCGGGGCGAACGTCCGCGAGTGGCGGCACATCATGAAGCTGCGGACCAAGAAGAACGCGCACCCGAGGATGCGCGAGGTCATGCGTCCGCTGCTGGCCGAGTTCCGCTACGCCACGCCCATCATCTTCGACGACGTGGGCACCCTCACCGACGAGGAAGCGTGAACCAACTGATCATGATCTATCTCGTCTGCCGTATCGTGCGGCGGACGTTCAGGGCAATCCTTCAAGAGATCAAAGAACTTCCGGATCTGGTATAAGATCGCTGAGACCACAGGGTCTCTTTTACCGCAGTCGGGAGGCTGCTGAGGTGGCTGTGATGACAGAGGAGAGAAGAGGAGGTCCCCAACAGAGGGGCATCAAGGAGTGGGCGCGCGTCGGCGAAGAGCCGATCGCGCATACCCAATGGGAGATGTTGATCGACGGCAAGCAGGTGGTGATGGCTGCCACGCTCGAGATCAAGAACCCCGTCTTCTACGACGGGAACAGGGGCCGACCCGTCATCGAGCTCACGCTCCAGAAGGACAGGTGGTCCTTCCGCTTCAGGATCCCGCGCCAGGGCCTGAGCGAAGCGGACGGTGCCATCGACGTCCTCCAAAAAGTGCTGGCAGCGAAGGAGAAGGCATACGAAGCCTACGACACCGCCTTCAAGACCTACGAGGAGGAACGGGAGAAGGATCGCACTGCGCGCATCGCCGAGCACGAGAAGCGGACCGAGCAGTTCAAGGGCGGCCGGGGCAACGACAAGGCCGGCGCCGGCCTCGGCAAGTACTCCAAGCCCGGCAAGACGAAGAGGCACCGAGAGCGCGGCAAGGACGAGCGCGCCTCTCGGTGATACACTCGGGGAGCACCTCCTTGGGGCGGCCCTGCACTCCTCAGCGGGGCCGCCCCGTCTTCTTCAGGAGGTAACCGAACATGAGCAGCTTGCTCCAGTTCAACGGCGTCACGCGCCGGAACAGACACGGCTACGGTGAGGTCGGGCTCGAGTTCACTCGTTACGTCATGGACCTGAGCAAGACCATCGAGGGTAGCTACCTGGACCCCAAGGTTCCGTGCTCCATCTGCGGGAAGGAACATCCGCAGGTCGGCATCGCCTTCAGGCGGCCTGTGGGGATGCTCGGTTGCTGGGTGCAGTTCCAGTATCTGGGCGAGATCCACGCACCTGATCTGTCCGTTCCCATCGATGTGCCTGAGTGGCCGAAGGGAACGACGGTCCTCTCGCCGGAGGAGAACTCGAAGCTCTGGCACAGGGAGGATCCGAAATGATCGTGATAGAGCTGTTCGGTCCTGGGGAGGTCTCCGTAGAGACCCCCTACAACAGGCAGTTCGTCGAGGACCTGAAGACGATCCTGAAGGGCCGCAACATCAGGCGGTGGGATCCGGTTCGGAAGGCATGGATCGTTCGGACCGCAGCCTTCAATCGGGTCCATGAGCTGATCGACGACTACTACCCATCCGATGACTGGGCGGTCTCTCCAGAGGCTCAGGCCGAGATTCAGAAGGGGTACAAGGAATCGGTGGACTACGGGGTGAAGGGATACGCCCCTCCAGGTGCCGCAGCGGGAGGACCCCCGACCAGCTACGGCCCCTACGCGACGCTGTACGTGAACGACAGCGCGCCGGACTGCGTGGTGCAGGCAGCGCACAAGGCGCTCGCCAGGATGCACCACCCCGACGTAGGTGGTGATCGTGATGCGATGGCAAGAGTGAACGCAGCCTTTGAAGAGATCAAGAAGCTGCGTGGAATGTGAGGGAGGTGGCGTGGTGGATGTGATGACATTGGACCAGGTGGTGGCGTCGAACTTCAGAGGAGGTGTGAAGGACGCAGGGCCGGATGATGAACAGTTCATCCGGTGGACGAAGCCGCTGTTGATCGAGTCGATGACGGCGGACAGGTTTCGCAACCGGACCGGCGAAAGGCGGTCCAGGCATCAGAAGAGGTGGAAGTGATGGGAGACGAAGAGCTGAGCATCGAGGGGCTAGAGATCGCAAAGGTGGAGGAGATCCGGAAGAACGTGCCGGACATCCTCACGAACGAGAACTCGCCGGAGGAGCTGCGAAGGCTCGACACGTCCGATCCGAAGGCCGTGTTGGACATGCTCGTCGAGCACGCCAAGCAGGAGTGCGGCTGCAAGAAGCACAAGGTCATGAGCCTGGGCTTCACGATGTTCGCGGTCTACCTCTACGACCTGCTGACCGACACAGGGCTCGAGCTGTCGGATCGGCAGAAGTCGCAGCTCTCCGTGGCGTTCGCCGAGATGGCCTGGGGAAGCCACGCCTTCATCGGTATGGTGGCGGGCAAGAACGAGTACGCCGTCAAGCTCGCCATGGCCGTGCTTGAGGACAACGGCATGGAGGTCGCGGGAGTGGGTGGACCGCTGGGCGGACTCCTGGGGATGCTGGCTCAGAGGATGGGTCAGCGGGCACCCTCTGAGGGTGGGCCGGAGGTGAAGATCATCGACATCCCCTCCATGCTCGTGTCTCGCTCGAGGTCCGAAGAGGAGTCCGAAGAGGAGGAGAAGGAAGAAGAGGAAGAGGAGGAGTCCGAGGACGAGGAGTCCGAGGACGAAGAAGAACCCACCGATCAGGAGTAATCCCCACCCCATCAAAACGATCCCGAAAGGGAGCATCCGGCCACCTGCCGAATGTTCTCTTAGCTGGGTATAAGATCGTTGTCCGAGTAGATCTTAGGAGGTGGAGATGGCTGTGAGGTACTGTGGTGACCTGCGGGTCACGATGATCATCAATCCAACAGATCGAGAGGGCTGGTTGTACCGATGCACGATCTCGTGCCCGACCTGTGAGTGCGTGCCGAAGTGCACGCCGTACAAGACCGACGTGAGGATGGCGAAGATCGAGACGTACAGGTTGGCGGAAGACAACCCGGAGGCGTTCGACAAGATCGCCAGGTCGGCGCTGGGGTTCGCTTCGGCAGAGGACGAGTGCGACATCATGCAGCACGGTCACTGGGACGAGGCGGGCGAGTGGGCGGTGTCCCGCAAGAGGGAAGGGAGCTGGGGTGAGTGAACGAAAATCGTCGTTTCAAAGTGGTTGTGATAGTAAAGGTCAACCGCTTCACCAACCCGTAAAGTGGTTGACTTATACTATTACAACCGTTTCAAAAGTTCAGAATGTAATTCTGAGGAGGAAGGGGTGGCCGTCCCAGAGGCTGTCCTCCCAGTCCTCATGACGGTCGCCTTCCTGGCGATCATGAGAGGCAGATTCAGGATCTGGAAGCGAAGCACCAACTACAGGCTGGTCCTCTCCATCATCGCGTCCCAGGACGCCGTAGGCCCGTTGAACGTCCTGGCCAACAAGGTCGGGGGCAACCTGCTCAACAGGGAGACCCGCTTCGGTAGGACGGTCGTGGTGTGGGAGATACATGATCAGGACGTTCTCACCGGGGTCATCGAGACCATCCTCGAGATGCAGCAGGAGGACGGACTCGAGCTCCCAGAACAGATGCAGCGCGAAGTCGATACGGCCTGGATCTTCTTGAACACCCCGGTCTATCGGGGCCGTCTGACGGCGGAGCGTCGGCAGCAGAACAAGGAGTCCCTGGAGGAACGGGCACGGCTGTACGAGCTGATGAAGGAGTACTGGTGAGGTAGAATCGTCGAGGAGGCAGAGAATGACGATTCGAGCTCAGGCTCTTTCAGATGATCCGTTGGACGGTACCGTCGGCCTTCGTCTCAAGGGCGGCGACGGAACGACTGAGCACGATTTCGGCGACGTCGGATGGACGAGGACGTGGCGTCGGGAGGGTGACTTCCACTACTTCAACGTCGTCCAGCTCGTCGGCGGTGTGGGGGACAGTCAGGTGATCAAGATCAGTGGAGGGGCTATCGTCTTCGATGGCATCCCCAACGGAGACTACGTCGCGTTCGACTCCAGCATCGTCTGGCACATCCCAGCGGCGGACCTCGACCCAGACTTCGATCCGGAGGGTGGCTCCTACGAGACCGTGTGGATGCACTTCATGATCGACGAGTAGCTCCAGCAGATCGGTATAAGGGTTCCGTTCACCAAGGCGTTACGACGTCAGAGGAGGTCTGCGTGAAGGTCTTGTACGTCATCGACACGGGAAGCAACTACGACCGTCCGGTTCAGAAGGGCCAGTGGACCCTGGAGGATATCCCTACCCAGGGTTCCGAGATCATCAACAAGTGGCTGAAGGAGAAGACCAGGAATCTGGTCGAGGAGCTGAAGTACGCCGAGCTCAGCGGCACCGGCAAGATTGAGGTGAGGGCGCTCAAGGACGACTACGACATCGAGGTCACGGCCTCCGTCAAGATCCGGCCGGCGACCAAGAAGAAGACCCCGGCGACTGCGGGCAAGGAGAAGGTCACAAGGAGGGCTGCACGATGAGCCGCCACGCACTCCTGAACTTCCCCTGGGGCAGCCAGGTCGGTTCCTCTTGCAGCCACGCAGAGCTCCAGGTCGCGGCGGAGACCGACGAGGACCTGCTGCTCGAAATCGAGAAGGTGCTCGAGCGGTACTACCTCCAGTTCTTCAAGGGCAAGCCCAACGAGGTCCAGTTCTGCATCTGCGAGGACGGCGAGCCCGTGAACCTGACCAGGATCGGAGACAGGTATGATGTAAAGACCAGCATCACGATGATGCTGGTGCCGAAGATCGAGAAGAGGAAGGCCAAGCGCAAGGAGGAGTGAGATGAAGGTGAGAGGAAGGATGAGGTGTCCCACCTGCGGGGCGAGATGGTCTCTGGTTGGTGAGATCAAGGACAACGACGAGCTCTGTCCGAGCTGCCACCAGGTCGGCAACATCGAGACCGACACCAAGGGCGTCTTCGACAAGTGCAGCACCCCATCGCCGGCGGCCGAGAGCCAGGAGCGTCCTCCGCTGCCAATCTCTCAGGAGATCATCCGGCTCGCCACGAAGCTCTACGCCGAGCGGGTCAGGGAGTTCGAGCGAAGCCTGGACGACAACCAGCGGAAGTCGATAGGCTATGCTGTGGAGCGGACGCTGCACGCGCTGAAGCTGTGGTCGGATCTCCTCGAGCGTGTCGGCCTCCCGCTCGAGGAGGATCTGGACTTGGCGGCGGAGACCGTGAGCCCGAGGGCGATGGAGACGCTTCGGGTGAAGATCGATTCGGTGTTCGGAGAGGCTTCGAGCCTCCGAAAGACGTTCGAGAGCATCCAGCGATGTGGGAGGCCAGGGTGAGCTACGTGAGAGGTGCGGACGGACAGGTGATCGAGTTCACCGGACGACAGGTCCGGAAGAACTACGACAAGGCCGAGAAGAGGGCGGAACCAGTGGAGGAGCATCGGGCTTCTCCATTGGTACTGATCACAGGCAGGATCCTGAAGCCGCTCACGGCCTACATCAGGAAGCGGTTTGGGGTCAAGAGCATCACCGGCCAGGCGTCGTTCGGGAACGAGGGCTACGACTTCTGGATCTCCGTTGCCCTGGAGGACAACACCCAGTGGGCGGGCATGTTCTGCGAGTCTCCTGGCCGGAAGTTCAAGGTGTGGCGCGGATGACGATCGCAACGAAGAACGAGGTGACGGTGCGTGGATTCGTCGGGCGGTACATCCACTTCCCGAGGAAGCGAGGAGATCCTGTCAGGTTCGACGTCGGGACCATCGAGCGGTTCAGGACCGAGGACGGAGAGCTGATCACGTCCAAGAACTGGCACACCATCAAGACGTTCGACGTCGGACAGGTGGAGGACATCGGGGCCGGCGACGTGGTGGAGGTCAGCGGTCGCATGGACACGGTCCTGGTGAACAAGGTCAAGGTGGTGGAGGTCGTGGCCGACAAGATCGAGATCCTCCTCACTCAGGCTCAACGCGACCTGCTACGAGATGGGAAGAAAGAACCCGATGATCTCGAGGAGTAGCAAAGACGTCCGGCCCAGCGCCGGACGTCTTCTTAGATTGTGAGGAGACGTGGAGAAGGAAGAATCTCAGGAGATCTTGGTGCAGCTCGCGCAGTACACGGCGGCCATCTGCAAGGCCCTCAACGTCCCATACGAGCAGGCTGGGAGGAACCACAGCGGTCCATTCGCTGAAGGCAGGCCGTTCGGTGCCATCAACCACTACACGGCCTCGAACGCGGCGGTCTCGAGGCTCAAGCCCTACGGCCGCATCCCGGTCCTGCTCGAGCGGTTCGCTCGCGGGGCGAAGCAGGGCGTAGGCGTCCACTTCATCGTGTGGGACGCGATCGTTCCCCAGTTCAAGGAGATCAGGAACAAGTACTTGCTCATCAAGGACATGCCGTCCGAGATCTTCTACTTCGGCGACGACCTGGCCTTCTGGCACGCCGGCTGGGTGAACAGCTGGTGCTATGGCGTCGAGATCAGGAACTGCGGCCAGCTCGTCCACAAGAACGGCGTCTACTTCTGGGGCAACGGGCAGAATCGCTACCAGGGCCGCACCCCCATCAAGGTCGGCAACTCCTGGTGGGAGCCGTACACCAGAGGTCAGATGGCTTCGACCCTATGGATCCATCGTCTGATGGCAGCTGTCCATCCGATCAGGCCGGAGTGGTTCCTGGGTCACACGCACGTCTCGAACACCAGGATCGACCCAGGTCCGCACTTCCCGATCCACGAGATGCGGGAATTCGCGCTCATGAACGACGAGGCGATCGAGACCAACGACTTCCTGAAGGAGTTCTCTGACGAGGGCACCGCCAGGGAGGAGACGTGGGTCAGCGAGGACTCGCTCCACAAGGGCCTCTACCGCAACGACTGGGACGGCGTCGACAAGTCCTTCAACCCGGACACCGTCGAGTACGATGGCGACGGGATCAACGATGTGGCCACTGTCATGAAGGTCAAGAAGGACCTGCGCTCCATCGGCTACTACCCCGACGAGACAGACGCCGGCACCGTCACGGCTCGCTTCATGGACACGATCCGTGCCTTCCAGGGCCGCTGGAAGATCCGTGGGCCTCGCGGCCAGTTCGTGAACGAGCTCCCCATCACCGGGAAGCTCGATGAGGCGACGCTCAAAAAGATCGAGATCATGGTGAACCACCACACGAAGATGTGAGGTTGGTTGCGCGAGCTCGTGCGATTCTGCTAGGCTATCTACTTGCCATGATCACACTGGTCACCGGCAGGTAGAATCTCAATACAGCTGAAGCTCAGGGTGATCCACGTGAGGTGGCGAGAAGGAGGTCTGGGATGGGTAAGATCATCCCGAGGTTGCTGGCGCTTGTCAGCATGGTATTGGCAGCCGTCGTCGCCTTGTCGTTCTCCACTTGCACCGTTCCGGTGCTCGAGGAGAGCGACGGCGGTGACGTCCAGAAAGGGATCGGCGACCCGGCGATCACCTCTCAGGAGGAAGAGGAGCCGGAAGCCGTCCAGAAGGTGTTGACGTGGGAAGACGTCGGCAGGGAGATACAGGACTCTCTGTCGGACTCCTGGCCAACGATCGACAGCGGGCAGATGTACGACCCCGCGTCGGTCATTCTGCGGTTCGCCGAGGATCGGGACATGGATCCCGTCATCGCAGCGGACGAGTACGCAGACCTGGCCAATACGATCCTGGACATGCAGCCGGACTTCGTCGCCGGTCGTGAAGGAGGCTTCCAGCGTGCCCTCCTGGTTGCGCTGGACATCTACCGGGGCACCCACGAGATGCGAGACGTACCCTGCGCGCAGCTCGTGGAAGACTTCGAGGGAGAGGAGGGACAGGTACCAAGGATCAACGCCTACGTCATGGCGGCGATGGGATACAGGGAGTCTCGGTTCATGGAGCGCACAGAGCGCGGGTACCTGCGGACCAAGAACGGGCAGAAGGTTGAGAACTGCCGCTGGTGTCGCGGATCCCTCGGCGAGCAGGGCATGTTCCAGTTCATGCCCAACGGCTGGGCGCAGGCCCAGATGCCTCGAGGCTGTAGCCCGTTCGACCGGATGTGCAGCGTCCGAGGGGCTGCCAAGACCCTGGCGGTCATCAGGTGCATGTGCATCGAGCAGTTCGGCCAGAAGTGCACGGTGGACTCCTACGTCGCCGGCTACGGCGCGGGCAAGGTCCCGGACCCAGCCTACGCCAGCGGCTACAAGAGCGTCGTCAGGGCGCGAGGGTTCCTCTGTGAGGTCAGGCAGGACTGCGACGATTTCTGGCCGCGCGACTCCGACGAAGACTTCGCCCTCACCCTTTGATCTGCTACAAGGAGGTCTGTGAAGAAGGAACGGCTCGTCATCGGAATCGACGAGGTGGGCCTCGGTCCCATCGCAGGACCAGTGGTTACCGCCGCCGTCGTCATGTACGAAGATCAACTAATCAAGGGCGTACGGGACTCGAAGAAGGTCTCCGAGAACCGACGCATGGACCTGGTCCACGACATCGACAAGCAGTCCCTCTTCTGGGTGATGGCCCAGTCCAGCTCGAAGATGATCGACAGGTACGGAATCAGGCTCTGCAACCGTGTGTGCATGAAGTGGTGCGCCAAGGTGGCGCTGAGCAGGTACCCGGATGCCATGGTCATCGTCGACGGAGTCGATCCCATCTTGGGAGTCCCGAACCATCGGCAGCGAGTGATCATCAAGGCCGACGACAAGTTCGCCTCCGTCGGCGCGGCATCCATCATGGCCAAGGTGTTCAGGGACAAGTACATGGTCCACCTCAGCACCCTCTGGCCGGAGTACCTGTTCCACAACCACAAAGGATATGGCACTCGGGATCACATCACCCAGTTGAACAAGTACGGACCGTGCCCGGAGCACAGACGGAGCTTCGGCCCGGTCAAGAAGGCTATGAAGAAGGGAGCGAAAGATGGTCACAACGATCACGATGACGAGAGCGCAGCTCAAGGAGATGGAGGAGATCGACATCTTCAGCGACGACTGGTTCGAGCGACTGGCTGACATCACGGAGTGCCCGCCGGCGACGCTGCGGGACAGAATCCCGGACACGTCGTTCGTCGACTACGTGGCTGCGCGGGATGCCAAGACCAGGGCCAAGCACGGCTGGAAGAGGCCGAGGGGGGCCGCTGAGCGCGACATCCTGTGGTTCGTCACCCCGGTGCCGCAGAAGGACAGCGGAGTGATGCGCTACATCGAGTAGAATGGAGGTATGAGGTTTCACAAGAAGATCGGCCTCCTCGAGTTCAAACTGATCTGTGTCCACTGTGGAGCGGAGCAGCGGATGACGGATTACGCGAACCTGAACCTGGGCGACGTCATCCACCCAGGTGTCGGAGGAAACGCGGAGTACGGACGCTGCAAGCAATGCCGCAAGGGGGGTCTGAAGGTCGTCGATCGCGCCGACCTCAGACCCCCCACCTCCGACCCCCCGTACCACCCCTTTTAGCTGATCATGCGTCGATGTCTTCGCTCTGGTCGAAGAGCGGGAACGTGCCCTCCGGTGAGACCACCTGGAGCTTCTTGGACTTCTCCTCGACGTCGTCGACCATCTCCCGGAGCTGGCTCGTCCGCCGCTTGAGCTTTCGGATGTCTCGCTCGATCTCTCGCTTCTCCGATCCCACGGCGTAGCCCAGCGCCGTGCCCAGTGCGACGAACCCAAGCCCGAGGAGTCCGAAGGCGACGACAGTCCCAGTGCCAGACTTCCTCTCGGGTTCTTTCTTGGCGGTCCTCTTCATGGTCTCCTCCATGATCACCTAAGAAAGGAGGCTCGGACTCCAATCTCCGCCCTGTTGGGCAAGGAGGTGCATTTTGAGGGTCCGGCCTCCGAGACCAGGAAACATTCTTGGCCTCAGTGATCTTATACCACGACCATCATACCCTTTTTTCTTGACCTGTCCACCCATCGGGTGTACACCGGGATCCGTGGGACTGCTCACCCTAGACCAGATCGAGAACGTCTGGGAGAAGAAGGGACTCAAGCACAGGGCTCGGAGGTTCAGGAAGTTCCTCATCAGCATGGGCTTGGGTCCGATGATCGTGAGCGAGGATGTCTTCCTCCGTCACATCCATGACGAGTTCCTGATCAACTTCTTCGTGAGAGGAGTTCAAGAGGATGCAAGAGGACAACAGCGGTTCCCCTCCGATGAGTCCAACTCAGGCGGCGAAGGCAAAGGCGCAGGGCCAGATGCAGAGAGGCGGGGGAGCTCCGGTGGTGCAGAAGGGGCCGGCGCAGGTCCAGATGCAGCCGCCCCCGCAGCCCAAGGGTCCGCAGGGCGTCTCGATGCAGCAGCTGGCGAGCCAGCTCCGCCCGGAGTCGAACAAGCAGGCAAGGTCCCCAGAGGAGATCCAGGCGGACATGCAGCGTCTGGCCGAGGGCATCAAGCGCCACGAGGTCGCCGCCAAGGGTGACGAGGAGCCCGAAGCCGAGGAGAAGAAGTCGGACGACGACGACGGGGACAACCTCCACGAGTGGCTCTCCGAGCCGAGCACGATGGATCTCTTCAACAACGCCCGCTACAAGAAGAAGGTGGAGTCCCACCTCGAGAAGATGGACGTGGAGAGCCTCATCATGCACGGCGAGGTCCTCCAGTTCGTCCCGATCCTCATGAAGAAGGGCAGCCCGCAGCCTCGCATCTCGGCGACCTTCAGGTCGGTCTCCGCCATGGAGGACCTGGCCATCAAGAAGAGGTTCTACGACGAGGAGGGTCCCGATCGGTTCATGATCGATCGGTACTCTTTGATGAACCTCTGCATCGGGCTGAAGTCCCTGAACGGCACCGAGCAGCCGCCGCACCTCGACGAGAACGGCAAGTTCGACGACGCCGGCTTCAAGAAGAAGTTCGAGAAGCTGCTCAAGATGCCACACCAGCTCCTCGCACTCCTGGTCGTCAACTACATCTGGTTCGACGAGCGGGTGCGGAAGCTCCTCGTCGCGGACGAGTTGGGAAATGGTTAGCGACCCCGCTAGGCTGGGCGCGGGCCAACGTCATCTACGACAAGATGGTGGGTCCGCCCGAACCGGGGTCCGTCATGGAGGCCCTCTGCTTGATGGTGCAGATACGCCGCGAGCTGAAGGAGCTCTATGCCACCCACGCCGTTGTCCAGGCGGTGTGGACGTCTCGACATCCAGACAACGAGGACACCGGAGACGGAGTCCGATCGTCGTTCGAGTCCTACAAGAACGCGCTGATGCCCTATCTGAAGAACGAGATCAAGAGGGAGCACGACAAGATCGTTGAGGCCATGAACGAGGAAGCACGAAGAGGCCCGATGGTGGTAACGGCGATCGCTCCGATGAGAGTGAGCAGCAAGCTCCGTCAGCGTGTGCTCAAGGAGGTCAACCAGCCTCCGGTCCGGAGGAAGGGATGGTGATCTGTCCCCACTGCGCCTACCCTTACGTGGGTGGCGCGAACGTCATCGCCGAGCGTGACGTGACCTGTAGCCGGTGCAACTGGTCCGGGTCGTCGTCGAAGTTGCTCATCGTGGACGACGACAAGGTCCTTGACCCACGAGTGTTCGACGAGCTCTACAAGTTCCTCCACAAGGAGATCGCCCCCATCGTCGGCAGGACCCTGATGCAGCTCAAGCTCGTGTCAGTGGATCAGAACCCCGAGAACATCCACCGGGTCGGGACGATCCTGCGTGACTACACGGGGGCTGGATTCGAGGCCATCGTTCGAGGAGTGCTGACAGATGGATGAGCCGAAGATCGTTCTACCGAACCCGCCGCGCAGCACGTACTGCTGGCTGCACAGCGATCGCCTGTGCTCCGGGGACTGCGAGGCGTTCGATCCGTTCGCCGCTCAAGATGAGCAGGGAAAGAGGACAGCATGCAGACTGGTCAACAGCCTGGAGAGCCTGGGGAAGGCGTTCGTGACGATGGCCAGGTCAGGCAAGAAGATGCCGGGATCGGAGCTGAATCCCCCGAAGGTGACATAATCTTCGGGATCATCAGCATCGGCTCTCATGACACGATCGGGTCAGGTGGTCGTCGCACGGGTTACATGATGGGGATCGTGGATTCGGCCGGGCAGAAGTTCTACGTCGACATCCCCGAGAGCACCTACCGGGACTTGGTGGGCATCTACGCCGTGACCGTCCAGAAGTTCCAGGACGTCTCGATGGGTGTCTCTCGCCCAGAGCAGCCGACCGTGGTGCCGCCGTCAGAGGAATCTCCGACTGGGACGCCGGCGGAGGTGGAGCAGATGCGTCGCATGATGCTGGAGGCCACGCAAGCTGCCAGTCCCGACGACGTCATGAAGAAGCTCGGCTTCGTGTCGGACGACGTGATGCAGCAGCCAGTGGCTACCTCGGATCCGGTGGAGGACCTGCTCGCGATGGCCTCCGACGATGAGGATTACGAGGACCCTGGTGAGGGGAGCTTCACTGAGGATGTGGAGGAGATCTGATGATCGGCGTCTGGGGCTTTCAGTGCCAGCACTGCTACGCCGTGTTCCACCTGACCTACGGTGAGGGCGACGTGGCCATCCTCGAGAGCCTCGTCGAGGACGGCAAGTGCTTGCGCTGCGGGCACGACCTGCGGGTCATGCTTGCGCCTCCGGCCGGGACCGTCGTGTACGAGGAGTTCGAGGCGAACGAGTACTGGAACAGGATCAACGGTTTGGGTTCCAAGGCAGAGCGGGTCTGGGGCTGCGAGAAGGTGCGCGGGCTCCTGCTGGAGCATCGCGTGGTCGGTTGCGACCTCGTGGAGTCCGAGACCCACAGGTGCGTCATCAGGAGCCTGAAGCTGGAATCGGGTCACGTGTTGCACTTCGCCATTGGATTCGGCGAAGCGGTGATCTACAGGATCACGGAGGAGTAGGATCATGGCCGGAAGAGTGACGGACTACGAGAGCAACTACGACGAGGCGGTCACCCCCAAGACGCTGCACGGCATCAAGGAGGTGAAGATGCTCATCATCCAGTGCGCCAACAACGAGGGTCGGACGCAGGTCCTCATGGGCATCGAGGTGGAGCCCGGCGACATCCGGACCTTCCCCGAGAAGACCTGGGACCAGCTCGGAAAGCCGAGCGCCTGGCTCATGGAACAGATCAACGAGCAGTACTACGGTCGGCAGCCCGCGACGCCGACGGCGACACCGCAGGTGGTCAAGAAGGCGCCGCCGGCTCCGGTCAAGATGGACGGCGCAGTCTGAGGAGGTTGGGATGGACGTCAGGCCGACAGGAGACTGGATCCTGGTGGACCCGAACCCGGACGAGAGCGTCTCGGAAGGTGGGATCATCTTCCCTGGCGACGCGAGAAGGACCGTGGTGAAGACCGGGGTCGTCAAGGCGGTGGGGTCGGGGAGAGCCAACAAGAAGGGCGTGCGGATCCCGCCTGATGTGAAGGTCGGCGACACCGTTGCCTACGTCTTCGCCCTTGAGAAGACGCACACGGGCGAGAGCATCAAGCTGCACCTCGGGACGGACGAGTTCATGATCAGGGAGCAGGATGTCCTCTACGTCGTCGAGCAGTAGCAGGAAGGTCCGACTGAGCTGTCGGATGGACGAGGGCCTGATGATCTGGGTTCAGTGGTACGCGCAGCAGCGCGGAGTCACCGTCACCCAGATCATCAAGGAACACTTCCAGGAGCTGCGCGAGGAGTACTCGAGGCTGCACCGTAGAGAGGTAGATCAGATCTGATGCCGACGAACTACGAGGAAGTGAAGCGCAACTTCGACATCCCGGCAGGGTCCACCCAGGATGACATCGCCGACATGATCCGAGCGATTCTCAGCACCAGAGCTGTGGTTCGGAAGGTGGTCCTCGAGGTCACCCCCGGTCAGGACAGGCAGGGGAGGATCTCGGTGGACATGCTGGTGCCAAAGATCGGTCCGCCGGACGGGGAGCTTCTGGAGCCCGACCCAGAGAACCTCTGGCAGCTGATGGCTAGGATCCCCATCAACTCCGTCAGCTTGAAGAAGGTGAAGATGCGGGTCCCGGCGGTCATGCGGTCGGTGGCTCTGGTCATGCAGGCCGCGCTCGACACGTCCTCGGAAGCTCGCAGCCCAGTGGGGTGGATGATCAACGAGGACCCCACCACCTTCCTGCGGTGGCTTGGGGTTCGAGTCGAAGCCGTCCCGTCGGTGTTCATGAACCTTCCCCTGCTCCGCGTGCCCTTCGTGGAGGCGGATAGGCTGGTGCTCCTCTGCGCCAGAAGTAGGAAGATGGACCCCATCCGCAGTGAGCGCGGGTTGGTGCTCATGATGGAGGTCTGACGTGGCAAGGAAGATCGTCTGTTCGATCTACGAAGAGCGTCCGGAGATGTGCAAGAACTATCCGCAGGCTGACGGCAGGTACGTCCCACCGTCGTGTGGATTCTTCTTCCCAGGAGATGGGACTCGTCGTGGCGAGTGCGACCCGGAGTGCGAGGCCGCCTGCTGTCGACTACCGAGACAGGGAGGTGAGCCTCTCGGGCTGCCGCTCGAGGAGTACCTGGGCGGCCTCCCGTGCAAGCACCTCGATCTGAAAGAGGAAGAGGACGAGGATGTCGAAGAGGAAGAGGAAGGATAACGGCGTACCCGACGAGACCGTCGCAGACGATCTCAAGGCGGCGCTGGCCAGCCTTCCGAAGACCGAGGTGCTCGACCACGGGATCAACAGGGACCGCGTGAGAATCCTCATGCGGATCCACGAGGACTCGACGTGGCTTCCAGTCCTCAAGCTGATCTTGCGTGAAGAGCGCCGCCAGAGCGGGACCGAGAAGTCGTGGTCCGTCCACGTGTGCCGCCAGTTCATGCTCCGACCGGACAACGACGAGAAGCTCGGGTTCGCCTGGAACTTCATCCTGCGCAGCAGCTTCAGCCTCCGTGAGGCTGTGACGGACATCTGTCGCGTGATCGATGTCGCCAAGAACGCGGTCACGTTCGAGGACAAGGCTCCACCACGCAGGCCGGGTGTCATTCCGCAGAAGCGGAAGCCGCTCAAGGAGGGTGTGGCCCGAGCAGTGAGAGGTGAGCTTCGCGAATATCCGCTCATGGCTAGGCCAGATCGGAACATGCCAGAGGTGGATCTCTTCGCTCCGCAAGGGAAGCGAAAGGGCGCTCACCTCATCGGAGGTTGACGATGGACTTCTTCGGACCCAAGCAGCAGAAGATCCTCGAGGCAGCGAGGACCGCCCAGGATGATCCTTCCAAGCTCCTGCCACACGAGAGGAAGCTCCTCGCAGAAGCCGGTCTGGATCTGCAAGCCGTTACCCGCCCACTCACGGCCGAGGAGCGGGAGGCCGTCGAGAAGAAGCGTCTGGCCATCAAGTCCCTGCTGACCGAGGACACGACGCTGCGAGCCAAGTTCAAGATCGAAATCATGTGCGGCTCGGACCGCTCGGTCGAGAAGCCCTTCCGTGGATCCATCGTCATCTTCCGAAGCGGCACGGCGCTGCACGGCGGCGGTGACGAGGTCGTCTACCCCTGCGTGGATCCACTCTGCCCAGGGTTCATCCCACCCGAGCTCATCATGTCGGCGGTGAGGAAGGCCGGCTGCCCGAAGTGTCAGAGGATCTGGAATCAAGATCAGCTCAAGGAGATGTTCCTCGCCATCCTGCCGGCGCAGAAGTGGGCCTACGTCCTGTCGAGGTTCTTCGTCCGCCTCGGTCACGACGCGGACCTCTACCTCAAGGGAGCGCCTATCGACATCAGAAAGAACACGGCGCTCGAGAAGGAGAAAGATCACGGCGGGGTGCAGCTTGCAGTTGCGCGAACGCATCGTCAGCCGGTAATCTATCCGTTGGACAGGATCTACAAGGACCTCAGCAACGGAGCGGACCTTGAAGCTCGCTTCAGGTCCTTCGTGACGGCGTGAAGATGAGCACTCTCAAGCAGATCATGGAACGCATCGAGACGCTACGTGCGAAGCGTGAGCTGATCGATGCCGTGAAGGAGTGGGTGAACAAGAGCTTCACCGGGAACACTTCGATCAGCGGACGTGTCATCACGGCCGAGATCATCGATGAGATGCTCGTCGACATCGACAGTGCGCTCACGGCTGCTGTCGACGAGGAGTTGATGACGCTGGAGTCCATGGAGGTCCAGAATGGGAAAGGCGCGAAGGGGTCTGAGGGGCGGTCCAAACCCGCAAAAGCTCGAAGCTCGCGAGCTGGCAAAGCGAGCTCTTGATGTCGTAGGAGCTGTCGAGAAGAAGCTGATCGGGTTCATCCAGGGGTTCCAGCAGAACCTGAACCAGATCTACATGAACCAGAAGGCGATCGGGGACATGTGCTACACGAACAACGTGCACGCCACGATCCTCCGCCAGGTCATGTTCGACAAGGGGCTCCTCACCGAGCAGGAGTACCACGAGCGGGTCGAGAAGGAGTTGGCCGTCCGCGATGCGATCCAGAAGAAGCAGGCGGAAGAGGCGGCGCAGGCCGCTGAGGAGCTAAAGAAGAAGCAGGCGGAGGAAGCAGCCGCGAAGGTCGCGGAAGCTGCGCCTGCCCCTTCACAGGAGCCAGTCGAGGAGCCCAAGGTCTTCGGCGGGGATTTCGGAACGGAGGAAGCGGATGGGCAAGCTGCACAAGGAGAACAAGGACACCTCGAAGATCAGGTGCCCTCACTGCAAGAGTGAGACGGCCACCAAGCGACTCGTGGAGGGAAGGCTGATCCTGTACTGTGCGCGGTGTCGAGGCACGTTCAAGACCACCCCGATCTAGGGCAGCCGCTCGTCGAAGGCTTCGTGAGCGGACTTGTCAGGATGCCACTCGAGGAAGATAGGAGCCGTGAGCGCGTTCGTGTCGTCACCCTCGGCGATGAAGGTGCGCGACTCGTACTTGATCCGGGCCACGCCGACGATACCCCGGTGATTCGCGGCACGGCGGAGGACGTAGGCTCGCTGCTCCTCGGTGAACCCAGAGCCGCAGTTGCAGATGTAGTGCAGCGCCCCGCTTCCGCCGTACTGGTAGAGCGCGACCACACCAGGCAGCTCCTTCAGGCGGCCCTTGCCGTAGCGACCTGCGTTGCGACCATCGTGGCTCCATGCGCCGTCGGGATCGAACACGACCAGGAAGTCTCCTTCCTGGATCGGTTTCCACTTCCACGCCTCGGGGCGTTCCTCGCGGCCACGGAAGTTCACCACAGCCTCCCCGAAGACAGCCTCGCCATCGTAGACCACGAGGCCCTCGAGATTCTCCTCGTTGACCATCTCCATCAGCCCGTCCAGCGTTCCGGTCATCGTGGCCATCACGTCGAGGTACTGGAACCGGCGCGTGCCGATGCGCCGATACATGAAGTCGATCCACTCCTTGACCGGCATCTCGGACATGATCGAGAGGCCGTTCCAGTAGGGGATCCCGAGCACGATAGCCTTCGGCCTGCGGAACGGATCCTCCTGGAGAAGTCGAGCCCTCTCGGGCAGGCTGCGGTCCAGGGTCTGCACCAGCCTTCGGTTGTCCTTCCCGCCCTCTTCGACCACGAGCTCGGTGAGGAGGACCGTCTGCGGTGGAAGACCAGCCTTCGTGATCTCCCGGACGAGGTACGGGTACTTGTCCGTGCAGGGATCCATCCTTCGCGTGAAGACCCTGACCATCCCCTCCTCGTCGACGAAGATGGGGTGCATCATCCCGTCCCGCTTGATCGTGTAGATCGCGCGTCCGGAGTCGATGACCTCCTGAAGCGCGGCCATCTCCTTGGTGTCCGGTTCGGGCTGATGACGGCACTTCATGAACCTCACGTTCTTCGCCGGGTTCGCGAAGTCCAGGTCGTCAGCTCGTCGCGACTCGATGATCTCCCCAGTCTTCGGGTCGATTTCCTGATATCCGAGCCTGTCGATCTTGTCTCGAATGTGACGCTCGGAGACAAGGATTGCTTGGGTCTTGGCGTCCTTGAAACCCTTTGTCCCGAACTTCCCAACCGATCCTGGGCGGTCATGGGTCTGCTTCATGCGACCACCGGCGACCCCACTTTCCATGTAGACGATCTCGCCGTCCACCCAGATACGCCACTCGAGCGGGTTCACCTTCCCGCTCTGCCTGAACACTCTTGGCATCGTCACCTCCTAACATCCATCGGGCCTGGACCCTTATACCAGAGAGGAGATCGGAATGAGCACCCCTGAGATCAAGATGACAGTCGAGAACATCGAGGGCGTCACCAGGCGCCAGGTCGTCGATGTCATCGTCGAGCAAGAGCTGAACCAGTTCGACAAATTCCTGACCGCGACCTTCGGCGGCACGCAGCCCATGGCCAGCTTCGAGCGGGCGATGGTGAAGAGCTACATCATGTGCAAGCTCGCCGAGCAGATCGCCAAGATGCCGGGCTAAAAAAGTCCGGGGTGCAGCCCGCGTTAGCGTTGCGTCTCGACGTTTCAGCTGCCCGAGGTCCTCAGTGATCTTATACCCATCTAAGAAGTGGTCCTCTCGGGACCACCCCTCCCTCACTTCTTACCCTCCAGCTCCTTGATCCGCTTGATCAGAGCTCGGACGTCCTTCCGGTACTCGTCCATGACGTACCGGAGGTCTTCCTCCCCCTTGCGGATCCGGGCCAGGGCCTTCGTCTCGAGCCCCCTCAGCGCCTTGCGATGCTTGGCGTCGAGCTTCTCGAGCTTGGCCTTGGCCAGCTCCTTCTCCTGGATGCGAGCCAGGCTCACGGCCCGGCTCTCGGCCTGATCCCAGGTGTCCATCAGGACGTTCCCCCCGATGGATACCCAGCCCAGCCAGGAGCAGTCGGCGAAGAGCTGGAGGGAACTGCTCGTGAAATGGAGCGCGCTTTTCAGCATAGCTCCCTCCTTTCTATTGATCTTATATACTGAAGGTGACAGCCATTTTCGTTCTGGTGTGGTAACCTCGTGGAATGAGAGCCCGGAGTAGCCCCAGATGGTGATGTCGTCTCATCAGATCGGCGCCATGGCCATGCAGCAGCAGGCCATGTTCGGCAACTTCCAGTCCTACGCCCAGCAGATCACCCCTCCCTACGGCGCCGGTCCTGGGATGGGAGCCATCCGACCTCCAGCTATGGGCGGGTACCATACCGGGTCTCCTCCGATGATGTCGCCGCCCCCGCCACCGATGCCGGGCTGGAACCCAGGCTATGGAGGTGGAGTCGCCAGCATGGCGATGGGGGCGATGTACAACCCCAACGCCGGATTCCAGGGGGCGATGGGGGAGCAGATGGCCGGCTCCTTCCTGGGCGGACTCTCTACGGTCGGATCCGGAGCAGCGCGCATCGCTGGCTACGGCACCATGGCCGCTGGTGGCTTGAGCATGCTCGGCGTCGGCGGCGTGGGAATGGCGGCTCTCGGAGGCATACCCGGAATGCTTGGGGTCGGAGCCCTCGAGGCGGGGGCCTACGGAGCGCAGCAGCTCTACAGCGGGTTCCAGGAGCGCCAGGGGATCAACCGCGTCCTCCGTCAACGCTTCGGCGGCATGATGGGCATCGGGGGCGGCAGGGGAGGAACCGGCTTCAACACGCAGGAGATGGGGCAGATCTCCACGATGGTTCGTGGCATGGCCAACGAGGACATGTACACGAGCTTCGACGAGCTCACGCGGCTCATGGATCGGACGGCCCAGATGGGCCAGTTCCGTGGAGTCCAGAACGCCAGGGACTTCCAGACCAAGTTCCGTCAGGTCGTGGGCAACCTGCGAGAGATCGCGCAGGTGATGAACACCTCTCTCGAGGGCGCCACCCAGTTCATGGAGCAGATGCGCAACCAGGGCGTGTTCAGCGGACAGGACATCTCCGCCACGCTGGCGAGGACCAGGTTGGCTGCTGGAGCCTCCGGCATGTCACTGGATCAGATCATGGCGATCCGGGGTCAGGGCACCCAGATGGGTCGCATGATGGGGATGCGTGGTCGCCAGGGTGCCAACGCCATGATGAACATGGCGACCAACATCGGCGTTGGGATGCAGACCGGCGCCATCAGCGACGAGCTGATCGCAGAAGCAACTGGTGGCCTCCAGGGTGCAGAGGGCGCGCAGGCCGCCGCCGGGATGCTGATGCAGTCCAACGCCCGCTGGATGCGTCGTGGCGCTGGGCGTGTGATGCTCGCTGGCCTGTGGGATCCCAGCACGGGCGGGATCAACATGGAGCGCCTCCAGCAGGCGATGGGCGGCGGGACGAGCTTCCAGCAGATCAGGACGATGGGCCGCGCCAACGTCGCAGCTACGGGAGGCCGCAGCTCCGAGTTCTTCGCGAACGAAGAGCGCATCGCGGGAGCTCTTCAGGAAACTGGACTCGCCGGCGCTGTCCAGTTCGGGATGCTCGAGCAGCACATCCAGCGAGCTCGCGGCATCGGTGGAGACGACCCGTTGGGGGAGCGATTCATCCGGCGGCACACCGGATGGGATCAGGCCCAGTTCGAGCTTCAGCGGGAGATGTACCGGAACATGCCGCAGACGCTCGAGAACCGTCGTCTGCGAGAAGCTCAGGGGATGGAAACCATGGCCCGCACCCGTTCCATGGAGGGTCGCGGCATGGCTGGGGCGCAGAGGCGTCTACAGCATTGGTGGGAGACGGGGGTCTCGAATCCGATCAGGCAAGCTGGTGATGATCTGGTCACCTCGTTCACCACTGGTGTGGATGAGCTGTTCGCTCAGATGGAAGGCACGGTCAAGACAGCAGTCTCCGAGCGCACCAAGAGCATGTTGGCGGAGTACGCAGAGACCGGGAAGCGTGGCCGAGACCTCATGAGCTTCCAGCGGTTCCAAGAGCTTCGGAGCGGACTCAGAACCGGGAGGAGCAACGAGGGCGGCTTCATCGGTGATATCGGCCGATGGGCAGGACTCCGTCCAGAGACGATCGCCAAGCAGCTTTCCGGTATCAACGCCTACGGCTCCAGCATGGGTCTGAAGGCGGGGGCTTCTCAGCGTGAGCAGGTGGACTTCCTCAACAGGTTCAACGAAGAGCTCGGCATGACCGGGGCGGACTTCGGGTTCAGCGGCAAGGAGGTCACCGTCGCAGGGGAGCGGGCACGGCAGATCCTCATGAGTAAGATCGGGACTGCTGGTGATGCGTTCCAGGAGTTTTCCAGGAGCCGCGCTCGATTCGGCACCATGACCGGGAACGAGAAGGAAGCGTTCATCATGCAACGCTTCAGCATGTACCAGCGCGACTCTGCCCTTGCTCCCATGCTGTCCAAGGCCAGGACTCAGGGCCAGAAGTACGCGATGGTTCGCATGTTGGACGAGGGGGCTTTCGGCGCAGGCAGCGACATCGCAGTCCCAGTGCGTGACCTGGGCGCCGGGAGAAACTACGAGCAGCTCCAGTCCGATCTCGCGGCGGCCAAGGAGAACGAGGCCGACGTCGTCAGGCGACTTGCTGGCGGTCTCGTCGGGGACTACGGCAAGGACTGGGTCTGGCAAGAGACCACGGAGAGCGCCGGCGGATTCATGGGCTCACTCGGTTTTAGGAAGGCCAGCGGCAAATACCGCAAGGTCGGCGGTAGGGAGCTGCGACAGCTCAGGGAGCGGGCTCGTGAGGAGGGCGGTCCTGGAGCAGCAGAGCTGGAGCGTACCGAGACGAAGGAAGCCCTCACGGGTCGGTACATCAGCGGTCTGACGGAAGCCATGAAGAGCGAGCGCGTCCGTCAGCTGCTGATCGATGCAGCCAACGGAGATACGGGCGCAATCCGCGATCTTCAGAACATCTCGTTGAGCAAGGAAGCCTCTGCGACAGAGGGTATCAAGAACAGGAAGGCACTCCAGGAGCTGACGCAGAAGCTGTCAGACGAGGGCCGTGAGGGTACCACCGCAGCTACGATCAAGGAGTTGAGCGAGGCAGGGAACCTCACCCAGATGATCGCTGTGCAAGAGCGTGTGATGGAGAACGGTCGCGCGCTCGGTAGATCACTGCGGAACAACCAGGCCCTCGGCGAGGCGGCAAGAGCGGCCCCTGGGGCTATGGAAGCCTTGCAGGCCATCTCCGATGCTCAGACGTCTGGTAACTGGGAGGAGGCGAACTCGCTTCGTCAGAAGTTCTTCTCGACGTTCGTTGGCAAAGAGGGAACCGAGCAACTGGCTGGTGCTCTGGCTGCTGATCCTTCAGGTGCCGCACTTGGAGTCGGGTTGCAGCGAGCAGCTCGCATGGAGCGAGAGCTGACTGGTCGTCGGGGCGGAGACGCCGCGATGAGGGGCATGCTGGGGGAGGCCGGACTGGACGCCTCGGCGTTCGGCGGAGAAGCCTTCCAGAAGCTCGGGAGCTCCCAGCGTCGAAGGATGCAGGCCCTGATGTCGAAGCTGAAGGCCGGGCAGATGACGCCCGAGCAGCTTCAGCAGTACTTCACCGAAGAGGCTCGTGGTCAGGTCGGCGCGATGGGCCTCGGCAGGTTCGGACGAGAGATCAGCCCGTGGCTCAAGGCGATGCAGGACGGTCTCACCCCCGAAGAGGCGAGGAATCTTGCCATTGGCGAGGGTGCGGAGACAGCGGAGCGCGGTGCCACAGCGGGCGCTCCGGAGACACGTCAGACCCTGGCGGAGAAGCAGGTCGACATCCTGACGCAGATGTTGAAGCTCCAGCTCGTACAGGCGCAGCGTGAGCCAGGACTGCTTGCCGACCAGGCGGCAGAGATCGCTCGCAACCTGAAGATCAACGTCAACCTTACCACTGCTCCTGGTGGGAACTCAGTTCTGGCGCCCGAAGGTCAGCAGGGTGCTGGTACGGTGCTTGAGGACTAGGTGATCAGATGACGACCTACGGCGAGTTCGGAGGCAAGGTCACTCCACCCGTCCCAACGACGGACGGTCCGGATTCGGACTACAGGCGCGAGAAGGTCATCACCACTGTGGTGGGCGGTCAGCGTGTCACGCTGATCATCCGAGACACCATCGTCCCCGAGGATCCGTACCTGAACATGGTCCGTGCTGCGGCATTCGTGTACATGAGCTCCGCAGGACCGGCGAAGAGGTTTCCCGTTCCTCCAGTCGGACGGCTGCTCAAGGATGCTCTGATCAAGACGGACATCGTGATCTAGGAGTTCGACATGGCGGTATTCATCGAGGCAAGGACCGACCCGTTCGTCGAGAGGCGTGAAGCGACGGCGCGGGACATCCGCGCCCACGGTCGTGGCCAGTTCGCGGGTCGCAGACCCTCCAGGGGGTACCAGCTCAAGGAGGACACCTTCGCCGTCATCCGGGTGATGGGTCCAGACGGGCAGTTCATGTCCGTCATCGACGCTGCGGGCGAGGAGTACTCGACGGAGACCAACACCGGCGTTACGACGCAGTACTCCAACTTCTTCATCCAGTCGATCTCGGAGCAGCGCCAAGAGAAGCAGCAGATCGTGGAGACCTTCGGCGACTCCTGGATCTTCTTCTTCGGAGAGGCACCTCGGCTGCTTCAGGTCAGCGGCTACCTGCTCAACACCGCCGACTTCAACTGGCGTGCCGAGTTTTGGGAGAACTACGACCGCTACTTCCGAGGCACCCGCCTCGTCGAGCTCGGGGCGCGGCTGTACCTCATGTACGATGACATCATCGTCGAGGGCTACATGATCGGGGCCTCCGCACAGGAGGGGGCGGATCCGATGCCGGCGGTGCTTCAGTTCAGCTTCCAGATGTTCGTCACGGGCTACACCAACGTCTCGAGACTCGGAGACCCGGACTTCCCAGCGCCGACGGACATGGACTATGCCCAGCTCTCGAGCTACGACCAGGCGATCCAGAACTGGCAGCAGGGCAGGAATCTCCAGAGGGAGCTGTCTTCGCAGGCTGTCATCGAGGCGAACAGGAAGGGCTACCAGCAGGGCGTCGGCAAGCTCATGGCGGACACGCTTCAAGCGAACCTCATCGACGCGGGAGATCCTTCCATCTCCGCGTTCATCGCAAGGGCCTACCTGGCGACGAGAGCGATCGCCAACGCCGCCCAGATGTCCAGGCAGGAGGCATCGGGGAACGGGCTGCGACCCAACCCCTTCGCCCCAGAAGGCGAGCGAGAGACCGCACTTCGGCAGCAGTTCACCCACAACATCGACGAGTACATCGGCACACCGGACGATCGCACGTCAACTGATCTGGCGAACCCACTCTCCATGGCGGAACGCTGGCTCGAGATGGACCGCACCGTGGATAACGGGCTCGACAACATGCTCTCGGGCGGCGCCGACTCGGGGGGCACCGAGTTCTGGGACGTGATGGGCCGCGCCGGAAGGGCGCAGCAGGAGATCGTCGGGAGCGGCGGTACGCGGCTCATGAGTCAGAACATCAATCGCGGCATGTTGATTGGTTCTGCGAGCCAGAGCGGCAATCAGGCGGCCATGGCGAGGTCGGTACCCTTCGGCATGTCGATCCTCTCAGGGGAGATGCTGTAGATGCCGACCGCGCAACACCTTCGCCTCCGGTGCTTCCTGGAGGGGATCGAGGTCCCAATCGTCTCGGCCGCGCTCTCTATCCAACCTGACGCACCGGCTCAGTGCCAGATCCAGATCCCCGCCACCGATAGGGGACACGATCTTCTGCCGAGGACCCTGGTCCACGTCTTCTACTACGACTACCACGACGGTCCTGGGGACACCCTAACTGTTCGTGTCGGAGATGAAGATCAGGTTGTCACCTCCGATGCGCAGGCGGAAGCGCGGGAGGAGGCAGCGCAGGCCGCCAGCGTCTCGACTGAGGAGGGGTCTACGGATCCCACCACGACGGGATCGGTGGCCAGCAGGCCGGCGTTCGACACGTTCTTCTACAAGCAGTCGGGGCAGCCTGAGCTGATGCCCAGCCCCTTCAACGAGACAGCAACCCTTCCGTCTGAGGGAGCGTCTTCTTCATCTGCGGCAAGGATCGAGTCGTCGCAGGTCAGGCAGGATGAGAGCGAGGATCCACTCAGGGACGAGCCCGACAACGATCAGAAGTGGCGGCTGTTCTTCTGCGGTGAGGTGATCGGATACCAGTTCGTGAAGAGCTCCAACAGTCGGGGTCTGATCCTGGACTGTTTGGACCTCTCCGTCTACTGGGACACCTGCTACCAGTACAAGGTCAACGTGGCCTCGCTCACGGGCAACGGCGTCGCCAACTTCGTCGGAGCAGGAACCACCCTCTTCGACGTGTTCTTCCAGAGCTCCACCAGCACGATCGTGGACGTGGTCAGCCGTCGCTCGTTCAGCAGGCCCGATCTGACCGGACTCCTTTCTGGTGTGGTTCACCTGCTCGAGCGTGTGGGTGGCGTCTACACGAGCAGGAGCCGTGGCTTCCGGGGCGTGAACGACTTCTTCTCCATCGCGGAGCTGCGCCTGCATCTGGTGGACATGATCTGCGCCTCGGAGAACGACGACTCCTCGCGGCTGATGTTCGCGCGTAGAGCCTTCAACTCCTGGACCCGTCGAGAGGGTGGACAGCTCGGTGAGATCGCCAGCTTCAGGGAGATCCTCGGTCTCCTCAACCGCTACATCTTCCACAACGTGATCCCGTGTCCGATCGCCAAGTTCGAGCCGCCCTCGAGGTGGGCTACGACGAGGAACACGAGGGTCCGCTACAACGTCGCCGACACGCCGCGCGGCAGATCCATCCTCGAGCGAGCCACCTCAATCCGATCCTCTATGGTTCAGACACGGAATCTGTACGAGATGCTCAACGCAGAGACTCGAACAACGGGGGCTGTCAGAACCATGTTCAACCGCCTGGCCACGCACGCGAATACTCTTCGTGAGCTGGCTTCGGATTTCCAGCGTGCAGGAGCCGGATCAGCTGCTACGAGTACGCTGTCATCGAGGCAGAAAGCTCAGGAGGCTTCATCTCGTCTGGTCAACAACCCCGGAGACGACTCGCTCATCCACAGAATCACCGACGAGATGATCGAGGATCTGGACGATGCCATCGCCGACTTCCAGGGCAGGGAAGGAACACGGAGCCAGAGTCGTACAACGAGGCACGAGACTCCGGCGCGAGTGAACTCGCAGATCCTGCGGCCTGACATCTTCATGGTCGCCCCTCCGCGCTGCAACGTGATCTTCCCAGAGCTGTACGGTCAGATGCAGTTCTCGAGGCAGTTCCTCCGTGAGGTGAGCCGGATGCGCCTCACGGTGTCCGACGAGATCTTCGGTCCGGACTCGCTGCTGGACAACCAGTACTACGCCCCCGACATCGAGGTGTTGGGACAGCGACTGCGACAGGGAGACAGGTCTGCTGGCGAGAGAGCCGAGGGTGCGACGCTTCAGCAGGCTGCGTACAGCTGCCGCCTCATGGATCACGAGCTCTTCACCGGCGTCGTTCCGGTCTTCGAGCGCATGAACGAGGTGAACATCTACGCGGCGAGGGCACAGATGGTGACCAGGCGTGGAGCCTCGGTTCCCTACGCGATGAGGGCAGCGCACTTCCAGTTCTTCAAGAACCGCATGTCACCCAGGTCCATGTCGGTTTCGGGGAAGTTCAACCCGTACATCGCGCCTGGATTCCCTGCGCTGGTGATCGACAGGTACATGACCAAGGAGGGCATCGAGCTGTCCAACCTTCGCGGGCTGGACCTGCTCGGCGAGTCGCTATCGCGTGGATGGGCCAGGGTCATCGAGGAGCGAGATCAGCAGCCCTATCTCGAGGTCAGCGACGACTTCGCTCCGATCGATGTGTGGCTCGCGCTTCGGGAGACAGTCCCGACGCAGTTCGTTGGGCTCTTGATGGCGGTGCAGCACACCGTCTCCCAGGGGATGGCCGGCACCTCCTACACGCTCACGACGGCGAGGACGCATCGAGAGAAGGACGAGCTGCTCGGATCCAACATCGTGCAGGTGGCGAGGAGGCAGGCCAGTCAGGCTACGAAGACCATCACCGTGGCGGCGCAGGAAGGCGACCCGCCGCAGGTCGGCCAGCTTGGTCCGTACTACGGTCTGATCACGCGGGTGGAGCAGGTGGAGCGGACTGGGGACTTCCACCTCTTCGGGACGTTCGGAGCAGATCGCCCGAGGCGGCAGCGCGTGCTCGTTCCGGTGGGCATCACGCAGCCGGCTCGCAGCTACGGCCCCGAGGTCGTGGGGATGGTGGGGAGTCGTGACACCGAGGTCACGTTCCGCGCCTATCAGATCACCGAGGAAGTGGACAGGTGGCGTGGTCAGCGTGTCGAGGTCCCCATGGAGGACTTCCTTCGCCCGCCTTGGATGAGCGAGGTCTGGGCCGGCGACCGCATCGGTGGCGTGTACCAGCAGTTCTTCGGGACTGGGGCCATCACCGACCCGATCGTCATCGACACCGGGACAGAGCGGGAGATTCCGGTTGAGGACCAGGAAGAGCGAGACGCTGAGACAGAGTCGAGGAACTACACGATCCAGGACCCCGTCAGGGCGGACGGGACGACCAACCAGTCGGCGGACATGGACATCACCGTCGAGCGAGCCATCGACCTGCTCGTGAAGTCCTACAGCGAGATCAGGCATGCCGGTCTCGACGTCCACGAGTTCATCCGGGCGTTCATCTGGCGACCCGTCGCTACCATCGACGAGATGCTTGGTTCGCGCGACCTTGTAATCGATCCCTCGACGGGCCAGGCCACTTCAGGTATCGAGGGGTTCCACAGCCGCGCCTTCGGCCGTGGTGAGATGGGCCGCAACCTGCGGAACCTGGTCCCGGAGAACATGACCGGGACGAGCGCGGAAGATCAAGAAGAGGACGACTACAGCATCGCCGGCCGCATCCTCGGCATCGGTACGGGCGAGGGCGAAGACCGGAGGAATCTACTCACCAGGCTGGACAAGCGATCCGAGAAAGGCGAAGCCGTGATGGCCTACGTCCAGGAGCTCTGGGCGAACCGTGGTCTGCTTGGTTGAGCTGTAACGGGGCGGTATCATGGGTGCGATGAAGAAAGAAGCCGTAGGCGTGAGGACCGGGGGGTTCATGCAGACGAGGAGGGGGACACGTCCGCTCCACGTCGAGACCCTGCTCCGACGGCAGAGCCCAGGTTCGGCTGCGAACGTCTTCGAGCCCGTCAAGCCCACGGTGACGGACAAGACCTTCGAGCAGTCGCTGGCGGCCACCGCCGGGGACGAGTTCCAGCCCGAGCAGGAGAAGGATGCAGAGCTACGCCGCGACACCGTCAACGAGAAGCCGACAGCGGTGTCGCCGGCGCTCGTCGAGTCGGCGAAGAAGAGGCTGGTCGGAGAGCAGAACGGGAAGAAGGTCTTCCTCGTTGATGGTGGGGTCATCCGCGACAAGATCGACACGGACTTCGCCTTGGGTGGCAACTCGGCTCGGTACAGCTACGTCCCCGAGGGTGAGGTGTGGGTCGAAGACACCGGGAACAAGAAGGACATCGCGAACACGGTCGTCCACGAGGATCGCGAAGAGGGTCTGATGCGCCGTGGTCAGACCTACGACAAGGCGCACGAGAAGGCCACCGAGGAGGAAGAGGAGCGGCGCAAGGAAGCCTCGGTCAAGGACATCGTCGCCAAGATAGCCCCCCACACGAACGACGTGGTCCTCGTGGCCTCGCGGCTGGCTCACGGCAAGCGAAGGCGGAAGGAGTCTGGGGAGGTCAAGAAGTCGTCCTTGATCACAGATCTCGAGAAGGAAAGCTCGGCGGCTGAATTCGCTCCTGGCATTCCGATCGGCAGGGTGGTAAAGAAGATCCCCTCTGTGAAAGAGAAGGATCCCAATGCCGAATGGACAGCAAGCCTCTCGCTCCATCCCGCCGCCCGACGCGGAGATCACTTCGATCTGCGGTTGGTGGACCCGAAGGGACAGGCCCACTCCTGGGCCATCAACAAGATGCCCGAGCCAGGGAGCAGCACTTATGCTGCTCAACAGCCGACCCACTCAGGCTCCTACGCCCGACGAACAGAGCCGTTCACGATCCCCCTCAACGTGTACGGCGGGACCCGTCCTGGCGCCAAGGTAGAGCCGAAGTATGTGCAGCCCGTCGAGGTCATCGCAGCGAACGACAAGCACGTCCACTTCCTGCGCCATCAAGGGCAGGAGACCGAGGAGCTGGTCCTCCGCCGAATCGCTCGAGCCGGAGACCGGACGCCCATCTGGGCGTTGCACAACTCGACCAGAACTCGATCTACCCAAGAGGGACAGCGCCTCCCCGACTCCAAACCCAAGTACCAGGAGATCCCGATCGGGTCCGTGGACCTGACCAACGACCAGCAGCTCATGACCGCCAAGCTCGACGGGGCGCACACCCTCGTCGACTTCCCGAAGGCGGACCGGATGGTGCGGACGTACTCCTACCGCCCCACCCAACGGCAGAGCGGTGTGATCGAGCACACGTTCAAGTTCCCCAACTTCCAGAACCTGAAGACCCCGCAGTCGCTGAAGGGCACGCTCATCCGAGCTGAGACTTGGGCCTCGGATCCGTCCGGGAAGGCCATCCCAGCATCCGAGCTCGGCGGCATCCTCAACTCGAGCGTGGTCAAGGCGCGTCAGGCGCAGGAGCAGGGGATCACGCTGCGCAGGACCGGCATCGACGTGGTCAGGTACAAGGGCAAGGACATCTCGAACGCGCCCTACGCCGAGAAGCTGGAGGTCCTCAAGGAGGTCCACAAGGCAACCGGAGGAGCCATCGAGCTCCCGCTGGCCGCCAGGACCGCCGAAGAGAAGGCCGTGCTCATGAACGCCGTGAAGGCCGGGAAGCTGCCGGAGACGAGAGAGGGCGTGGTCCTACACGACCTGACCAGCAGCCAGCTGATGAAGGCCAAGGTTCGTCCCGACACGGACGTCTACGTCCGAGAGATCGTCACGAAGCCGTTGACGGAGGCCAAGGGTCAGGCGGCGGGCTTCAGGTACTCCCTCGAGCCCACCGGCCCCATCATCGGGCACGTTGGCACTGGGTTCTCGAATCAGCTCCGGAAGGAGATGCTACAGAACCCAGATCAGTTCGTAGGACGTGTCGCGAAGGTTCAGTCGGCAGGCCAGCACGTCAGCCGTAGCGGACAGTCTGGGGCGCTGATCGGCTCTCCTGCTTTCAAGGAGTGGCACATCGACAAGACGCCGCCTGAGCTGATGAAGAGGGCATCCCTGGACCCCGCATTCGTGGGGGCGTACCGCATAGCTGAGGAGGAAGCGGATCCAGAGAAGATCGTGGGTAGGCTCGCGGAGACACGACAGGGCCGCGCCCTCAAGCCCGTGCTCGAGAGCGCGCCGGTCCGACCGTTCGTGTCGAAGTTGAGATCGGCGTACCGTCGTCTCATGAGGAACAAGAACAGTGCCGCTTGATCACGAGACAGATCCGGTCCTCGACTTCATCGAGTTCGCCGATGAGCTCGACAAGGAGGCTGCCGCTGGCAGAGCCGAGAAGGACTTCCAGCTCTGGAACCAGTGGCAGCAGAACGGGAAGAAGTCGGAGGACCTCGAGCCCCTCATGAAGCAGATGGAGCCGCTGATCCGACGCGCGTCGAACGTCTACTCGGGCAAGGTCAACATCCCGAGGACGGCGGTTCATGCCGAGTTCCAGATCCAGGCGATGAACGCCTTCGACACGTTCAACCCCAATCGGGGAGCCTCGCTCGGGACACACGTCACGTGGCAGCTCAAGAAGGGTAAGCGGTTCGTCTCCACGTACCAGAACATCGGACGGATCCCTGAGACCAGGATCCACAACATCACGACGTTCCAGAACGCGAGAGATGAGCTTCGTGATCAGTTGATGCGAGATCCTTCGGCGCACGAGTTGGCAGATCATCTGAAGTGGCCAGTGAATCAGGTCTCGGCGATGGAGCTCGAGCTGCGGCGTGAGGTTCCGACCTCGACGCTCCAGTCGGACATGAGTTCCATCAAGCCCTCGAGAGAGGCCGAGATCCTTCGGCTGATCCAGTACGACCTCTCCCCCGACGAGAAGGTCGTGTACGAGCACCTGCTGGGCGTGAACGGGAAGCCACAGCTCAAGCCAGGTGAGATCGCGATGAGGCTCAACATGTCGCCGTCGAAGGTGTCCAGGATCAAGGACTCCATCGGCGCCAAGGTGAAGAAGTACTACTGATGACCACACGCAAGGAAAGACTGACCGCGCTTCAGAACGCTGTCGATCGATGGGCCGACGCCGAGGAGCAGAGACTTCAGGATGAGAAGTCGTACCTGGAGTCGGTCTTCAACGGTCGAACCAACGGCGGCCAGCTGTCGCGGTACATCACGGAGGAGGCGTCGTCCTTGCTCGAGGACGAAGTGAACGCCTTCCTGGTGGAGTAGACCATGCGCGTCAAGCCCACCGAGTTTGAACGAGCCCAGCAGCAAACCCTGATCATGTTGGGCAGGCACGTGCTTCTGGGACTGCGATTCGAGAACGAGTCGCACGTAGAGCGTCAGGGACTCCGCGAACAACAGCACAGACTGATCGGTCGGGAGCAGGATGCGTGGCTGCTCAAGTTCGCCCTCATCTACGGTATTCCGGTGACGAAGATCAAGGACTTCAAGTTCACCAAGGACGGAGAGGTCTTGGTAGGAGATGATCATGAATCCACTGCTCCCGTTTCTCATGAACAAGCTGGCAGCGGAGAGCGCGCCGCCTCCGGTGACGAAGGCAGAGCTCAAGACGATCCAGAAAGAGATCGAGCAGAACAAGCCCAAGAGTGAGGCCGAGAAGAAGATCACTGAGCTTGTAGGGAAGCCTCCCACCAGGGGGCAGCTGCTTCGGTCTGCTGCGGTTGCCAGCGGCGGTGGCGTTGCTACGCAGGTGCTGGGTCGTGTCATCAGCGGGCCTGGGAGCCACATGGGGAAACCCATGTACCCGTGGATCGGTGAGAAGGGCAAGTGGGTCGCCGAAGCCGGGAAGAAGCGATGGCTCCCCTCCGACATGAGAACTGGGAAGGCCGTCCTCAGCCCCAGGCAGTTGGCCAGGTCCATCGCGCTCAGCGCGGTGCTGACGGCGGCAGTGCCGGTGGCCAAGAGGATGTGGGACATCGACGCGGCCAAGAAGGGCAAGTTCTGAGTCATGGCCGTCGTCCCGCGCAGGAGGGAGAACTTCGCGCTGGGCGCGTGTCTCGCCACGGACAACGTCGGCGACCTCGTCTACATCAGGGACGTCTTCACTGGGACACGGTACCGCGTTGAGAGGGCGGACCCATCTGACAGCCTGAAGATGCCGGCCGTAGCAGTGATCGTGAGCAAGCAGACCCCAACTGCCTGCACGATCATGTTCTACGGCATGACGAGTCTCTACTCCGGGCTCACCCCCGGAGAAGCCTACGTCGTCGGCACGGACGGCCGCCCGGCCAAGCTGGGTGATCCGAACTACCCCGGCTCGGGCTACATCGTCCAGCAGATCGGCGTCGCCACCGACGACGACGAGATGCTGGTCCGCCCGATGGACGCCGCTGGGGACAGCGGATCCGTCGGCAACAGGTACTACCAGCAGCCGCTGATCGCCACCGTGGATCCCAAGATCTTCAACACCGTCCTGCCGTTCAAGCATGGTGGTGTCGAGACCGAAGTCATCCTGTACAATGGTCAGCGACTGAAGGAAGGTTCAGGTCACGACTACGTCGCCTCTGCCTCTGGAGGCTTCGGTGGTCGGTATGATACGATTACCTTGGAGTTCACTCCGAGGTTGAACTCGAACTGGTTTATAGATTACGTCCCTGATCTGTAGGGACAAAAGGAACAGGAGATCAGGATATGGGACGCTCCCTCTTCGATCAGGACACCCAGGTTCACAGCTCACTGGACTACACGGACACCAGAGCTCCGACCGAGGCCAACTACGAGACCAACGCGACGGACCTGGAGTACGATCTGAACTCGATCAGGTCGATGCTCCACGAGCTCCGTGACGTGCGGACCACGAACTGGTGGGCCGCACTCGCCGCACCTGGCACGTTCCCCGGAGAGGGCGCGGCAGCGCGTGGCGTCCAGGACGTCAACGAGGATCTCTACGACATCGAGAGGAAGCGCATCCTGAAGCGCCGCGCCGTGGTCGGTGCCGACATCGTCGTGCCCAGCGCGCTGAAGGCGACCGGCACCCTCACGACGGACACGAAGGCCAACTTCACCGACGCCCAGACCTTCACGCTGAACGACGGGACCCAGGCCGCGACAGTGTTCGAGATCGACACCACGGGCGGCGGCGTTCTCCCCGGCAACATCCAGGTCGACATCAGCGGCGACATCACAGCCGATGACGTGCGCGACACCATCATCGCGGCGATCAACGGCGTCGGCGCCGGCCTCCTCATCACGGCCACCAACGGTGGTGCCGCAACCGTCTCCCTCCAGAACAACAACAACGGCACCAGGGGCAACGTCGCGATCATCCACAACATCACTGCCCCGGCCTGGGCCGCGAGCGGGATGAGCAACGGCGCGGGCGACCTCGTCATCCTCGGCGCCGGCGAGCTGCCCGGCACCGCCTTCGCTGCCATCGGTGCCTCGACCAAGACCGGCACCGTGGTCGCGTACAACTCCACCTTCGGAGTCGCCACGCTGGCCGAGGTCGCCGGCGGTGACGCGCTCACCCCGAAGAACCTCTGCAAGATCGCGGACGCCGCGACGGGCCAGCCCATCATCGACGGTCTCGGCAACGAGATCCACGCCCTGGCCCAGTACGAGAACAACACGGACGGATCGGCGATCACCATCAACACCCCGAACAGGATGCAGCTCGTCTTCGTCGTGCACAACCCGGCCAACGACGACCTGGTCTACGTCGATCCGCAGTACATCGGCGGGCAGACCATCGACTACAGCCCGGTCGAGCGGTACGCCTTCGAGGACATCCCGGAGCACGCCTGGCTCGGTGACGACTTCATCGACGCCGGTGCCGCTGCGACGACTCGTAAGGCGGCCTACGACAACCAGGGCATCACCCCGGTTGAGCTCGGCACGAACGCCATCCTCGACCTGAACAGCGCCGGGATCTACTGGAGCATCCGCGACCTCGCCAACGCGGACCTGTTCGTGATCACGGAGGGCAGCGGTGGAGGCAACTCCAAGATCGAGTTCGCTGCCGCCACCGACCTGTTCGACAACAACGCGATCTCGAACCTCTTCGCCGGCCCGCTGACCGTGGACGACGATGGCACCGACATCGAGATCGGTGTCACGGCGGGGCAGATCAACACGCTCGGCGCGAACAATCTGACCCTGCTCGGCGCGGGCGAGCTGTTCCTCGACGACGGGAACAGGACCGCGTCGGACTTCTCGGTCCCGCTGAAGCTGACCGAGGACGACCTGGAGTGGGACGCGCTGGAGACGACCTTCGGCGGCGAGTACTCGCTCGCCAAGATGCTGGTGATGGCCTACTCCAGCCAGACCCTGGACAGGGCGCACGCCAACGTGATCACCGCCGACATCCCGGCCAACACCGCCATCGACGGTTCGGTCGGAGCGCCCAACATCAGCGCCCAGATGCCGTCCTACAAGGGGCTCGACTTCGAGGAGAAGGTCCAGGTCTTCATCAACGGCGCGCTCCAGCGGCCCGGTGCCAACGCCGGCACCAACAACGACGTCTACCCCACCGCCGTGGCTGGGGATCAGGCCAAGGGCATCTTCTACTCCGAGTTCGTGCTGCGCTACCGTGGCGGCGTGAACCCCGACGTGGTCCAGATGATCGTGTACGGGACGCCGACTCCGTAACGTGATACGCTGAGCCCCCTGGAGGTTGAGGATGAACCTGGAGAAGCTCAAGGTGAAGGCGGTCATGGCCGAGAGCATGGGTCGTGAGCTCGAGAAGGACGTCGAGCGGGCCAGGACCAAGTTCTTCAAGCTCCAGGGGGCCAACGAAGCTCTCGTCGCAGCCGTCAAGGTGATCACGGATCAGGTCGGATCCACCAAGGACAAGATCATCGCGGGCGAGCTCAAGATGGAGTCGAACGACGAGATCGGCTTGGCCAAGCTCGTCGTGGCCCAGCTTCAGGGTGTGGTGCGGAAGCTCCACGATATGGCAGAGCTGGCGCATACCAACTCGATCAGAGCGGACGGTGAGCGGGCCGCGTTCGAGGACTCGGTGAAGCGGCTCAAGAGCATCTTCGACGAGGAAGTGCAGAAGCTCGAGAACCTGGAGAAGCAGATCCAGGCCGGCACGGTCAAGCTCGTCGATGGCGACCTCATGTTCGTCGGTGACGGTCCGCGTCCTCCTGGGACACATCCGGGTCCCACGCTCAAGGCGCAGCGCCAGGCCGAGGAAGCGGCCGAGGCCGAGGCCAAGAAGGGCAACGGGGTGGAGAAGAAGACCCGGCGCCGCAAGGCCAAGACCGAGGCCAGCGATGACCGGAACACCTGATGCCCACCACGGCGAACTCCTAGAAGACGAAGGCATAGTCCTAAGCCCTTCGACGGATCCCACTGTCGAAGGCGAGATCAGATTCTCCTCTGGTGTGCTGAAGGCGAAGGACGGCACCGGCGTCTTCAACCTCCGCACCGGAGGTCCGCACGCACCGACTCATCATGAAGATGGATCGGACGAGCTGCTCGCTCAAGACCTGGGGTCTGGGGAAGCTCCAGAGGGGCAACTGCTTCAGACCGATGGCGCGGGCGGTTGGAACCTCGTCGACTACGTCCCTGGCTACCCCGCCGCGCTGGAGTACTTCAGCGACAACTCGACCTCGACCACGACGTCCAGCACGTTCCAGGTGAAGCTCACCTACACCACGGCGAACCTGGCCCTTGGCCACTACCTCGTCTTCGCCCAGGCCGTGCTCTCAGGGTCGGCGAACAACACCGAGACGGAGGGCCAGTTCCTCGTAGGGGCGGCCGTAGTCCAGACGCTATCGGCCCGTCTCTCTAGGGTGGGCGCCGAGTTCGCCCTGTTCTCGATGTACGTGCTCGATGAGGTGTCGGGTCCGCAGACCTTCACGATCCAGTACCGCAAGTCGGGCGGTTCAGGTTCAGCCTCCATTCGTGATGCCCGTGTGATCATGTGGAGGCTGTTCTGATGGCTGACACGAAGTACACCTACTCCGTCGCCACCGACACGGCACAGGGTGTCGTGGACCTTGGTGCGCTGGAGCACGAGGTTCAGGACAGCTCCATCTCGTCTGCGGCGTACCTCTTCGTGTCGAACACGGAGGACGTGCTCGACATCTGGTTCGACGGAGCTCTCTCCGCTGGCGACGAGACCACCCTGGATGGGGTAGTGGCCGCTCATCTAGGGCTTCCACTCGACATAGCCACGACAGGAGGGATCATCATCGATCCCATCCCAGCCCCATCCGACCTGGCCGTGGTTCCACAGGGTACGACGGGATCCACGAGCTGGGGCTACAGCGTCACTGCCCATTCCCCCACAGGGGAGACGCTGGAGTGCGAAGAGGTTCTGATCAGCAACGGAGCAGCCACCCTCAACGGCACGAACTACAACAGGATCACTTGGAGCAAGGTGACGGGGGCGGTGAAGTACTCCGTGTACCGCACCACCGCTGGTGGAACGCCGTCGTCGGTAGGGAAGATCAGGACCACGACGCTGCTCCAGGTCAACGACAAGGGCTTGACCGCCTCCGGGGCTTTGCCCTCGGAGGACAAGTCCGGAGCCCTCGTCCTCGGTGGCGAGGTAGTGGCGTCGGGCGGGAAGAAGCTCGACATCCGTGAGCTGACCACGGACAACTCCACCGTCACGTCCCTCATCGCAGTCACGAGGCGCTCCAGCGACGTGGTGGAGGCCGGCTTCGGAACGGGCCTCTACGTCAGGCTGAACGACGACGAGGACGTGCTGCGTGACGCCGGCGCGATGCACTTTCTCTGGTCCGATCCGGACTCTGCCTCTCCGGACTGCGACTTCAGGGTCATGCTCCGCGACGGCGGAGGATCGATGGAGGAGCGACTCAAGATCACGAGTGGGGGCCAGCTACATCTGGCTGGCGTGACCGTGATCCAGATAGAGACGGCTCGGGCTAGCCTACCCATCGACGCCTGGATGAGAGGTGGCTCCGCTGCGGCAAGCTCGAACAACGACGTGCCCAGCGTGACCTTCGCCGCTACGGCGGAGAGTCGGATGCGGTACACGCTCCGCCCCCCGCAGAACTACACCAGTGGTGATCTGACGCTTCGTGTGCTCTGCTCCTTCGCCGGGACAGCGGGGAACACGGGGGTGCGGTGGCAACTCGACTGGAGCTGCCTCAGCTCTGGGGACGCGATCCCGTCGAGCTACCAGTACTCCAGCGCGTTCACGCAGAACGAGAACGACAAGAGCAACGACACGCTCTTCGTCACAGACTTCACGATCCCGGCAGCGCAGTTCGACAAGACCAAGGATATGCTCGTGCTGTGGCTACGACGTGACGGCGATCACACAGATGATACCTGTACGCTCGTCGTCCACATCCACATGTGCGAGTTGCGATACACAGGAAGAACCATGGCCGGTCAGCCCGGTCAGTGAGGTGGTCCGTGGGACCAAGGAGTAGGAAGATGGGAACGTTCCTTTGCGACGTCTTGACCGCGTACTCGAGCCAGGCGACCTTGATGGGATACCCGGAGCACTGCTCCGCCGATCCCGAGAAGCTCGCCGCCATCGGAAGGTCCCTCGGCCATCAGGTCAGGGTGGTTCGCCCCTCGAACGGGAACAAGGCACTCTACACGGTGAGCGAGCTGCGTCAGGAGAGCCCGGACCGCAGGCTCCGGATGTGCCTCGACGGGCGGAAGCGGCTCAGCGCGGACGGTTCCACCTTCTCCAGCGGGACCTGCGACTCGGCCTGCACGCGATCCGACCTGACCGATGCTGAGGCAGAGGCCCAGGGCGAACTCGTGGAGCGGCTCGACGAGAGCGGGATCGGGTCCGCGCTCGTTGCCCTGGCCCCGCACGGCGGTGCGATCGAGAGCTACACCGACGAGCAGGCCGAGCGCGTCCTGTCCCAGCTCGTCGCGGCAGGCAAGGCAGCGGCGTGCTGGCGCTGCAAGGGCTGGCGCGTTGGTGGTGGCTCCTACGATGCGTGGCACATCACCTCGACCGAGATCCACCCTGCGTCCTTCCCGCTCCTCGACTCGATCAAGGACAGCGGGTACGCCTACTCTGTCGCGTTCCACGGCTACGGCGAGGACAGCGTGGCGGTCGGTGGCGCGGCCCCGCTCGCGCTCAAGACCGAGATCGCTGATGCGATTCAGGCTGTGCTTGGTGGTGAGCACCTCGTCGAGGTCGTGACGAGCGGCCCCTACGCGGGGATGGATCCGAAGAACCTGTGCAACTGGCTCGTCGCGACCGGCGCCGGGATCCAGATCGAGCAGCCGCTGGACGTGCGGTCCGCCCACTGGCAGGCGATCGCCGACGCGGTGGCGGCGGTGTTCGCGGCGAAGCTGTAGCACAACCTGGGTTGGGGGCGTGGAGAGCTCCATGGACATCGAGCAGATCGTGGAAGAGTTGCGCGACATGAAGGCCACGCTCCACACGGCGGTGGAGAAGCTGGACACGCTGATCTTCAACTTCAACATGATCCACCAAGCTCAGGTGGATCAGGGCGTGGATCTCCGCGCGGTCCAGGCCCAGTGCGCACAGCGCAGTCTGCGCTGCCCCGTGTTGAAGTCATACCCGCCCCCAACCCCTACGCCTACTCCTGCAACTGGTAACGGAGGTGTGCCATGACGCCTCCTCCCGGAAAGGGTTTGGACAACCCGTTCGAGACACCACTCCCTGACAGGGAGATGTACCCCGACGACGAGGTGTCTCAGGTCAAGAGTCCCGACGATGCGTGGAAGAAGCTGGAGAAGCTGGATCGTGTCCTGAACCGCATGGTCGTTCCGATCCAGCAGATACCGGAGATTGCGGAGAAGGTGAGCGACATCGGAGAGCGCGTCACCCGAGTAGAGGAGCGCGTTGCCACCACGAAGGATCGTGTTGACGGTCTCGATCAGCAGTCACGACGTCCGCACGATTGCTTCCAGGTCGACAACATCGAACGTGTCGAGGTGGCTGCGCTCTCGCTCCGCAAGGACGTGGAGGATGACACGAGGAAGCTGGGCCTCATCGCAGCCGACGTGGACCACATCAAGACCAACGTGAAGGCGGCGAAGGAGGTGAAGCGATCCAACCACTACTACTGGATCGGGATCGCTGCCAGCTTCCTCCTCGCTGGAGCTGGTGCAGTCTGGTACATGCGCGGCGTCAGTGCCGAGATCCAGATGGAGGCGTTGGCCCGAGACGCCCAGTTCAAACAGGTCGAGGTCGTGCTGACCAAGGTGTCACGGCAGACCGATCCCGCTCCGGTCAAGGAGCAGCTCGAACAGCTCCAGACTGCTGTAGAAGAGAACGGCGAAGCCGAACTCGAGGAGTGGTGCTCGAAGTTGCCTGAGTCCGACATGGAGAGGCTGAAGTCCTCTTTGCCGAGGAGCTCCTGGCCGAAGTGCAGTAGACTTGGGGGACCATGACCATTCCGGCAGCAGTTGGTGATCCAGTTCTTCTCGTCGAGGCGATGCCTGACGGCAACACCGGGGTCTACCCGCAGGCGGAGATCTACGACGTCGGCGGGATCGTCCCTCTGGCTGTCGTGGACCTCGATCATCAGGTGAAGGGTAGATACGAGGGAAGCTGGACGCCAACATCGGTAGGCTCCTACTCGGCGCTCTTCATCGTCTACGCCGACGCGGCTCACACGGTGGAGAGCATCGTCTACACAAGAGAGGCGGAGCAGATCTTCGTCTCCGCGTCCGACGTGGACGACCTGGCCGCCATGTTGATCCGGGTCTTGGGCCTCGTCCACGAGAACGTGTTCATCGACAACACCACCTACGATCCGAACTGCATGCTCCTCACGGCGCGGCTCAGGCTCTTCGCGACCAAGGCGGAAGCCCAGGCCGCAACCGATGGTGGAAGCGAGCCTGCGCTTCAGACCTACACGATCGACGCTTCCTACGAGGGACCTGGTAGAATGAAGCAGTACAGGATGGTGAAGGACTGATGCCGACATGCGGGATGGCGATCGTAACACGGGGGATGATCTATCCGCCTTCGGAGATCTACCCCGTCGTCTGCGACAAGCCAACCGTGCATGCCGTTGTCGAGGTGCGTCCACAGATCCGGGTCACCGTTCCTCCTGTTGCGGAAGGTCCTGCTGGCGTACCATTGGTGCTGGCCGCCTCTGATCTCAGACCAGAGGTTGTCAAGACGAGGGGTCCAGACCTCGGCACTACCCAGGACAAGCCGACGGTGGTGTCCTCCGATGACCTGAAGCCGCAGATCGTGGACACCGAGGAGGAGTGACGTGGCCGTCATCAAGCTGAAGATCTACGTTGCCAACCTCTCGAACGTCATCGGCCTGTTTGACAAGATGCAGGTCTGGCGTTCAGAGACTGGTATCCTTGGGACCTACTTTGAGATCACCGGACCTACCGCTCAGGCTGCTACGCTGCTCGGGTCTGTCGCCGGTCCGTTCACGCTGAACAGCAAGACGATCAAGCTGAAGGTGAATCAGGGATCCGAGCAGACGCTCACCATCGTCAGCGCAGACCCAATCGGCATCGATGATCTGGTGGACTTCATCAACGGCATCCCGAGCACGGGGCTCGTGGCGTCGGAGGACGGGGGCAAGCTGCGGCTGTCGACGGTGGCGACGGGGACGGTATCGGTAATCGAGATCACGGGTGGTACGGCGCTGACCGACCTCGGCTTCACTGCGGGGCAGATCGACAACGGCGAGGATCCAAGGATCACGCTGTCGCCGCTGTCCACGTCCTACGAGTACGACGATCAAAGCGGGGATCCGGACAACTACTACAAGGTCCGCTACTACAACAGCGGAACAGGGACCTTCTCCAGCTTCGGTGATCCCGTCAAGGGAGACATCGGGTCCATCGTGGCCCCAACCGACCTGGTCAAGGCATATGCCACGTTCGCCAAGCTCGACGGCAAGCCGGTCTCTGGTACCGCCGTGATCTTCTACAACGTCTTCATGCCACCGCTCCAGGTGGGTGACATCGGCATCATCGGACGAGAGATCCGAGTCGAGACTGATCAGGCGGGTTACCTGGAGACGATGCTGGTCAAGGGTTCGCTGGTGGACGTGATCATCTCTGGGACAGGGATCATCCGCCGCATCACGGTCCCGACCGCCGACTTCAACATCATGTCGGCGGTGGCTGCGGCGGACGACAACTTCCAGATCCAGATCCCGGACATCCCGGCGGCGGTGAGAAGATCATGAGGAACTACGACAAAAAACCAAACCGCTGCGCGTGTCGGGATTGGGCCTATACACATCAGCACGTGTACGTGTCTGGTTTGCACCACCCTTCGTGCCCCATGGGGCACAACATCATGAGATGTGAGTGTCAGCTCTGCAAGGAGCTGCGAGGGGAGGGGCGACGTGGAACAGCTGTGCTGGCCGGGCGGAGGGTGTGATGCCAGCTCTGACGGGAATCCCGATCGCAGCCCTGTTTGCCATGGCGCGGCAGATCTCTCGGCGGGAGAAGATCGACGAGTACCGGCACGCCACCTCGGAGACAGAGAATCGTCGGAACGTAGAGCACGAGGAGCGTGCGCGAGAGGTGGGTCTCGAAAGGATGCGTTCGATCTCCAGCGCGCAACTGATGTCCCAGATCACGGGGGACGGCCTTCCTCCAGGAATTGTCGTACCTCGAGGGGCTGGAGTCCCAAAGCCATTCGTGACACCATTCGTTCCACAGCTCGTGGCATCTCCAGGGGCATGGCGGAAGTGAAATGGCAGCACCAGAGACAGTTCGTGTCTATGCGAAGGACGAGAACGACGATCCGCTCGTTGGCGTGCTCGTCAGGTTCTTCGATGACGCCGAGGTCTTCGTCACGCAGCAGCTCACTGCCCTCGTAGGCGCAGAAGCCTATGCCGAGGTCACGCTCGACGGGGACACGGTTCCCATCGACTACACGATCCGGTTGCAGAAGACGGGGGTCTCGTTCGACGGAACGCTCGGGGACGACAGCAAGACGCCGCAGTCGATCAGCGTCTACTCTCCGGCCTCACTGTCGCCCACCGGAACGAACAACTTCGAGGTGCAGGGGCAGACCTACACGCGGCCAGCAGCGTCCGACCCACGCCTGTGCAGGTGCTCCGGCTACTTCGTGGACTACAGGGGGCAGCCGCTCAAGAACCTCGAGATGCACTTCATCGCGCCGTGCTTCAACACGAACCAGCCTCCGTGGAACCCGCTGATTGTGGACGAGAAGGCTGTTCTCAGCACGAAGATCTACGCCAAGACGGACTCGCGCGGGTACATGGAGATCGACCTGTTCAGGACTGGTCTGTACCAGGTCATGGTCAGGGGCATCGAGACATCGAACAGGCTCGTGACGGTTCCCGACGCGCCGTCCGTGAACCTGGTGGATCTCCTCTTCCCGGTGGTGGGTGAGGTGACCTTCAGCTCCAATCCGGTTGCCGTCCCGCTCAACGACTACGTCGATCTCGATGTTACCGTGGTGGCGACGGACGGTCAGGTACTGGTGCTCTCCAACAACGACGTCATCTTCGAGAGCCAGAATCTCGGAGTTGCCATCGTTCAGATCGTGGAAAATAAGCTCAGGGTCATGGGATCCGGTGTTGGTTCCACGACCATCACAGCTCGGAGAGCGGACACGAGTACGGTCACCATCCCAACAGAGCCAGTGATCTACACGCCACTCTCCGTAACGGTGTCGTGATCTTGGATCGTAACGAGGAGTATCTGAGGAGGCTCGCCGAGCACGAGGCGTTCAAGAGCCTCTGTCGCAGCCTCATCGTTCGAGCCCTCCGAGACTATGTCACCTACAAGACTGCCAGAAAGCCTGGAGAGCGCAGGCTGTACGCCGAAGCAACCGAGTGGATCTTCGACGGCCACAGCGTCGATGTTCCGGCGAGCACTGATCCGATCCACCTGGGCAGTCGCGGGGACATCCAGATGGAGCTCCTTGAGCTCGACCGACTCATGAGCTTCGATTCCATTTGTGCTATCCTCGGGTGGGATGCGGACATGGTGCGAAGACGAGCGAAGGTGCTTACCCAAGCAGATCTTGATCGCATCGGGCCGAATCTCATGGATCTGTGAGCGTGGGCTACTCGAGTGATGAGAGAGACGCAGCGGTCTCGAGGTTGGTTCAGGGTACCCTGTCCTTCCCGGTGGATCGGCTCGGCGTCAGGAATCAGGCCACCCCCTTCGAGGAGGTGAGGGAGCTGGCGAACTCCGCCCTCCTCTACGATCCAGACGCCGTCTTCTTCATCATCTACCAGGCGGCCAAGGCGCTAGGAAACACGGTGAGAGCGGAGGTGCAGCTCTGCGACGACCTCCTCGACGCTGTGGACGATCTGGCAATGCCGGACAAGCCTATCGAGGACGTGTCCTCGCTCTCCGACGCGGCCACGTCCCTGACCATCATGCAGGGGGCGCTGGCGCGCAGGGGTGTGGTCGGGGCCTCGGAGTACAACAGGTACAACGCGGCGATCAGTCGTGCCACGAAAGAGATCGGTAGGACGGCACGGATGACCTACGTCCCACGAGGCGGCACTCAGGTCATCAAGGACGTGGTCCGCAGCAGCTCGGAGGCGAAGGTCGAGGTGCTGTCCCTCTTCAAGAGCCTGAAGACCGAGCACGATGAGCTGCTTGCACGCATCGGGTACATCCTCGCGTCCTACGACCAGTTCGTCGCTGCCAACCTCTCGGGCATCGTTGGCCAGCGTCAGCTTTCTCGGGCTGCGTCCGAGATGAAGGCGCTGCACGGAGATCTGGATCCCAAGACCCCGATGGAGCGGACGGCTACAGCGCGGGCTTCGCTGCTCCAGGTCCTCGCCAACAAGAGCGTGGTCAAGTCGCTGAAGACCAGGGTTCTGCCGGGAGACGCTCGAGTGGAGCAGGAGTCGGGTGCCACACCGCAGTACCGCATCTCCCCGGCTGGGACGGGGACGCCGGCGGATGTTGAAGGCACCATCAGCGCACCATGGGCGATCCAGGCTGGCCACAGCGACCGTCTCCGGGGAAACTACAACGGGACCGTCGTGGACGTGGACCTGGTGGATGGGTCCGACTCGGGAATCTCTGGGATTCAGCAGGCTCATGTAGACGGCTTCGAGATCGGAGACTTTGCTGTCCACGCCGACATCCCCACACCCTACGATCTCGTTTCGGATGTGGAGCCATTCACAATCCCACCGAACCCTTACACGCCGGGATTTGGCTTGTTCCAGATCGAGATGGATGGGGACATCTACGAGTGCCAGATCGTGGTGGGTGGGGGATCCCGTACCGCAGCAGAGGTGTGCGCGGACCTGTCCAACCCGGCGAGGTGGTTTGCTCCGCTGGGGAAACCACCACTGAACTTCACGGCCACGAACCTGATTACCATCGCATACGTGAATGGATCACCGCCATCTTCGTACCCAGAGCGGTACATGCGCGTGGTGAAAGGGTACTTGGCGATTACAGATCTGTGGGACTGGTACGTGGACGTCCCTGGCGTCGGGCTCGTGGCTGGAGAGAAATCGTTTGGTTGGAACGCCAACAACGAGTTGTGGATCCATCCGAACGACTACGACGACTTCGTCTCGAGTCCCATCGTCGCGACGCTTCCAGACGGGGACTTCCCGGACTTCTTGATCACACCAGCGCAGGTGAAGGCTGCCATCGACGCGGCAGCAACGGCCTCCTCAGAGGAGTTCGAGGGAGTCACCATCACCGACGCCGCTGGAACTCGGATTGGTGTGGCCTCGACCTGGAGCAGGAACGTGAACGGCTCCGTCGTGGACGGCGGCGAGGGCTCCGCCATCACCATCAGGAGCGATGGGCTGAGAACGAGCGGCAGCAGAACAGGTCTCGGCACGCCCAGCTTCCTCGGCATGAGGACCTTGGGGTTTTCGGACGGGCAGGAGTCCGTCGAGGGTGACATCAGCGGCCAGACCGTTGTGAAGACCCTGAACCAGAACGCGGGTTTCGGGGCACAGGCAAAAGCATCTCTGATCAAGCGTTCCTACTTCGAGAGTACGGAGGGCATCTGGAGTGCGGGTGGCACGCTTCTGAAGCTCCAGGACGCTGATCCAACAGTAGATTGGCCACCTGCATCACAGCTGAAGGTGACCATCAAGGCAGGAGGCAACCGAGGCGTCTACGGCGTCACCGGCTACGGGTGGACGAACCTCGGAGGTTTCGACTACCTGTACCTCAGCTTGGACCGAAGGATGCGGTCTGAGGAGCCAACGACGTATCAGCACTTCGAGGTCTACTCGGAGTTCATCAGGCTCGAGTCGTTGGTGGACACGACGGTCAGCAGGATCACTCTCAGCGACCCGACCACCATCCCAGCGACCACGGTGAGGAAGGTGTTGGGGCTGTCCTCCGCTCCCCACTACGGGTCCGTCGCGAAGATGCTCGTAGAGTGGAACGAGCCGGGCATCGGATGGAAGCCCTACGATGCCCGCTCCAGGAAGATCAAGATTGGGGACAAGGTGGTCAAGAGCGACGGCTCCGTCTACGCGACGGTCTCGTCCGTATCCGAGTTGGAGAGCGGGCTCGTCGGTGTGGATCCGGAAGTGATCAACTGGATCTCGCTCGGTGCGTTCTCGATCGAGTCGGCGGACTACCTTGCGTACAAGACCTTCATCGAGGCTCTCCAGGTCTGGTGGCGTGCGTTCGCCTACCAGGAAGACCTCGACTCCCTGGACCGTGTGATCAATACGATTCTGCGCAGCCATCCAAACAAGGACCGCGTGGATTCGGTCTACAACGCCGTCTCGGACCTTCGAGATGAGCTCACCGGAACAGGTTCGCTGGAGGAACTGATCCAGGCGTTCTCAGTCCGGACGGTCCAGTCGGCAAGTACGGCGGCGAGAGCACTCGAGGATCGAGGGCTGGATAGGGCTCGGGAGCTGCTGCTTCAGGGTCGCTTCGAGGAGTTCTTCGCGACGACATCGAGGACAGCGAGTCATGGAGGGGCGTTCCTCGACGCGGCTGCGAAGGCTGTGGTGCAGGACCTGAACGAGGCCAACCCAGCGAAGGCGCGCTTCAGCGCCGTGTACCGTCGGCAGGTCGGGGACTGGAGAGAGGATGTGGATCCGACGTCCGACTTCACTGGTACCGAGGAGGAGCTTCCCGACGAGGAGCTCGAGGAGTACTGGCCTGGCATAGACGAGGACGTGCAGGGTGAGCACTGAGCAGGAACAGCGGGATCAAACCGCAGTAGACGAGATCCGGAAGGCCCTCGCGGACGGGTTCGCCCACGTGCGCGGAGCGGAGGTTCGCGATGGCATCGCTGCGCTCACGTTCGACGAGATGCTTGCGCGTTCCATCCAGGAGATCGACACTGATGAGACGGACATCCGGGTGTCGAAGCTCTCCGCCGTACGGGCGGTGAGGCAGGGTGTGAGGGACGCCGTGGCGCAGGCTGCTCGGATGCCTCCGGAGATGTTCGTGCTGAACAACACGAGCGAGGCAACGAACACGAACGAGGACGGATCCGAACCGGAGCCCACGGACGAGGAGGGCACTACCAGTGGTTGATCTTCAGGTCATCGAGATGCGGGACATCCTGAAAGTGACCGGAGTCACCTTCGTCCCGGACTTCACCCCTCCGACACTCCTCGTGAAGGGCCAGGACTTCAACAACGCCTTCGAGGTCTACATCAACGAGTCCAAGTCGCCCAGCGTCGTCATCTCGAACAGCCAGCAACTGCTGGCCCAGGTTCCTGAGTCGGAGACGGACGCTCCTATCAGGTCCATCGTGGTCGTCAGCTCGAGGCTCATGAAGATCGAGCGCAGCAAGGTCATGTTCCGACTGGGGGACAGCCCGAAGTCGGTGGACGGGTTCGAGCGGCTCATCCAGACCTTTCTGAAGATCATGCTCCAGTCCACGAACACGGACATCTTCTCTCCGAAGCTCGGCGGCAACCTCCTCAGCGCAGTAGGTAAGCTGATCAGCAACCCGTCCAGCCAGACGCTCACTACGGACTTCACCCTGGCCGTTACACGAGCCAGGCAGCAAATCATGGCTCTCCAGGTAGGAGATCCGACTCTCAACCTCAACGAACGGCTCGCCTTCGCGAAGGTGCTCGAGGTGAAGTTCGTGCCGAGCGAGCTCGCGCTACTCGGTAGGGTCCATCTCGGCAACCAGGCGGGACGTCAATCCGCTGTCGGCTTGGGGCTGTAACATGGCGATCACAGACTGGACACTGTTCATCCAGGAGCGGCTGCGGGCGTACCAGCCCGACATCAACCTCAACACGGGATCTCCCGCGACCGTCCAGGTCGTCAACCCCATCGTCAACCGGATGGCTCCGGATCCCGTCGAGACGAAGCTGCTCACCTTCATCATGACGCGGTTGCAGCAAGAGCACCCCATGCTCTACGCTCGAGAGGGGTCCACGATCATGGACCTCCTCGTGAAGCCCAACCTCGTCTTGCTCGAGCCGCTGCGACGAGAGATCACGAGCGTCAAGAACCAGCTCACCCTCCTCTACCCAGAGCAGCTCACGTCTGACGAGGCAGACGCCCTGGTGGCCAACTTCTTCATCACGAGGAAGCTCGGGGACTACGCCAGGGTGAAGGTTCGGCTGTACTTCCAGAACCCTGTCTCGGTGAACATCGGGACCGCCAACGTGGCCTTCACGGCGCGCGGACTGCGCTACCTGCCGATCAGGGCGCAGAGCATCACGGCGGAGGGGATGCTGACCAACTGGGACGGCAACCTCTACTACTTCGACGTGAGCTACGTCGCCGAGCGCGCCGGCACGCTCTACAACATCGCGGCCAGCGAGATCATCGGCGTCACAGGTATCTCCGCAGCGACCAGGGCGACCAACCTGACGAAGGCCAGCCCAGGCTCAGACGAGGAGACCACGAGCCAGCTTGTCTCTCGCGCTGAGAGGTCGCTCGGCGAGAGGTCGTTGACCACGGTGCCCGGCATCGTCTTCCAGCTCTTCGATCAGTTTCCGGCGCTGACCATCCTCCAGATCATCGGGTACAACGATCCCGAAATGATGCGGGATGTGATCACAGGTGGAAATCTCGGCGAAGTCGTGCTGTTCGGACCCGGCGGGTTCACGGTGGACGACGGCGACGGAGACGGGTACACCTGGCTGTTCTCCGACTCCACCACGAGCTTCACGACCGCGTTCGGTCCGGTTGGTACGGACATCTCCGACTACGCCCTGACGGCGTGGTACCTGGACGGCGCCGTCCTCACGCCGCACGACTTCAAGTTGAGCGAGGTCCTCGGAGCCACGCAGGTCAGCATCGACCCGGAGCTGGAGGGATCCGACAGGCTCCCGGACGGGCTGACCAACGTCATCTGGACGATCAGGAAGCGAGCTCTCCTGACCCTCTCCGGCATCCCAGGCGGGATCATCTTCCCGACCCTGATGGGCGGTGAGGTAGAGATCGAAGACGGAGTGATCCACGTCGGGGGCTGCACGGACTTCTACATTCGTGGCGGCGACATCGAGGACAAGTCCCTGGCGGTCGAACTCGTATCCGACCAGGATGTCGTGGCTCGGCGAGAAGACGCCCAGACGACGAATGGTTCTCCAGTCGTGATCCTCAACGATCTGAGCGCAGAAGAGTTCAACGACATCGTGGAAGGCGACACGAGCCTCTACCTCGAGGAGGGCTCGGACCAAGGCGCGTACAGGATCATTCAGAAGTTCCCGGTCGGGCCTCCCTATGCCGTCCGCCTCAGCGCAGACATGACGGCAACGGCCACGGACATCTCGTTCAACCTCGTGGACGACGTGGACGTGGATCTTCTCGATCCGAAGGACATCCGATTCGTGGGCACGGACCTGCGGACCGTGGCCGGCTCCCCCATCATCGACACGGTCAGCGGGACACCAGACTTCGTCGGTGTCGGAGTTACCGATCAGGACATCGTGGAGATCCTCAACGGATCCGATGAGGGAGAGTACTCGATCGCTGCCGGAGGCGTGGCCGCAGGACAGATCACCCTCGCCTCCGCCATGAGCGTGACGGGCTCTCCGCTCCAGTACAGAATCTTCCATCGACAGGACGGCATCGAGCTTCCGCTTCTCAGGATCAAGTCTGTGGAGCGGTTGGACAGCGGACTCGAGCCCACCGGGGAGCTCGTCCCCTACAAGCATCCGGTGGACATCCAGTCCCGCAGCTTCCAGAACCCAGGTCGAGAGGCGAAGGTCGGCACCGGCATCGACGTGACCGAGGGGTCGTACCTGCGGGCGACAGCGGGGTCCAAGCTCCTGACCGCAATGGACATCACCGGGGGTGCGACTGGCATCGACTTCTGGGCTTTGGGTCTGCGGCCCGGAGACCTCATCAACATCAACAGCACCGACAACCAGGGCTACTACACGGCGGAGCTGGTGGGTACTGGGGGCGGGCTCGCTGCGGATCAGATCCAGGTCTCCAAGGCCATGCGCTGGAGCACCGCGATCGGCCAGGATATGCAGTACGAGGCGGGTGGGCCGTCCTACGGATCCTTCCGTCTCTACTTCCTCGATCCCACCTCCTTCGCAGCCACCTACGAGAACACGATCTTCTCCGTGACGGTGAACGGCGTCACCAGGCGCTTCCGTCCAGATCCGGATGTGGACAACCAGTACCTGCCGACGGACGTCACGATCCCGACTGTGGCCATGACGGCTACGTCGGACGTCGTGTCTCCCTACGATGTCGGCGGCACGGCGTCCATCGACCTGAGCGCCCACCTGGTCCGTCAGGGTGACCTCGTAGAGATCACCTACGCGCCCATCATCGGCTCGGCGGATCTCACCTCGGTCAGCCTCAACCTGGACGGCCTGCGCCTCAAGATCGACGTTGGCTTCGGGACCGAGACGGTCTACTTCTCCGGCACCTCCCTCGGGGTGGATGAGATCGTCTCCCAGATGAACGCCCAGCTTTCCAGGGAGGTCGCAGCGAAGTACACGTCGCCAACCGCCACGGATCACATCATGCTCCGGGCGGACATCCCGATCTCGCTCATCTCGGACGGCGCAGTGGCGGATGCCACGCTGCTCGTGTTCGGGACGAACCGCCCGTTGTACATGTGGCCGGCGTTGGCCGGCAGCTTCGTCGGGGTCACGACGCAGAACGACGCCCCGGACAAAGGGATCTATGCGGCGCAGTCCATCGGAGCGTATCCGCCTGGGAGCGTGACGCTGACCGAGGTCGACGGGAGTGCTTGGGCAGCCTCCTTCACGATCCACGAGAGCCGTGGGCCGTACATCCACATCAGCCGCAGCGGGGTTCAGCGGATCAGCTCCACGGCCATGTCGGCGCAGATCGACGACTTGGGGTTCTACTACTTCGACGTGGAGTGCGTCAGCGAAGGTTTCGGCACGCCGTGGAACATCTCCGCTGATCAGCAGGCTACGGCTGAGGGGTACTCCTCCGATGGGTGGGAGGTCACCGTCGAGGACGAGAACCTCTCCTACTCGATGGCCGAGCATCCCTGGTTGCACATCAGCCCTCGCATCCTCGTGGTCGGCAACGAGGACGACGAGACGAACAAGGTCGAGCTGGTCGGCAGCAACGTGCAGATCGTGTACGAGCGGGACCCGCTCGTGCAAGACGTCCACACCTACGTCACGGATGCGCAGACCAGAGTGGTCTGTCAGAGCCCGCTGGCCAGGTCGCTCTTCCCGAAGTTCATCAGGACAGCGATCACGTATCGTGGCGGCGGAGAGGTTCGGGATGTCAGGGTCGACATCACAGCTCACATCGAGTCGGTTCTCCCAGAGCAGATGCTCGAGGCATCCGACATAACGAAGATCATCACTGACACCGGATCCTCTTACGTGCAGCTCCCTATCACAATGGTGGGCATCGGGCACAACGCGGACAGGACGATCTCGGTGGAAAGGGACCAGGATGCCATCTCGTCAGGGCGCCTCTCGGCACTGCTGCCGGATGACAACGAAGAGACAGCGGATGGGGCGAGCTACATCAGCCTGACCAGGATCATCTAGCGAATGATGGGGATCCTTGGTTCGATTCGTGCGAGGTTCCCCATCTCGAGGAGCAGACCTGAGAATGGATCGAACAGGCAGCGGCAGTCGACGCAGCGGCACAGGCACTTCGGAATCGGCCTCGAGCTGTTGGAGATGACGCTGCCGTCCTCGCACAGCTCCAGGTCGTTGTCCAGGTCTCGCTCCTTGACGGTCGTGCCCCCACAACGAGGGCACGATGCGTCGTTGTAGATCTTCTGGTCCGCTTCGACGAGGGGAGTCAGAAGGTCAACCTCGTCGGCGAGGATGGCCTTGAGCAGTTTGGGGTCCATCTCCTTGAACATCAAGGTCTAGTATACTGGGGGGAAGGCGCGGGTAACAGAGGATGACAACCCCGAGTGCGATCTACGGAAACTTCCAGTACGGCCAGAGCTACTACGGCTACCTCGCCGGGTTTCCTGTGTCCGACGACTTCAGGATCTTCGACTTCTGCTACCCTGTCGACGCGGTCATGGGGCTTCTGTTCGCGTACCCGGAGGTCTCGGCACCACGGTTCGGACTGCCCTGGAACTGGTTCGATCCGTCCTACAACTTCTGCATGTTCAGCGACGACGGAGCCGAGTCGGGCTTCCGCATCGACCTGTCCGTGCCGCAGCCGTACTGCACGATCCAGTTCTCGATCGAGCCGGTGAGCCTCCCGCAGAACTTCTCGGACCTGGCCAACAGCTGCGTCTTCGTTGGCGTCTTCAACCAGTTCGGAAAGATGGGCGGCCTCCTCGTCTCGGAGAACGAGGGGCTCGCCCTTGCGCAGAGCGGCGTCGGACCCTACATCGTCCTCCCCGACTCAGCGGATATCTTCGACGAGGGAGACGGCCCATACGTTTTCAGGTTCACGATCAACGAGTCCACAGGTAAGGGGAACCTCTACGTCACCAGGAAGGACGTCCTCACTGCAACAGGCGTTCACCAGCTCCGCTACACCTTCTCGCTGCTCGCGTGTCCTGCGGGCGAGACGGACAACTTCCGGGTCGAGGTTCGCGGGACAGCTTCTGATCCAACCGAGATCCACCTCGGCTGTATCCGGATGGACGACCGGGAGAAGATTCCAAACCAGCGACCTGTGGCTGTGCCGGGACCTGACAAGACACAGATCGTCGGAAACTACGTCGCCTTCGATGGTAGGGAGAGCTACGATCCCGAGGGTCAGCCCTTGAAGTTTTGGTGGAGCCTCGTCGAGGTTCCCGATGGATCGGCGTACAGGGCTCGGGTCGCGGGAGACACGCCAGCGGATCCGACTGGGTACACGAACGTCGTGCTCTGCCCGTCTGGTCCACCACCTGTCCCGTTCACCGACATCCTCGAGGGGGACATCTTCGTGAACGAGGATGGGTTCTCCACGATCATGTACGTCGCGTCCGACGGGAGCTACTTCGTGCTCGCGGACGATCTCCTCAACGCCGGCACAACGGTCGAAGGCTACGTCGCGAAGCAGATCGTGTGGGGAGGAACACGTCGCCCCACCACGGTGCAGGACGTCCTCGACGTTGAGAACACGCCGCCACTGCTTCCGGCAGACGGGGATACGTACCTGGTCGACACGGCTCCGGTCGGTTTGTGGGCCGGTCAGGCTGGGTACCTGGCGACCTGGAGCTCGTCGGGAGGGGTGTGGTTGTTCAGCCTCCCGGCCTTCGACACGATCATCTACGCGATCGGGAAGTTCGAGTGCTTCCGGCACGCCGGCGCTGGCATCTGGTATGAGGCAGCGCCGAAGGGGTGGGAGCTGGATCACTGGGAGGGAAGGACAGACCAGATCGGCGTGATGCTCGTGGACACCCTCCGCCTCTTCGTCGTGGAGCTGCTCGTCAACGACGGTGAGCTGGACAGCCTCCCAGCGGAGGTCCTCTGCAACTCCTACGAGACCAACGTCCAGCTTGGGCTCACTCCAGACCTGAGCTTCATCTGGAACTACATCTCGGACTTCTGGAAGATCGTGGAGGGTCGGGAGAAGGCGGAGACCGTGTGGTCTGGACTGGCTCAGGTCTACACCGATCTGCTCATGCGCCTGTGGCAGTACGACTACGCGAAGAGCATCCTGGACATCCAGCGCCTCTTCCAGGTTCGCTGGATCGACTACAGCCTGGTGTACGAGGAGCCCAACTACGACGAGCTGCCGGCGACCATTGAGAGCTCGGTGGACGCCTCCGGCTTTTCCGTGGCCCCCGGCGTGACGGAGCGGGCCTTCGATCTCGGGGCGGTCGTCGCAGACGTAAGCGATCTGAACTACCTCGTTCTCGACAGCATACCCTACAAGGTCATTCGAGTGGAGCAGGGAGCCACGACCGTGGTCATCACGTCGGATCCCATGCCGCACGACGATGCGATCGCTGTGTGGGTGACACCGCCGGAGTCGCAAGTCCCGCCTCTCGCGCCGTCAGATGGGGACGCCTACATGGTGGGGATTGGCGGGACAGATGCCTGGGTGGGGCGCGACGGCGAGATCGCAACGTGGAACGAGGACGACAGCCTCTGGGACTTCAGCGAGTCCGTGCGCCCGAAGGCGTGGATGATCCGCGCCAGCGTGGTCTCGCGGTTCAGCAACTTCTCCGATCTGCGGGTGTCTCCCGGCGACACGGCCACCTTCGAGGTTCGCCTCGATGGCGATGTGACGGACGTGACGTGCTACGTCTACGCCGTTCGCGGCAGTGCGATGATCTTCGACCAGACGAACATCTTGGCTTACCTCGCCGACGACTCGTACACGGTCAGGTTCAAGAGCGTTCTGCGTCAGTCGGAGATGCAGGTCAACGACCTGGTGAAGACCATCCCGAGGTTGCAAGACACCATCGCCATCATCAGGGTCCCCGGAGCCAGCGCGCCGCTGCTCGAGTACAGGGACTTCCGAGTCGAAAAGATCACCACCATCGAGGATCGTGAGGTCAACACGATCCAGTTCGACAACTTGTGGTTCCCGTTCGACCTTCGGGGGTTCGCGGGGTACACGACCGCACCCGATCACCACTACTTCTACGACAACACCGTCGACTTCGAGGCGACGTTCGGTGCTGGAGCAGACCTGCGCGACTACGTCATCGAGATCGACGGTGGGAGCGTACATCGACTCTGGTCGGTCGTCGGCCCGACACAGGTGCAGCTCTACGACCCAGAGCTGCTGCTCGGGCTCTCCGGGAAGAAGTGGTGGATCCGTCGTCGGGAGGTGCCACCCGCGACGCTGTGGGCAGAGATCACCTTCCTCGACAACAGCTCGCTCATCGAGGCCAACTTCGGCCGGCTGGTCGGACTTGGCATCGACAAGTTGGAGGAGAGGACGTACAACCCGCTCGACTACCTGTCGGCGGTTCAGGGCCTGTGGTACTTCAAGTGGCACGGGCGGACCCCGTACAACATCCGGGTCGGGTCGCAGATCATCCTCGGACTCCCCTTCTCGGAGAAGGCCGGAACGGTCGTGGACATCCAGGACCCGTTCGACGCCACACGTACCAGGATCCTCGTGCAGGACAGCGACAGCGAATTCGTCGTCAGGTCGTACTACCTCCCGACCGTGGTGGGTATCGAGACCAATCCGGAGACAGGGTTGGCCTATGCGCCCGGCGATTCTGTCTCCAGGTTCGCTCCGCTTTCCAAGGGTGTCGACGTCGTCGACTACATCAGCGATCCAGACTGGTTCGGACCCTTTGTAGGATCCGAGGACTTCCACGAGGTGCAGAAGGTTCACACCTTCGGCGTGTTGGTCGAGGCCGATGCGTACAGCTTGACCAACCTCATGTTCCTGATCGACTACATCAGGGGCTCGTGGGAACGAGACGTGGTCCAGAACAAGCCTCCGTACACCTGGCCTCTCTTCGCTGTGATCAAGCGCATTCACGATACCGTGGACGTGGCGGACCCGCTCCAGTTCGGGCCGTTGCCCCCGCCCTCTCCCTACGTCTACCCGCTCGACTGGCCGCCGTTCCCTGTCATGTCGACGTGGGACGACTCGCCCTACGAGGTGACTCGGGTATCAGGAGCTCTCTACGGCGCCGACAAGAAGTTCACGGTGCCGCCGTTGCTTCCTGCGGACACCCCGCACAAGACCCGGTACGAGGTCATCGCCCCGGCGACCGGGGTCTTCGTGGGACAAGAGGGGAATATCGCTATCTGGAACGCCGACACGGACACGTGGTCGTTCCATCCGGCGATCCCAGGCGAGCCGCAACGGACCGAGTTCGGCGGGCTGCATCTGTCGGACACGCCGGCCAAGGTCCCGGATGGCTGGCAGGGTGCGTGGTCCACAGGAGAGCCCGGAACGCACTACCCGACTCGCGCCGAGGGCACCTTCAAGGTCGACGAGCGCAACGAGAAGGGGCACATCATACATCATGTGGACGAGCCTCTGTTGGCTACCACGCGGCTCCTTGACGGTGATATGGAGGATGGGATCAATCCAGGGATCGGCAGGCCGTGGAAGGTTTTCGGTACGCCCTCGATCTGTGCGAAGGTGACCGTGGCAGGTGGCCACCCCGTTCACGCTGGAACGTACAGCACCAGGATCAAGTCCACAGATCCCTACGAGGGGATCTACCAGAGCTTCGTGTTGTCGGCGCCGGGCGTGGTACCAACCGGGTTCCAGATCGGGGCACGAGGTTGGCTCTATGTGGTAGACGGGTGCGCCCTCATTCGACTCTTGGATCAAGATGGTGTCACCGTCCTGGCGGAGCAGAAGAGGAACTTCCCGTCCATGCAGTGGATCCAGTTCACGGTGCACGCCTGGGAGGTTGGAGACGGGAGCCCGCTGCTTCCTGTTCCGCCGCAACTCCGAATCCTCACCGGCCCGGCCGGCGGCGAGTTCTACGTGGACGACGTGGTCGCGTACCACACGATCATGCCGTGGAGCCAGTGGGGTGCGGATCGTTCCATCATGGGCAGGACTGGTGGGTACACTTTCGGTGGATCACCAGACGAGTTCTGGGCGTTCAAGATGTACAGTCCGCTTCCGTAGGAGGTCTGGGTGTTCTATCCAAAGATAGATCGGCAGAACATGGCATTCGTCCCGCCACGCACCATCGACGAGCCGCTGTTCCCTGTCGATGCGGGCAGCGTCGAGGACGACACGATGATGCTGTCGGGTCCGGCGCCAGCTCCGCCCCCAGGTCCCCCCTTCGGTGTGACACCGTGGAGCGGGCCGTACGGTCACCCGGTGACCGAGTGGACGACAACCAACGGATACCCAGCGGTCGGCTATGGCGGAGCTCCGGGTTACACTGTCAACCCCCCAAGGTCGTGGAAGGTTGATGTCCAACTGCCCGACGGCTGGTATACTCGGATCTCAAGAAGGGACAAGTACTCGTGAAGAAGCGACGAGCGACCTTCAAGGACGACATCCGCGTCAAGGACGACTTCACCATCAGGATGAGGCGTCCGGGTGGCGGGGATGATCAATGGCGAAGTGGAGGAGGCGGCTCCCCACCGATCAAGCTGATCTCGAACGTCCACCTTGCCCTACGCGATCCCAAGAGCAAGCGCGTAGTGGAGAAGCGGGATAGCCACAACATCTTCCTCAACTACGGCCGGGACTGGCTGTCGCAGCTGATCGGGCTGAACACAGGCGGTACCTTCTTCCGAAGCGACCGTGTCAAGTACATGGCCTTTGGCATCGGGGGGACGTCGCAGCAGATTGCGGGAGCCACGATCAGAGGGGCCACTCCGGGGAGCCCCTACGCCTACCCAGGCTATCCCAACGACTGGGTAGGCGGGGCAGGTTCCGGGGAGCCGTCGCAGTCGGATGTGGACCCGACCATCACGGCGCTCGAGTGGCCCGTGGAGGTCACGGTCGGTGACTACTACGACCTGATCAGTCAGCCCAACACATTCCCCGGTACCACAGGCGTCATCCGATTCACAGCCGTTCTCGGTCTCCTCGAGGTGAGCTTCGGAGCCCACCCGAGCGTGCCGTTGTCGGAGATCGGTCTCTTCACGCAGGGTCATCCGCTGCCTCTGGATGAGACAGTACCCCCGGTATCTGGGGAGCCGCCGGCCGATAAGTTCATGATCGCGTACAACACCTTCGACACGCTTTCCAAGACGACCGCCTTCGTGCTCGAGGTCGACTGGGAGCTGCGGTTCTCATAGGGAGGAACGAAGCATGCCTCTTCCGCACAGCATCAACATCACCAGTGGCGGCACTGGTCTTGACGTCGGTGAGATGTTCTACGGCTGCCAGCGCGACGCTGTTGATGGCCCTCCCGGTTCTGGATCACGCGGGCTCTCTCCCGGCGAGGATGCGCTCTCCAAGAACTTCAACCGCTCCGCCTTCGCGCTCGCCGAGAACGACGAGTACCTTGGCGACATCATCGCCAAGAAGGCGTTCGCCGTTGCGGAGGTCGGCGCCCTGGCTGCGTTCACAGGCAACCAGATCTCCATCGATCCGACAGGTGGAATGGCGGGTGACATCAACTTCACCGGCACGGTCTACATGGGAGACCTCGGCTGGCCCAACGATCAGGAGAGCCGCGACACCCTGTTCCAGGTCCTCGACGAGAACTACAACGAGGTGCTCGTCGACGGCGTGGAGGTGAAGGTCACCGGCTTCACGGGCGGCCATGTGGTCGGCGAAGGCTTCGTGGCGGTCATGTTCTCCCTCGGTCTCAACAAGACCCTGCCGAGCGGGGACTACCGGATCGGATACAGCAGGGGCACCACCTTCGAGGATATGCCGGCCTACGCGATGATCAGGGCGGACATCCGTGGTCTGCACGAGGCTCCGGGAGAGGCGGCCAGGCCGTCCATCTACGTCCTCGATCCTTCGGCTGCGCCCACGCGGCTTGCGGACTTCTGGGGTCCGACGTGTCTCCAGGATGCCTTGGACGCGATCGGACACGGAGACATCACTCTCTTCCTGCGTTCAGGAGCGTACACCGTCCACGCCCACGGGCTGGTCGGCACCGAGCTCACCATCAGCTACGACCGGGTCACGCTCGTGGGTGAGGGTCGGGGTGGTGTGGACCTACAGCTCCGGCCAGGTCACGATTTGAACGTCACCGGAGACCACCTCTCACTTCAAAAGGTGAAGGTCACAGGAGATGTTGGTGGTGGTGCGGTCCTCAACTACACCGACTACGCCCCGTCGATGATCGACGTGGACCTGGTCGATCTCAAGCTCGTGATGGACATGACAGGTCCCGGTAACCTGGACGCCTACCTCTGCAACGTCAAGCAGTCGGGATCCCAGTCCAGAGGGGCCTACTTCCATCACATCAACTCGGGTGGCATCGTCGCGATCGACTGCACCTTCACGTCCTACATCACGGGCCACAACGCATTGGAGCTCTACAACATCCAGGCCACCAGCGACTTCACGAACTGTTACATCGTCGAGGCCGGCGCGATCCCAGTGATCGCTGATGGCTTGTCGATCAGGGATTGCATCTGGACGCGCTTCTCCAACTGCTACATCGGGACCTTGGGGGACGGCGTCGCACTGCGGTACGGGGATGGGCTCGCGACCCACCTGCTGGTTTGGGTCGACTTCGACAACTGTGAGTTCGCTGCATACACGGGCGTGGTCGCAACCGGCGACGGCACGCCCCAGAATGTCAGGATGCGCTTCGGGAACTGCAAGTTCAGGAGCGTGGAGGCTGTTACCCGGTACAACGGGAAGATGTGCGACTTCTCGGCGATCGAGTATGAGGGGGCGGCGGGGGTCCAGCCCGCAGAGCGCGGGATCACCCTGGACAACTGCACGTTCTACGACAGAGCCTGCAAGATGCTGGACGATGCTGGGGCGGCTGCCGGCCCAGCGATCCTGTTCAGGAACTGCCGTGGCCTCGGGATTGCGGTGGACCGTACCCAGGCGGTCGACTTCCGATGCAATGGCCCGCTCATCGAGATGCACCTGTCGGAGATCGACACTCTCGACGTGCAGGAGGACTACACCAACCTTCAGGCTGTGGAGTTCGGCGGCACAGGAAGGATCGCAATCCTCGAGGGTTCGACGCTGCGGAACGTGACGGTGTCCAAGCTGCGGGGGTTGTGGACCTACCCGCTGTTTTACTTGCGGGGCGCGTACAGGACGACTCCCAATCTGGGTGCCCGAGCTGTTCTCGATACGGCTGTGGTATCTATCCTGACGGGTCAGACCTGGTATCAGCCGGGCCTGAGCGACAACGGCCTGGTCGCCCTGCTGGCTGAGAACGCTCGGGTCGAGCACGTGAACGTGCCCGAAGATGTGGCGCTCAGCGCGGCATCCTCGACGCAGGCTTTGATCAACGTCGAGGGTGATCACTGCGAGGTCGTGGACAACGATCTGCGTCCGGCTTCCGGGAGGCTCCTCTACCACATCAGGGTGCGAGGGAACGAGAACATGAATGTCCGCGTCATGCGGAATACGATCATCTGGGTCGATGCTGGGTGGGCCAGGGGAGGAACTGCGGCGATCTACGTCACTGGTAGGGGAGGTGGCTACTCCAGGCACGGGCTGATCCGTGAGAACTTCATCTTCTACTTCACCGACATGTCTCGGGACGCGGATCTCCCCGCGCAGACCCACAAGGTCATCTACCTGGACCTGAAGGCGGTCTGCTGGATCGTCGCCGATAACAACATCATCACATGCTGTCAGGGCGGCGCGGGCGGCGAATTCGTAATCGTGATCCAGGAGCCGGCCTACGGGACCAACCTCGTCCCCGGCGGCGGGAACAACTGCGTGGGGAACACGATCAAGGATATCGTCAACCTGAACACGCCGGACATCGGCGACTGCAACCCGGCAGGTTCGATTCCGGTCATTACTGCGGGTGACCCGACCAACACCCTCATCAGAGGAGGCGTATGATGGATCAGCTTCTCGACATCGTCCTCTCCGTTGCCTTCGTTGGCATCGCGGTCATCATCGCCCTGCTGATGCTCCTGTTCAACAAGGTGGGGGCGTGGCTCTGGTCCATGAAGAAGCCGTGGATCAGAAAGGTCATGAAGGCACTGCACGTCGCTACCCCCGTGCTGCCCAGCATCTGGGGTGCTGCGCTCGGAGCCATCCCGTGGTGGCCGGTGCCAGAACCCTTCGCCGACCTGGATCCAACGAAGAAGCTCTGGCTCATGATCGTGCTGGGTCTCATCGCCGGTTCGGTGTGGGAGCGTGTCTGGAAGACATTCAAGCAGGGTCTCGAGACAAGAGGTATCAAGATCGATCTCGACGAGACTCCGACCAGTCAGACCGGAAAGAAGCCAGAGGAGTGACGTGATCATCTTCCTCAAGAAGGCGTGGGCCTGGATCAAGAAGTACTGGAAGTGGATCCTGTTCCCTGTCGGCATCCTGGTCGCTATCATTGGATATGTGGCTGGGAGGTCGGCGCGGAAGACGGTTCCCCCTGCGCCTCCGGACCTCGGGAAGGCCGGCGAGGATGCTCTGAAGGACACCATCGCCGCCAACGAGGAGCGTGATAGGAAGCTCGAGGAGCTCAGGCAGAAGCATCAGGCGCGGCTTGAGTCTCTCAGTGCGGAGCAGCAGAAGGAGCTCGACGAGCTCCAGGACAAGCCTCTGGAGGAGGTGGTGTCGTGGTTCAACAGGATCTGATCAGTTTCATCTCGTTCAGCGACGAGCTTCAGAAGATCGCGATGACCCTTCCTGGATCCCTGGCCGGAGCCGGAGCTGGAGCACTTCTCGGCGCAGGCATCGGAGCAGCCACGGCTGGGAAGGATGCTCGCAGCCACGGCGCTCTCCGAGGGGCCTTCTTCGGTGCGTCCACAGGCGCCCTGTCGGCAGGTCTGAAGTCCGCTCGGATCAGGGCGGCTCTGGCGCAGAGGGGCATCCACGCCGACACCCTCAAGCAGGTCATGAAGAGCCCGGCCACGAAGAAGGCTGTGGTGGACGAGCTCAAGCGCATCGGTCACGAGGGCGGGCTCTCCGCCGGTCTCGGTCTGGGTCTCAGCAGTGCCATCGGTGGCATGATGGGTCGTGAGGCCGGCCGGAAGGAGAAGCAGCTCAGGCAGCTGGGGTCGTCGTGAGGACCCTCCTCTTCCTGATCGTGCTCTTGGTGCCATCTATGGCACTCGGCCAGGTGATCTGCGGACCGCAGGACTACACCAGTCAGGAACAACCGAACTTCGAGTGCCAGAGCCCCGGCGAAGCAGAGATGGTTCCTGACCTGCACCCGCCAGCGGCGATCCCAGTTCGCCCCGGCACGCCCGTGACGCCGGCGTGGGAGGGGGCCTTGGTTCATCGGGACCGCTTGGTGGAGCTCGGGCTGCGTGTACATGCGCTCCGTCGACTCAGGTGGGCCGACACCCTGCGTCTCGCTGCCGAGTACGCCGTCAACCTCGAGCACGTTCAGGAGCTCGGACAGGTTCAGCTCGAGCACATGACTGCACAGCGGGACGCCTACCGTGAACGATGGCAGGCTGCTGAGGAGCGAGCATCCCGTTCCGAGAGGTGGTGGCACAGCCCTGCCCTCTGGGTTGGGGTTGGCATCGTCGTGGCAGGTTGTCTGGTAGCCCTCACAGCGTATGGGCTGTCTGCGGTGGACTGATGATCAACTTCGCTGCATTCGCCGACGAGTTCCAGAAGATTGGGGCGACAATACGTCCTCCAGAGACCTCCAGCCTCCCCAGCTTTCAGCGTCGGATCAAGCCGGGCGACATCCTGTTGACCTCCTTCGACAGGGCCGAGCCGCAGCTCAAGATGGAGCTCACGCTGCCGGAGCGAGTCTTCCGCTCGCTCTCGAGGAAGATCCAGGGTGAGACGGAGCACTCGGCCATCTACATCGGGAAGGGGCAGGTCATCGAGACGGCCCCCAGGACCGGCGCCGTGGTCAAGCCTCTCACGAACATGATCGGTGGGCAGGGTGGCATCATAGCCGTTCGGCCAACCGTGGAGGAGGACGAGCGCCGTCGGGCCGTGCAGAGAGCCAGGGAGCTGCTTGGGACCAGGTACAGCATTCCCAGGCTTGCGCGAGCAGGTCTCGCGAACTACATCCGACTCCGTCCCGAGAGGGTCAGCGACAGGTCCAAGCACGAGTACATCTGCTCCACCCTCGTTGGGGACGCCTACCACGATGTCCAGTTCAACGAGCGCAAGCCCTACGACGCGCTCATGCCCGCTGACTTCTTCAGGTCCGACAAGACCGAGACCGTGGCGAAGCTGCGTCCAGCAGCATGATCACATAAAAAAGAGGCTCCAGAGACCTGCTGACGCCAGACGGCGGGGGGAACCGTCTGCGTCAGCATGATCTCCGGAGCCAAGCCCGAAGGAGAGAAAGGAGTAACCTCCTCCGTCTCACTTCTCTTATACCATGATGTGGCTAGTAGTTCACGATCTCCTTAGCTGCTTTTATGATCACGGCCCTGGCGTGTTCCAACGATGTGACGTTGTCCATGCTCAGGCCGAGCGATGCCGCAAGTTCCTTGATCTCGTTGAGGGACATCCTCCTGAGATCCTCGTCAGTCAGCTTGATGCAAGGATCCCCGTTCTTGAACCGCCGGGCGGTCCCGCCACCCGACGTCTGACCCCCTCAGTCCTCCTTCGGCGTCTTGCCGAGGGCCTTGTTGGCGATCTCCTCGGCCTTGGCGATCACGTCCCCGAATCCGGGCTTCAGGGGCTGCGCCGCGCCGAGCTTCCAGATCCTCGCGAAGGCGAACTTCACGATCTCCGCGAAGACGGTGTGCCTCTCGACGAACTTGTCGACCACGTCGCGGAGCTCCACCACCGCCTCGATGGTGGAGACGGTGAGGTCCAGCAGCTTGTCGACCTTGGCCTCGAGGGCGGAGACGTCCGAGGTGGACTCCTCCGTCCTCTTGGCCTTCCGCTCCGCCTTGCGAGGCGGGTCGGCCTCGTGGTTCTCGACGCCCTCGTCGTCACCGTGGGGTCCGTCCTCGTCGTCGCCGCTGTCTTCGTCGTTGGCCTTGGACTCCTCCTTGACCTCGTCGTTGTCGTCGTCGTCGTCGAAGGCGCTCGAGTAGGGGTCGTCATCGTCGTCCTTGCTGACGTTGCCGCCCTTGTCCTCCTTGGGCTTGGAGTCGCGCTTGGCGTTCCGCTTGGGCTCCTCCTTGGGCTCCTCCTTCTTGGAGGTGGATCCGGTGGGGGCCTTGCCGGCGGACTTCTCGAGTCCGGGGAGGTCGATGGCACCCTCGTCGTACTTGGTCAAGATGATCTCGACCATCTTGTCTTCGCCCTCGACCTCGGCCTCACGGACCTCCTGCGGCGTGCAGCCGGCCTCGTGCATGACCCGGCGGAGCCGGTACTTGGCCATCTTCAGGGCCGCCTGCTTGAACGCTTCACGCTCTTCGTTCTTTCCCATCTCAGTCTCCTTCCAGCCTGGCTCTGTTCGCCATGTAGCACATCAGCACCTCTGCATCGTGGTGCCGGAAACAGTCTCTGTGGCAGTGTGCAAGTAGCTGATCACGAATCTTGTGCAGGTTCTTCTCGAGGAAGGTCACGAGCCTTCTCCTCGCGGGGTCCACTGGATGCACAACCTTCTGGACCTCTCCTCGTTCAATGATCATCGCCAGGATCTTCCGTGGCATACCGCGATGCGCTCGAGTTCCCATCAGGTTGAGGATCTCCACCATCTCGGTGGCGTTCATCGCTCTGAGGTCATTCGGGTCGATGCTGATTCCCTTCTCGCGGATCTCCTTGTCCCAGTCGACCTCGCTCCAGTGCCACTTCTTCTTCAGCCCCATAGGACCCTCTCAACGGCGGCTTCTACCTCCTCTTCGATCGAGAGGAGTTCGTCGTCGTCCAGCTCGTAGATCTTGACTTCGACCCTTGGGTCGTCAGAGTCGGCGCGCTTGAACTTGATCACAGGGTGGATGTGGCTGTCGTCCACCCCGATTGCTGCCATGATCGAATCCGTAAGTAGCTTGCTTCGGTTCGAGGTGTCTACCTTCTTGTACCGAGATTCAGCCTTACCTGTCGCCCACCCCTTGTTCACGATGTCCTCGAAGAACACCTTGGCGAAGAACAGGTAGGGCACGTCCTTCTTGAACTCGACCTGGTTGAGGAGGGCGAGCTCGGCGATGGCGAAGGCTGCCGAACGCTGGTACGCCTTCGCCTCGTCCGTCATCTTGCGGACGTGCTGCTTGAACCCGCCCTTGCCCTTGATCGTCACGTTGAAGTAGATGTTGTTGTCCGTCGGTGGAAGGGTGAGGACGACCTCCAGGTACGCCTTCCCGTTTCGAGAACCAAGCCGGTCCATCGGGACGGTCATGAATCGTCTCCGGTGAAGGGAGGTTCCTTGCCGGGACGGTCGCTCCCGAAGGCGCGGTCCATCTTCCCCTTGATCCTGTTCACGTTGTGATCACGGCGATACTGGTCCCATTCTCGGGTCCTGAACTCGACGTCCCTGGACAAGATCTTGTCGCACTTGTCGAGGGTGTCGCACCGGGCTTCGAGGAAGTCGGCGACCCCCTCCCACTCCAGTCGCTTGGCGTTCAACCGCTTGAACTCCACGTTGGTCCCGGCTTTGGCCTTCCGCTCTTCAGCGGTGCCCTTGGCCTGGCGATATGCGACGTTCCTGACGTGCTTCGCCTCTTCAGAGTAGGCTTCTGCCGTGACCCGCGCGATGGCCCGCATCTCGATGGCGTAGGAGTAGACCGAGATGATCTCTCCTCGCTTGTCCGTGACCTCCTTGTTGGAGATCTCGGAGGGACTCTCCGGCATCTCCGGGAGGAGGGATCTTCCCTTCTTCCTCGGCATGGGCGCCGGCTCGAACCCCATCTTCTGGAGACGGGTCAGCACCTTCTGCCGCACAGTCGAGTAGTCCTTGAGATCCTCGGCGACGCCAAGAACCTCCTCGCTCAGATCGAGCTTCGCTGCTTTTCGTCCTTCTGTCATGTCACAGCCTCGGTTCTCGTTTCCTCCGCTTCTCCGATGTGATCGGGGGCTCGCACTTGTCCAGGTACGGACACCCGTAGCAGTGCCTCCCCACGGTCTTCTGCGGCTCTCGCATCTCGTCTGCGATGGCGATGATACCTCGGAGCCGCTTCCCCAGGGGACTCCACGTCTTGGTATCGAACAGTACGGGGATCGACTTGAAGACCGAGTTGTCCTTGTTCACGTAGAAGACGAACGTCACAGGGATGTCCCCGGTGACCATGTAGGCGTGCATCTGCTTCTCGTAGTCGGTGCCAACGCTCTCGCGGAGCGCCGAGAAGCCGCCACTGTTGATCGACTTCCAGTCCACCAGGGCACGCAGCGACAGCCGCACCCCACCAACCTCGAGCTCTCGCTCGAACACGCCGTCCGTGTTGCCGCACAGCTGGTAGGCGTCCGCTACCCGGCTCGTCTTCCAGAGCGCCACCTCGTCGTTGTAGACGAAGCCCCTGTCGATCGCCAGGGTGTGCATGTAGTAGTTCATCATCAGGTGGACGGCGGTACCCATGTCGAAGACCGCCTGCTGCGGCTGCTTCTTCTTGTTCTCCTGCTCACCGACGAGCTGGAGGAAGAGGTACATGTCGCACGAGTGCTTCAGCGACGAGGGGTGGAACCGGGCTTGATTCCGATCCTTGTTCCAGGTGTAGGTCGAGGTGAACTGCATCCCCTTGACCGCAACCGTCTTGGCCCACTCCATCATCTCGCCGGCGAAGTCCCACTCTCGGAGGAGCTTTCGGACGTAGGGGCGTCCGAGCTTGTCCAGATCTTCGATGGTTCGCAGTTCAACCCTTTCCACAGATCACCTCCACGAAGTCGTCCCACATCATCACGGCCATGTTGATCTTGCTCTTGAGCAGTCCGATGCGAAGCACAGGCCGCCTTCCGGTTCTGGTTGCCTCGGACAGCGCCTTGGTCATGATCGATGACGACAGCTTGAAGAAGGTGCCACCCGTGAACTTGTCGTCCACCATCCAGTCATCGTTCCGGGCATCGCCCTTGGAGATCCCCGACCCGGAGGCGGGGGTGGTCCTGCCACCGATGTCCTCGGCGCACTCCTGTTCCCGTCTCCGAGCGGTCTTGTTGATCGCCCGTCGCGGCCCCTTGGTGTCCATCACGTCGGACAGCTTGAGCTTGATCATGGGGGCCACGTCGCCACAGAGGCAGCTGATGCACAGCTCTTCGCTGACCACGCGACCAGCAGAGCCCTGCGTCACCGAGACGGCAAGCTCGAAGAGCTCCTTGTCCTTGAGGCACTTCGGGCAGATGCCGTACCCGTGCTGGCTGTTGAGCGTGGCGGCGGCTACAGTTTGTGGAGGCATGACACCCCTGCCGATTCCAGGCACGTGTAGTACATCGTCTGGAACAGATCGTCGTTGCCGTAGACCTCCTTGATCAGAGCAGAGCCCTTCTCTCCCCAAGGGAGACCGTCGATGACGACCTCCCCGTCTGGCTTCACCAGATCCCTGCCCGTGCCCTGGCGTATCAGGAGGCCCATCGTGTCAGCCGTGCTCACGACGTCCTGGTAGACGTCGAAGCCGTGCTTGAAGTAGTAGGCCACCTCGCCCTTGCCGCCCTCGTGGCAGCCGGCCTTGCCCTTCACCACCTCGTACTTCACCCACTTCCCCTCGAGCGGCTTGCCCGAGTCCGCAGGGATGCGCTGGCCCTTCATGAGGGTCACGTCCAGGAGCTTGCCGTGCTTGATGGCATGGGGACCTCCGACGGTCCACTCCCGGTCGAAGGCGCTCCTCCGGTTGCGGTTGGCGCGTACTTGGTTGATCAGGATGAGGCTCGTCATGTTCATGGAGCCCCGAGACGGATTGCCGAAGTGGTGCCAGCACATGCGCTGGAACTCGGACAAGAGGAAGGCCGACGCAGACTGCTTCGGCTCCTCGTCCATGTCCGTGTCGACTCGGTACTTGCTGACCACCGAGGCGATGGAGTCGAGGACGATCACCTGACACCTGTTGTCGGCCACCAGATCCAAGAGGGCCTGGAGCCGGCGTTCGGTGTTCCCCTCGTCGCCGATGAGGAACTCCCCGAGGCTGACTCGCCTCCGTGCAATCTGATCATCGGTCAGGGGGTTCATCCCCCTCTTGATGCGCTCCAGGTTCTCGAACTGGATGTCCAGGTCCGACGACGGGACCATCACGCCGTTGATGCGGGCGTGGACCTTGTCGTAGGGGACCTCGAGCCAGATCCACGCGATGCACGCCTCGTCCCCGTACAGGCGTTGCGTCTGGGCGATGACCATGTTGGACAGCGCGTTCTTCCCCACGCCGTCCGGTGCGGCGATCTGCGTGATACCGCCGGCTGGGACGCCGCCTCCCGTAACACAGTCGATGGAGGCGATTCCGAAAGGACGGCGAAGCAGGAACGGATTGCTGGCCTCGGAGGCCCGCTTCAGGACGGTCTTCTTCGCCTGCTTGTTCACCAGGCTGATCATGTCGTCCAGGCTGGTGCCGTCCTCGATGTTGAACGTGTTGAGGTTGAACTCGTCCTCGTCCTCGGTCTTCGCCTTGCGGTTCGTCTCCTTCTTGGCCTTCCTACTTGCCACCGTCGGGCTCCCTCTTCTCGAAGGGCTCGCTTCCGTGCTGCGGGCAGACAGGGGGCTTGCCCTGGAGCTCGGCACCGCACTTCGGACATCGGCCCGACACGGAGGCTTCCTTCACCTTCGGATCCTTCTTCTCCTGCTCGTAGCCGTACTTCTCCATGCTGGTCCTCCTCTTCAACGTGTCGGCCAGGGCCTTCTTCCATGCCCCGCTGGCCTTGAACATGATCCGGATGTAGGGCTTGGACATCTTCGTCCTCGCCCCCTTCGCGCTGTAGGCCAGATGCGGAGCCCGCATCATGGGGTAGAGCGTGGCGAACTTCTTGATCCTCACATCCTCGCCCTGCAACGTGGCGGCGATGATGGTGGTGAAGACCTCGTCTACAACACGCCGCACGCCGTTCATACCGAACCGGGTCCGGTAGTACTGCGGCAGCGCGTTGTAGACTTCCTGGATCAACTCAGACCTCGTCATCAGCCCTTCGCCGTCACCCAGTTGTCTCCAGATCCGGGCGCTGCCTTCAGTGGGACCCGGAGTCGGATGCCTGGGTTCTGCATGTGGTACTGAATGATCTTCTTGGCCTCTTCGACGTGCTCCTCTGGGCACTCGAAGACGATCTCGTCGTGGATCTGAAGGAGCATGTCGCAACCCATCTCTCGGAGGCGGGGGTCCTGCTCGCAGCGAATCATGGCCAGCATGACCACGTCCGCCGCAGTGCCCTGAATGATCGTGTTGACCGACTGCCTGTCCCCGTCTCGGGAGAGCTTGCACTCGGCGCACCAGCACAGGTCTCGACTCTCCTTGCGGGCCTCCCACCTGTGGTACTCCTGGTCCTCCCAGTCCATGATGTCCAGCAGCCATCGGCGTCGGCCAAGGTAGGACTCGACGAACTTCGTGTCGGCCACCTTCCGGTACGTGCCGAAGATGAACTCCTGGGCGCCTGGAATCTTCTCGAAGTACCTATCGATCAGCTCCTGGGCCTTCTCCTTGGCAGCCCACTTGACCTTCTTCTCGTCCCAGTCGGGATGCTCTTCTGCAATCTGATCCGGGAAGCCTAGCTCCCTCGCCACGCTGTTCGCGGCCTTGCCGTAGTTCATGCCGAACCCAATGACCTTGACGAAGTTTCGGAGCTCGCGCAGTCGCTTGGCACGAGGGGAGTGGTCGTCCTTGTCCTTCTTGGCGGCGGCAACGTCGGCGTAGGGTTCGCCCCACACCAGCTCCACGTTGGACGTGTGGATGTCCCTGCCCGCCAGGATATTCGCGATCATTCCCTGGTCCTTGGAGAAGTGGGCCAGTAGGAACATCTCGAGCTGGTCGTAGTCGGAGACGATCAGCTTCTTGCCGGGGCTTGCGATGAACGACGTGCGGATGTCGAAGTCGTCCCTCGGCCGAGGCTGGTTCTGGAGGTTGGGGTCTCGAGACGACAGCCTCGAAGTGTCGGCGACGTGCTGGGTGAACGTCGTGTGGATGCGGTCCTTCGCATCCTTACGGATCAGCAACCCATCGACGTAAGTGCCCAGGAGCTTCTTCAGCTCACGGTGCTTCAGGATCAGCCCAGCTTCCTCGATACCCTCGCCGGCGTAGTGACGCAGCACGTGGACGTCGACGGATGCCTGGCGCTCGCCGGAGGATCCGCCGCTGGTGAACTTCAACGGCTGCAACCCCAGCTTCTTGAACAGGAGGTCCGCGAGCTGCGGGTTCGAGTTGGGGTTCACCATCGTCCCGGCGAGCTTGTTCAGCTTCTTCTCGATGAGCTTGATCTCCTCTACGATCTTGGGACGCATGTCCTTGAGGTATGCGACGTCCAGCCGTGTACCACGGCGCTCCATGTTGTAGAGCACTCGGGTGAACGGAACCTCGCACCACAGGAACACATCGAAGAGCGTGTACCCGTCCCAGGTCCTGGTCGTCTCGAGCTGTTCCCTCAGCGCATGGAACAGCCGAAGCACCGCCCACGCATCCATGCTGGCGTAGTCGACCACACGATCTGGGTCCGTGTCGTAAACCTCCGTGAGGATCTCGTACATCTCCTTCTTCGGAGGCTTGCGTGGCTTCCCCTTCTTGTCCTTCGGGTAGAAGGTCTCGGCGAAGGAAGCCATCCTCTCCCCGAACTCGCGGGAGTAGGCGGACTTCAGATCGTGTGGTCGACCAGGATCGACAAGCCTGTCCATGGTCAGCGTGCACATCAGGTCGCCGGCCAACGGATACCCGCTGTTCGCGAGGACGTTGGCGTCGTACTTGATCTGCGAACCAACCCAGGACATCCTTGGGTCGCTGAGCACCGGACGGAAGTCCTCCAGCGTCTTCGACTCGAGGAAGTAGCGGTCGTCTCCTGTGGAGAGAGACCAGAAGACCACGGTGGCCCGATTGATGTCGAGCCCCGTGGTCTCTGTGTCGATAGCCAGCAGGTCGAAGTGGGTGAGCTTCTCCTTCAGCAGACTGATCGCTGCCGGAGTGGTGACGCGGATCGGGTCCGGTCTATCCAAGCTCCACCCATATCGACGCATGATCTACTCCTCGTCCTCGTCCTCCCAGGCGCTCGAACCGGAGCGGGGGCTGCCCTTTCCGTCGTCCGAGCCGCGCTTGCTCTCCTCCTCGACGGCGCTCTCACGGAGCTCCTCGGGGATCTTGAGCTTGTAGATCTTCGCCTGATCCTTGAGGGTCAGGTTGGGGAAGACCTTGTCCAGGCTGACGGGATTCATGACCCCCTCGATCTTCTTCCACTCCTCGTCGGTCACGGCCTTGAAGCGCCGGACCTGGAGGGAGGTGTTCGTCCCCTCGCCCGACTTGTAGAGCTCCATCTTCACGTCCCAGAGCTTGAGGGGCTCGGCCTTGTTGCACTGGTTGCACTCGTTGACGGCCTGCATGTAGCCCTCGAACCCGCACCCGCCGCACTTGTGCATCTCCATGCGGATGTCCTCGAGCTCCTCCTCGTTGGCCGGGTGCTGCTCCAGGTCGCGGTAGCATTCCCCGCACTTCGGGCACTCGTAGGCCGGGACGCTGATCTCGCCGCCGCACTTGCAGCTGGTGGAGAGCGTGTAGTCCGCGAAGTCCACCAGCTGCTCCGTGAAGCTCGGGCCGACGGGCCAGTAGACCCGGCGCCCGAACCGCTTCTCGATCCCCTTGTCGCAGTGCTTGCACCCGCGACCCTCGCACTGGACCGGGTCCTTGTAGAAGTCCCCGGTCTTGTCGTTCTTCCGGTCGGAGTCCACCAGGTGGAACTCCGCCATCAGGACGCCGTTGAAGACGTGGAGCTTCTTCGCCCACGCCATCCCCTTGTCCTTGCCCTTGCTGGCCTGGTAGCAGCCCAGGCACGGCTTCTTGCCGATGTCCACGATCAGGTTGCCATCGGTGTCCCTGATGTCCATGAGACCGGCCGAGCAGCGCCCGAAGCTGTTGGAGGACTTGTGGTAGTGCCTCATGACGAGGCCGTAGGGCGACTCGAACTTCCGGCTTCCCTTCCCGTCCTCGTTCGCGATCGGGGTCACGTACTCGGCCTTGAAGAGCACGATGGGCGTGATCTTCCCCGCCGATCCCTCCTGCGGAGCGTACCTGTCGCTGAACGACCCGCCGCCACCACCCGTGTACTTCTTGTTCTTGACCGTGTTTCGCATCATGCGAGTGACGTCGCGTTCCTCATCCATCTCTCGAACCTCTTTCTGTCGTTGTAGGTATCTCGCAAACCGAGTCCGTTCAGATCATCGGGCTGCTGCGCCCAAGCCGGCAACGCCCAGACCTTGACGTTCACCACGGTCCGGGACAACCACTTGCCGATGCTCTTCATTCCCTTGATCCCAGCGAAGTCATTGTCGTAGAAGAGCACGACTCCGCTGCCTGACATGCGACAGATCAGATCGTACTGTTCCTGCGACATCGACGACCCCATCGTGGCCACCGTGTTCCAGTAGCCGTGCTGCAACAGCCAGATGCAGCCCTTGAATCCCTCCACCACGATCACCGGCTCGTCGGATGTCTCCAGGAGCTGATAGACGCGGTGCGCGTTCCACAGATACTTGTGACTTTTGATCTCATAGGTAGGGAAGAGATCGTCGAAGCCTGGACCGAAGTCGCTGCCGACGAGCCCTTTGTCCGTTTTCCTCCGTCCCCTGTACACCAGGTACCGGGGTTGCACATCGTGGAGAGTAGATCGGCCTGATACCCCTACCAGGTTCCCGTAGACGTCCCTGATGGGGAAGGTGATTCGATCTTTCTCCCTGTCATACCCGATCTCTAGTTCTCGGAGCAGCTTCGGGTCGAAGCCTTGTTCCACAAGTCCGTCCGGGCGCCAGTCGTAGACGCCCAACACCGACTCTGGGATGGTGACTTCGGCCAGAAAAGGATCGCTCCCAATGAACCTGCGTCGCTTCTTCTGCTGTTCACGTCGCTGTCTCTTCTGGATCAGGGGTGCTGCCGGGCCGATCAACTGGTCGACCCGGCTACGGGACACCCCTAGTCCACGAAGCAGTGTAGCCAAGTTCCCACTGCGATTGCAACCATGACATTTCCACAGCCCGTTGTTGATGTTGATGGCGAAGGACGGGCTGTGATCGTTGTGGTCTGGGAACGGGCACCTTGCAGAGAGATTGGAGGATCCGCTGAGCTTGGGCCGATCCAGATACGGACTGACGATGTCCGCGATCGGCCCGAGGTTACCAGTCGTCATTCGGATTGTCTCCGAAGTTGACCATGTCGGCGTCGACGGTATCTTGATCGTAGGTGTAGCTGCCCGGTGCCTTCACCGGGTGCTTCTCGTCGTCGTCCACCTTGGCCTTGCGCCTACCGCCGCCCTTCTTCTTGGCCTTCTTCTTGACATCGGCCTGTCGGGTGTTGTCCCCGTCCAAAGACCTCTTCGTCTGATCTTCGCTCTGAGCATGACGAGCCTGCTCTACTTCCGACATCTTCTTGCCAACGTCGGAGAGCCAACAGCTGAAGGACCAGGACGTGCATGGGGAGACGTTGAGCACCATGCCGCCAGGGCGGATCTCTCGAGCTCCAGCTATCATGGCGTCGAGGTTCACCGTCCCGTTGGCGAAGGTGACACCCTTCTTGATCCTGATGATCATGTCGGCTTCCTGGCCGGCGGCGTCCGCGTAGGCGATGTCCTCCAGGTGCTCCTCATCGTCTCCGCCATCTTCATCGTCGCCCTTCTTCCTGGTGCGCTGCGTGACCCCGATGACCGGAACGTCGAGCTGCTGCGTCAGGTGCTTCAGGTCTTGGATGATGGCGTACTGGTCCTGCCACTTCATTGATCGTTTGCCAGACCGATCGTTCTTCATTCGGTAGAACGAGTCGACGATGATCAGGTCGGGCTTGAACGCTTCGGCCTTGGAAAGGATGTGCGAGACACCCCCGCCGAGCATGTCGTCCTTGTCGGACGTGAACATGACCGATGGGCTGTGTCCGTTGATCAGGGCTCTCGCCTCCTCTTCCTTGAGGTTGCGGAGGGTGGAGAAGTAGATCACCTTCTCCTCGGGTGTGAGCTGTCCCTTCTTCAGCCGCTCGTAGTCGACCTCCGCGATGCAGCACGCGACACGCTTCCGGAACTGTGCGGGCGGCATCTCGCAGCTGTACACCAGCACACGCCGGGACGCGAAGGCGTAGGCGTGCGTCAGGATCTTGGTGACGAACCAGGACTTCATGCTCTTGGGCCGGCCGAAGACGATGATGTAGTCCTGCTGCTGGATGCCGCCGGTCTCCTCGTTCAACCTGTCCCACGGCCACGGGATGCCGGACATCGCCCCCGAGGTCTCTTGGTTCTCGTACTCCTGGATCAAATCCTCTGCACCATCGGCCAGGATGAGGTCCCGACTGGTGGTGACCATGGTCTGAATGGTATTGATCTTGGCTCTCAGGTGAGCGAGTGCATCGAAGGGCGACTGCGTGTCGATGAGATCTGTGGCCTCCTCACACGCTTCCCTCAGCTCACGTGACATCGTCTTCTTGCGGACTTCTTCGCAGAGCTCCGAGAGCGTCTCGGTGATGTTCTCCGGCAGCTTGGTCGGCCTATGATCGTAGACTACTCGCCTGGTTGGCACGCGGCCGTAGTGAGCTGGGTTGTGGTAGTGGTCCTTGATGAACTTGAAGATCTCTTTCGCCTCGGTGTTCGAGAACATGACCTGGGAGATGTTGCTCCGGAGGACACTCCTCAAATCTCCAGTGGCGATGATCTTCGCAACCAGACGGAGTTCAGCGTCGAGGGACATTTACAGCTCCTCATGCCATCGGATGTGACCCTTGTTGAAGGTTCGATCCTTGCCGCCCTCCATCCGCAGCTTCACGCGGAACTTGCTGATCCCGACGACCATGCCCTCGTAGCATTGACCATCGTCCATGCAGATTCTGATCGACTTGTTGGATATCTCCAGGTCTCCGACTTCGGATGCGGCGTCGACCTGCTGCTCAAGGCGCGTGACCTTCTTCTTGAGCTCCTTGAGCTTCTCGTCGTGGTTGTTCAGGCGTGCTCCCACGCCCAGACTACCCTGCGCAGTCTCCTTGCGTTCTTCCATGGAACTCTTCACCTCCCGGAACTTCCCATGCTATTGCAGTCAGGTGGACCGTCACAAGCCACCAGGGGTGGTGGTTGAGCCCCCCGCTCAACCGCACCCGTTGTGGTCGGCGTCAGGCTCTCCTGATCGCGTCGAAGATGTACTTGCCAGCGAGCTTCTCCAGCTCGAGCTGACGGTCCCTGTCCGACCGCATCACCATGGCGACTCGGGAGATGGACTGCGCGATGCCGAAGGCGTTGTCTGGATCGCCCTCCTGATGCCACGCCTTCTCCGCAGCCTCCAGGATCGCCTTGGGCTGACCCTTGAGGTAGTTCTTCAGGTGCTCGAGCGGCTCCGGCACGACGACCTCGTGCAGGCGGGTGGCCTCGCTGATGAGCCTGTTCTTCCGCTCCGGGAGCTGCCGGAACATGCTCCCGATCATCGCGTCCAGATCCTCGTTGTCGATGGACCTGTGCGTCCGGTAGAGCAGCGGTCCGTCTTCCACCCCGACGATCATGCCGTTGGCGCAGACGAACTTCACGAACCAGGGGGCGCCCATGAAGGCGCCGCCGCCGACCTCGCTGTTCTTGAACCTGATGCCGAAGTAGTAGTTGTCGCCCTCCGCCATCGGCATCTTGCCGGCGCGGATCGCGTCGAACGGCTCGTTGTACGTGAGGAAGTAGTGGGAGGCGTTCGGCTTGAAGGAGACCATCTTGAAGTGCATCTCGCCCAGATCGGAGCCGATGCTCTCCTGCATCCTCTCGAAGATGCGGGCGTCCCTGATCTCGCTGTACTTCGGGCTGACGAAGGCCCGGAGCACGCCGTTGGATCCAGCCACTTGGGGCTCCTCGCTCGTATCGAACGACCGAGCGATGATCTTCTGGACGAGGGGTTCCTCCCTCGACCGGAGGTGATCCATGACCGCGCGCTGGATCTGGTCGGTGGGCGTGGAGGCGAAGAACTTGTCCCACTTCACGCCCAGCTCGGACCCCAGCTGCTTGCGGGACCACTCGTTCATCTCGAGCAGCCCGAAGGGCGGGATGAACACCGAGCCGGCGCTCATGAAGCGCATCTTGCTCAGCTCGATGACATCGGGGCCTGGGTCGTCCATGTCCACCGGGATGCCCCTCGCCCTGGCGCTCACGTTGTCGGGAGCCAGCTTCAGGCTCTCCCGGTGTTGCACGATCGCGTGGACTTCCTCAAAGGGCTTCTGGCTCATCTTCTGGACTTCCCAGTCCAGAGCCACCGAGGCCCGCCGGGACGTCGATCGGGTATTCTCTTCCGTCTCCATCTGCGCTCTTCCTCTCGTTGATGAAGTAGACCTGCAATAGGTGATCTTCGATTGCGCTGTGCAGCTCCCCTGCCAGCTTTCGGACGTTGTCCGGCCACGTGGCGGCCAGAGTCTCCCTCCCCATGAGAACAGGGGATTCGTCCTTCTCTTTGTGCAACAGGGCGATGTGGACGGCGATCATGCTGTCCGGCCACGTGCCCTCGATGGAGATCTTCACCGCTGAGACGGCATTGATCCTGGAGCTCGAGGATGCGGTCTTCATTCTCGCTCCTTGACCAGCTCTGTGAGGAGAACCTTCATCTTGGGCTCGTACTTCCTGATGGCCATCTTGGCGATCTTCTGGCAGACAACGAGCGCGTTGGCGATGCTCGCGTCGTCCTGGTTGCATCTGATCCGCACACCAGCGGTGGTGCCCAGGGTGATGGCGTTGAAGTCGCCACCCTTGATCACCATGGAGAACTCCCTCCACGCCTCAGCATTCCCGTCCCCGAGCAGCAGCTCCGTGGGGACGATCTTCGTTGTGGTTGGCACGTAGATCCTCCTGTCCTCGTCCTTGTCGTACACCCACAGCTCGAAGGTCAGAATCGCGTCTGCCTTCTGCATGTCTCACCCGAGCTGGAAGGACTTCGGACGGTGGTCCACGCGAGGGCTCTCCTTCACGTCGAGGACGGCTCTGTCCGCGATCCTTCCGTTGATGAGCCCGAGCTTCTGGAGCGAGTCGAACTCCTTGGAGACGACCTTGTACTCGACCCTGACGAGGCGGTCCCTCGTCACGGGGTCGTGCTTGAACGCCTCGTACAGGTACGCCCCGTCGAACTCCCGCTTGGGAACGATCGTGACCGTCATGCCGGCGGCGCCGATGCGGGTCTCCCTGACCGCGATCTCCAGCTCCTGAAGCACAGCCTCCCGCAGGGTGGCCAGCTTCCGCAGCTCGTCGAGGACGTCGGCGTTCTGCTCCTCGAAGTTGCGCAGCTCGTCGTTGGCCTTCTCGTACTTCTTCTCCAGCCTGCGTACACGTTTCTCTGCGTCGTTCATCACCACTCTCCTTTGCCGTCGTAGAGTCTTCGTAACTGATCAACAATCCTTCGTGCCAGCTTCAGGTCCTCCCAGAAGTCCGTGACCAGCGATCCCGGTCTGACCTTCGGGTTCCTCAGCAGCGCCGCAGGGTGGTACGTCGGGATGACGGGGTAGCTGACGTACTTGTAGAACCCAGGCACCTTGGCGAAGAACATCTCGCCTCGCACCCCCTTCATCGCCGAGTTGACCCCGGTCAGCCCGTACAAGGCCGTGGCGCCGAGGGCGACGATGAGGAGTGGATCCACTCGGTAGATGACCTCCTTGATTCGGCTGCTGCACGCAGCGATCTCCTGCCTGGACGGCTTTCGGATCACCGCGTTTCCTTCCTCCTCCCTGTGGGGGAAGCAGGCCACGATGTTGTCGATGAACAGGTCCTCCCTGTTCCAGCCCAGCCGCTCCTCCAGGAACTCCGTCAGCAGCTTCCCAGATCTGCCGATGAACGGATACCCGATCTTATCTTCGTCAGGCCCAGGTCCCTCTCCGACGAACATGACCTCCGCGTTCGGATTGCCCACGCCGAGGACGACGTAGCTTCGATCCTTGCAGAGTCCACATCGCTGGCACGTGAGCCATTGGAGAGAGAACGCGAGCGGCTTCTCGGCTCTCATTTGATCAGCTTGCCCCCGCTCTTGAGCGCCTGGAGGAGGTCGGGGCCGGTGCCGAGCCCGAGCTTCTTGGCAGATTCCTCCATGCGCTTGAGATCAGCAGGGGACGCCTTGGAGATGTTCGCCTTCTCCATGGCGTGCTGCGCCTTGGCCGCTTCGAGCTCCTGCATGAACTCGGAGTACGTGCGGTGGAACTCGCTCTGCGACTCCTCGCCCTGCGCCGCCGGGAAGAAGTACCACTTCGGCATGACGACCATCTTGCGGATGGGCTCGAGGACGCACCAGGCGATGGTCCCGAGGGCCGGGACGTGCATCGGACCCTGCGGTCCCATGACCGGCTGCTTCCCGATCGGGAAGCAGTCGAAGATGTTCGTCATCTTCCCGTTGAGCACTCGTTCCTCGAACGCCTCGATGATGTAGCTGTCGTCGAGATCGGGAGGGATCTCGACGCCCGGCTTGTCCAGCCGTCCCAGGAACGTGTGGTCACCACCCGCGTTGAAGACGATCAGTACGGGCTTCTGCTCCTCCATCATTGCACCTCTACCTTCATGCCCCACTTCCTGAAGTGGTTCATCAGCTTGTACCCCATGTTCCTCATCGGGGTTACGTTGACGTGCCAGATCACGATGACCTTCGTCTTCTTCTTCCCCGCCAGGAATCGTTGGATGCGACCCATCGACTGCTGGAGGATGTTCTTGCTGCTGAACTCCGTGAGAATGATCAGCGCGTCCAGCTTCTGCTTGTTGAGCGCCTCCTGCGCCATCGTGATGGTGGCGAAGGTCAGGCGGCTGTTCTTGAGGATGCTCAACCTCTTCTTCGGCGGCACATCCTGGTGAAGGACGCCCGAGTCTGGGTAGAGCTCGTGGAGGAGCTGGGCGTGATCCTTGGACATCGTGATCGCCAGGATGTCACGGTCTCGCTTCAGCCCCTCGTCAATGATCTCTCGTGCGAACGCGATCTCCTCTGGCCTCATGCCGACGTGGCTGGCCAGTCGGTGGATGTGGATCTCCCCAGTCCTGTCTGTGCAGGCCCGGTACGTAGCAGGATCGGCGAAGTCCGGTGTGGTGGTGGACTTGAGGAACGTCACGGTGGGGATCACATCCTGATTCAGGTTCTTGTGGACGACCTTGCCGACGTGCCAGAGGTAGAGCAGCTCTCCGCCGTCGTCACGTTCGACTGTCGCTGTGGCCCCGAACCGCGCGCCGTAGAACATGTCGGCGGTCTTGGAGAACTCGTCTGCGGAGAGGTGGTGGATCTCGTCCCACACAATCGTCCCGAACCAGGACGTCATCTCGGGTGGTACCAGATCGGCGTACATGGCCAACGTCTTCAGGCTGGCCAGGGCGATCGGGCATCTCCAGTTCCACTTCGACGGGTGTCCCTGGATCCACCCCAGCTCCCCAGGTACCACCAGGAAGCGATTGATCTCCTGGATCCACTGCTGGAGGATGTGGGTCTTGTCGTTGATGATCAGGGCCGGCACGCCTCGGTGAGCGATGTGATGCAGCGCGATGACGGTCTTGCCCTTGCCGCAGGCCAAGTTCAGGATGCCGCTGTCGGCGACAACCATGGCGTCGAAGGCTCGTTGCTGCTCGTCCTTGTCAGGCTGGACGTGGTCCAGCGTGACCTTGCTGTGGAACCTCACCGGCTCGTAGCTGGAGGGGGTGAGGTCCACAACCGGGTACGGCAGGTCTTCGATCCTGATCTTCTCGCGTGGCACACCGAGGTGGTGTGGCGCGTCCCTCCAGAGGGTCATGAAGACAACATCGTCCTTGACCCTGACAGGAACGGTCAGGCTGTTCTTGATCACCTCTACGGAGATCCTCTTCTTGGGCAACCACAGCCAGGTGTCGCGGTAGCCGATGTCGGGGTCCCTGATTGGCAGTGTGTAGATCATGGCGTGGACCTAAGATGCTAACACGGATCAGGGGAACTTCCACCGGCTGAAGAAGACTGCAAACTGGATTCCTGTTTCCTTCAAGCATCCAGCGGCAATGTTCTTCCCCAGCCGGGAGATTGCGCTCTCACCCTCCTTCGGGAGCACGTGCTCGTCAGGGGGGAGGTGGACGGTCAGCGATGATGACGTCCTGGTCTCACCCTGAGACCTGGACGAAGGCGAGGAGTGAACCATCACGTTCCCCCCACCGCCGCCACCGCTCCTCTTGATCTTGTCTTCCTGGGCCTGGCAACACATGGCCTCGCAGGTGCATACGTCGCACTCCGGATCTCCTGAATCCCACCGCGTGAAGCAGTCGGGGACATGCGTCCCCTTGTAATACGGCAACTCTGTCCTCCTTGATCTTCGGCGTACACGCCTAGTTTGCGCGCTCGGTCAAGACCCTTATAGCTCGGATCTCCCCATCTTTGCCTTGACGTTTGGTGGTGGTAGACTGGAGACCAGAGTTCGATACTGACAGGGCGCGTGGAGGCTGGCACATGATCGGAACCCCAGGGGCCGTGTTCGATCCCTACGACGACGAATTCGAGTCCCTTCAACAGATGCTTCAGGGGCGCGAGATCCCTGAGTTCATCAAGACGGCCTCGATCCTCGATCGGGAAGACCTTCAGCGGCTGCCGGACCATGCCTTCGCCATGGTCGTGATCGGTGACGGCTACCAGATGCGGAAGTACGCCTGCATCGATCCGGCGCACGTCACGGTCAACGTGATGTACTTCCTCGAGCACGCCGACGAGCTGCCGGAGGCGGCGAAGGAGAAGGTCGCGCACAACCTCCTCCGGGCCTGCAACCACTTCGGCATCACGCCTCCGGCTCCGCTGACCAAGATGGCCGCCGGCAGGAAGGTCCTCATCAAGACCGACGGCACCAACATCACGGTGAAGAGGGAGAAGACCGGCGAGCTCAGCGGCTCTCCGGTGATGCCGCTCTCGGCCAGGCCGTCCCTCGCCAAGCTGTCGTCCGTGATCAGTGACCCCTACGTCGAGCCAGGTCCCCCGAGCCGGCGGCAGTTCGACCCCGGCCCGAGCGTCCTGGACGACGAGCTTCCGCTGGCCAGCTACGGCCAGGTGAAGGAGGCCATGACCTTCTTCCACGCCTTCAACGGCGACATGCACCCGCGACAGCGTCACGAGATGTGCGTCAAGATCGCGTCGAGGGCTGACGCTCTCGGCATCCCAGTGGACGACGTCATCAGGAAGTACGGGTCCCGCACCTTCGAGACCAGCGTCTTCCTGAAGGCGGCGGCGCTCACCAGGAAGCAGATCTGGGCGGAGATGCAGAACGGCGAGGCTCCGCACCTGCTCGAGCAGATCATGGAGAAGCAGGCGAGCGCGCAGCTCTCTCCGGACGTGTTCGCCGAGGCCCTGGCAGAGCTGGACATCATGACCGGGATCGACAGGTACTGGGACTCCACGGTTCCCGATCCGTGGTTCTCCACCTACGGTCAGCAGAAGCTGGCCGAGGACAAGCAGTGGCGCTGGGCCAACGGGACGGAGTACCTCACCGAGACGCAGCTCATGAAGATGGTGGGCAGCCAGCGCGGACGGGATGCGGTGACCAGCACCTTCGACGAGAAGCTGGCCGATGGCCTGAAGAAGAACCCGACCGTGGTCTTCGACTCCCTCCCCATGGACACGAAGAGGACCATCGCCAGGATCGCACAACAACTCGAAGCAGGGCTATAATAGCCCGCCCCCTAGAGGAAAGGGGATAGGAGGAGACGGTTATGAGCAAGGCACTTTCCGGCATGAACCCCAAGAAGCCCCATCTTCTGAACGCGGGCGGGCTCGCAGGCGAGATCAGGGATCTCCGTTCCGATGTCGACTCGGCACTCGAGAACCTCGAGGAGCGCGACTCGTCCCTGAACTTCCCGGAGCTGGACTGGGTGGACGGCGCCGTGACGGCGGCGGCGGGAGACGTGATCCTGATGGGTCGCAACTTCCTCCAGGGCCAGACCTTCGCGTCGCTGACCAAGTTCACCGGCGTGGATCAGCTCGTCTTCACGGCGCTCAAGCCCGGCCTGGACGGCAACGCCCTGACCATCGCGCTCGTGCACAGCCTCGGACTCCCCGCCGTGACCGTGGGCAAGGTGGGCAACGCGATCACCATCACCGCCGACCTCGGAACTCACACGGGGACCGAGATCGCGACGGCTGTCAACGCCAACGCGGCGGCCACGGATGGCTACCTGCGCTGCGTCGGCGGTGCCGGCACGGCGCAGACCGCCTTCACCGCAACCCCGCTTGCGGGCGGCACGGGCAGCGGCGACTTCAAGGTCTACGTGGGCGGACAGCTCTGCCTCCCCGGCAACGATCCGGCTGCGGGCACAGCAGCGATCACCGCCACGTCAGCCAGGATGACGCACCCGACGGTCACTGGCGCGGCGGCCGGCGACATGGCGCAGATCACGCTGAGGTCGGACAACGTCCTCGCCCAGCCGATCAGCGCGGTGCTGTCGTAGCGGTGAAGCTCGGTGAACGGTCATGAGGACAGGTTCATCGAGAGGTTGCAGAAGGTAGCGGCACCTCCGGAGCCGCCGCCGCCACAAGAGGAGGACGACCAGTCCCCTGCCTCCGTGGAAGCGGTGCCGGCTCCGGAGGAAGCTGCTCCTCCTGCTGAGAAGCCGAGCTTCGTCCCGATCGGACCGAAGAACGTCTTCGGTCATCACGACGCTCACCCTCTACTTCTCGATGCCCTGCTGCTCCAGAAGTACGGCCCGCTGTGGCTGGACTGGGAGCCAGAGACGATCTGGTCGGAGATCGACGACGACTTCGGCCAGGCAGTCAGCGTTCACAACAGGAACAAGATCCAGGCCGTGAGGCTTTGCCATCTGGTGGACACCCCGTGGACCAGCTGGGAGGTGTTCGTAGTTGTGGCCCAGGCGTTCAACAACAACGTCCCCAACTTCCGAACCCTCCAGCGTCCGACGGTTGCGCAGATCCTGAATGCGGTAAGCATCATGGACAAGATCAAGTCGGAGGACGAGGTCAAGTTCTCCGAGGAGGTCATGAAGTTCATCGCTGCTTGCTTCCTCGATGAGGGGGTGGTGTACCTGCCCCCTCCAGTGGATGAAGCCCAGCATTGGGCATCTCGACCGAGGTATCGCTGTTCCAAGTGTGGTAAGATCGACAGCGACGACGACAACGACATCTGCGACAACTGCGGGGTGTCGGACGAGTATCTCGTCAGGGAGATGGAAAGGGACTACAGATCCATCAAGAAGAGGTACGATGAGTGCGTGGCCGCCGGTCCGAAGCGAGACGAGCTCGGGGACGATACACCCGAGGACGTTCAGACGGCCAAGCTCCTGGTCGCTGACGAGTACGTCAAGGAGCGTCGCCGGCAGCTCGAGGAGCAGACGAGGATACTGAGGGATGTCCGATCACACCTATGACATGATCCTGTCCGACGCGATGCTCCGCGAGTTCTACATGCTCGAGAAGCAGGCAGCCACTGCGTGGACCGGACGACTTGTGGGAGCTGGTATCGGCGCCCTTGGCGGTGGTCTGGCTGGTCGCTACACAGCCCCGGAGGAACAGAAGAACCTCGGCACCGTCCGTGGTGCGATCCTCGGCGGCATAGGCGGACTTGGCGCCGGGCAGTTCGCGACCAAGGCAGGGCGCACGGAGGCACTCCAGTTCGGGCAGCGTCAGCTCCACGGAGCGACCGGCTACATGCCTGGTCGGGGTCTCTTCGGTCGTGGGGCTGAGGGGAAGCAGCTCACCGGATCCGATCGTATCAAGGCCCTTGAGGACATGGGCTTCAAGTTCGGCAAGGGCAAGGACATGAAGTCGGCCCTGAAGGAGTCCGAGAAGGAAGTCGCCGAGGGTGTGATCAGCGGGATCATGCCGAAGGGGGTCCAGAAGTTCTGGGCCAAGCGGCATGCGGCAGCGGAGCTGGCGAGGAGACAGGTAGCCGAGGCTGGGATGACCTCGCTGCCTGGCCTCGCCAAGGGCTACGTGGGTCGGGGACTACCCGTGGCGGGCAAGGTCATGACGCCATGGCAGGCCGCGAAGACCAACCTGAAAGCTCCCGGTATCGCGATGGGTGTAGGCGTCCCCGCGCTCATGTCGGCGCAGTCCCTCGCCGAGTACGGACAGACGGGTGACACGGGACAGCTTGCGGGATCACTCGCTGGAAACGTCGCATTGGGAGCGGGAGGGGCGTTGCCCATAACCGCCGCGATGGGACTGGGATCAGCCGTTGGACGTGCTGGGACGCTGGTTGCTCGAGGGGCAACACGAGCGCGAGACGCGCTGGTGAACCGCCCCGTTGCGCAGCCTGTCGAACAGCCGGTTGGGCAAGTGGCTCCGCGTTGAGGTGATCCATGTTCGATTTCGGCTACGGCGGCACCAGTCACTTCCAACCCACGCACACCTACGGTCGCGTGAGAGGGCAGGCGGTCACGCAGGGCGTGGCCTACCCGTCCCCGTTCTTCGATCTGGCGCACACCTACCTCCCGCCGACGGTCAAGCAGATGTTCAAGTGGTGCAGGTACTACTACCTCACCCAGCCGCTCATCGCTGCCGTCGTGAACAAGATGGCGGAGTATCCGATCACGGACCTCGTGATCGACACGGACAACAAGGGTCTCCGCAACTTGTGGGAGAGGTTCTTCGAGGCGGACATCCAGCTCCGTCCGAGGTTGATCGACATCGGCCTGTACTACATGTGCTACGGCAACGCGCTCGCGTCGCTCATGCACCCGTTCGTGAAGTGGCTGAAGTGCAAGTACTGCGGCCACTCGGTCATGGCGAAGAAGGCCATGTACAGGTTCCGCACCTACGAGTTCCACATGACCTGCGACAAGTGCAACCAGACAGGTCACGCTCTTGTGGAGGATCAGTACCTCCAGACCTCGGGAGGCACCCGCATCATCCTGTGGAACCCCGAAGACATCGACATCGTCTTCAACCCGATCACGCAAGAAACGATGTACTTCTACAGCCTCCCCATCCAGACGCTCAACGACATGGCGGTGGGACGGCGGGAGGTCATCGAGCAGCTGCCGCAGGTCTTCATCGACGCTGCGAAGAAGCGCAAGTCGATCACGCTCAACAAGGACAACCTCTTCCACATCAAGAGGCCATCCGTCCTCTCGGGTCCAAGGGACACCGGCTGGGGTACCCCGCTGGTGCTCCCCGTCCTGAAGGACGTCTTCTACCTCCAGATCATGAAGAAGGCACAGGAGGCCATCCTCCTCGAGAGGATCGTGCCCCTGACCGTCATCTTCCCGCAGCAGGCGAGCGGGACCGCAGATCCGTACACGAGCGTCAACCTGATCGACTGGAAGGATCACATCGCGCAGGAGATTCAGAGGTGGAGGCTGGACAGGAACTACATCCCCATCCTGCCTCTCCCGATCGGGAATCAGGTCATCGGCGGCGACGGACGAGCTCTGCTCATGTCGCAGGAGATCAAGCTCTGGAGCGACCAGATCGTAGCTGGCATGGGGGTCCCCAACGAGTTCATCTACGGCGGCCTCCAGTGGTCCGGCTCGAACGTGTCGTTGAGGATGCTCGAGAACCAGTTCATGAGGTATCTGTCCGGACTCCTCCTCTTCATCAAGGACTTCTTGATCAAGGGTATGGCCGCCCACATGGGGTGGCCCACCGTAGGAGTCAGGTTCAAGCCATTCAAGATGGCTGATGATCTCCAGAGGAAGGCGTTCCTCTTCCAGCTCAACCAGGCCGGCAAGGTCAGCGACACGACGCTGATCAACGATGCCGACCTGAACCCGGATGAGGAGAACGATCTCCTGCGGAAGGAGACGAAGGCCCGACTCGAATCGGTGAAGGCACAGCAGATCGCGGAAGCTGAGATCGCCGGCGAGGCTGGTATCGTCCAAGCCAAGTATCAGGCGAAGGCTCAGACGATCATGTCGCAGGAACAGCAACAGGCGGCTGCCGGATCTCAGGGCACTGCCCCTGGAGAACCCAGCGAAGAGGTGGGGTCTCAGGCAACGCCACCTCCGGCTGGTGCTCAGCAGGGTCCGATGGGACAGCCTCAGCAGGATCCCATGCAGCAGATCGTTCAGCGCCTCCGGGCTCTGAGTCCGGAGGCCCAGCGTACCGTGCTAATGAGGATCGAGCAGAGCAACCCGGAGCTGGCGAACCAGCTTCGGGCGCAGTTCAAGGAGGGTGGTGGTGTCGATGCCTCGCCGAACTCGGCAGGCAAGCCGCTCCCAACCCAGCTACCCCCTCGTAGGGGAACCGAATCAGCGATGATCTAAAAAGGGGAGGCGTCTCAGATGTTGAGACGCCTCCCTTCACTTTCCACAGCCATCGACTCCGGACGCTACTCGTCGTCGTCGGAATCGATCAGCCACTCCTCCGTGCTTCCTGTGACCACTGCGACGTACGCAGACAGGAACGCCAGGAGGAAAAGTCTCATCCAACCTCCTTTCCGTCAGACGACACGGTACCCATCAGTCGGCCTCGTAGTCGCCGAGGAGATCGTCCTCGACCTCCGACTCGAAGTCCGCGAGCTCGCTGTCCTCCACCACGTCTTCCGGATCCACCATGCACCTCCTGAGCTAGGGTAAGAGTTTTCCCTACTCAATGATCTTATATCTGGGATCTTGTCGTCCTTGCACGCGATTGGTAGAGTGAATGAAGCTCATGTTGACCCCCTAGAGGACTGTGATCCTCGATGATCGGGGGTTGCGGAGGCAGCAAGTGGCGAGACTTGACCCGGCCGAGGGGTTCGAGATCCTCAAGAGTCATGTGAAGGACGCGATCTCCAGCTCGTTCCCACAGGAAGGAGCCAAGAACGTCCTCAAGCTCGAGAGCCTGGACATCCCCGACAAGCTGAGCGTCAGCAACGTCGGAGAGCAGAAGGCCGCCAAGATGAACGGGCGCACCTGGGGCGTTCCCGTTCACGCGACGCTGGTGCTCGAAGACAAGAAGACAGGCAAGGTCCTTGACCGAAGCAAGATCAAGATCGCCACGCTGCCCAAGGTGACCAACCGCTACTCCTACATCGTGGAGGGGTCGGAGTACCAGGTCGACAACCAGTGGCGGCTCAAGCCGGGCGTCTACACGAAGGTCCAGCAGAACGGTGAGCTGGATTCCTTCTTCAACATTCAGGGGCAGCCGCTGCATCTCGGCTTCGACCCGAAGGAGCGGTCCTTCGTGATGAAGCACGGAGGAGCGCAGCCCCCGCTGTACCCGATCATGCGGGCTCTTGGTCACAGCGACGGTGACCTCGAGAAGGCGTGGGGCAAGGACATCCTCAACGCCAACATGACCGACAGCCGGGGGAAGGTGCTGAAGGTCGACAAGCACGCCATCGCCTTCGCGAAGCGCCTGGTGCCAGAGGAGGAGATCACAACCCTCGAGAAGGCGTCGGAGGTCATCAAGCAGAAGTTCGCCGAGTCGCGTCTGCACCCTGACGTAACGAGCCGCACGCTGGGCAAGGCCATCGACAAGATCACACCAGAGGCGATGCTGCGCTCGTCTCAGCGCCTTCTCGGCGTGGCTCGTGGGACCGAGAAGCCTGACGTCCGGGACTCACTCATGTTCAAGGAGTTCCTCAGCACCGAGGACTTCATTGGGGAGCGGATCAAGCAGAGCAGCCCGGTCATCCAGCGTCGCATCGGGAACAACATCGACAGGCGGGACAAGATCCGTGACATCGTGGGCATGGATGTCTTCCAGCGACCCGTCAAGGAGTTCTTCTCCAAGGTGTCCCTGGCCTCGACCCCAGAGCAGACCAACCCCCTCAAGATGATCTCGGGTCAGCTTCGTACAACGATCGCTGGGGAGGGTGGCGTCAAGGACGCGAACAGGATCACAGAGGATGCGAAGCTGGTGGACCCAAGCCACTTCGGCGTTCTCGATCCACTGCACACACCGGAGAGCGTGAAGACCGGCGTGAACCTCCAGCTCGCCCTGGGGACCAGGAAGGTGGGGACTCGCGTAGAGATCCCGCTCATCCACGCCAGGACCGGGAAGGTGACCTACCTGGATCCTGGGAAGATCAACGACGCCATGGTGGCGCTTCCCGATTCGGTGAAACGGGTGAACGGGAAGTTCTCTCCGAAGGAAGGATCCACGGTCCTGGTGAGCGGTCCTGGAAACGAGCTGATGCGCGTTCCCATGAAGGATGTCGAGTACGTCGTGCCGCGCTCGAGCCAGATGTTCTCGATCGCCACGAACATGGTCCCCTTCATCTCCAGCGATTCGCCGAACCGAGCAACCATGGCCGGCAGGCACATGGAGCAGGCCATCCCGCTCGTGAACCCAGAGGCCCCGCTGGTGCAGTCTGTCCTCGGCAAGAAGAGCTTCGACGAGCTCGTTGGTTCCTACGCCTCCCATGCGGCGCCGGCGGACGGGACCGTCCTGCGTGTCGAGAAGGACGCCATCCACATCAAGGGCTCCGACAAGAAGACCCACATCGTCCACACCTACGATCACTACCCGACCAACGACAAGAAGGGGATGATCCACAGCAACTCACTCGTGAAGGCCGGCGACAAGGTCACGAAGGGTCAGGTCGTAGCCGACACCAACTTCACCAAGAACGGCGTCTACGCCCCAGGCAAGAACCTCCAGGTCGCCTACATGCCGTGGCGGGGGTACAACTTCGAGGACGGCGTGGTGATCAGTGAGACTGCTGCGCAGAAGCTCACGAGCGAGCACCTCCACAAGAAGGGCCTGTCCACGAAGGAGGCGCAGCTTCTGGGGACGAAGAAGTACCAGGCGTACTACCAGGACCGTCTCAACAAGGAGCAGGCCGCCAAGCTGGATCCTGACGGAGTGGTCAAGCCTGGGATGAGGGTGAAGCCAGGAGACACGCTGATCGCAGCTCTGGCGGAGCAGCAGCTCACCACCGAGGAGCAGAAGCTGAAGCTCTTGCACAAGAGCTTGGTGAGGCCGTTCAAGGACAAGGCAATCACATGGGACGAGGACGTGGAGGGGGAGGTCATCGAGGTCAACAAGAGGGGGACCAGGGTCGACGTCCACGTCAAGACGGCGGAGCCGATGGACGTGGGGGACAAGCTGGTGGGTCGTCACGGAAACAAAGGAATCGTGACGATGATCCTACCAGACCACGAGATGCCGAAGACGAAGGACGGGAAACCGATCGAGGTGATCATGAACCCCATCGGGACCCCCGGCCGTATGAACATTGGACAGGTCCTCGAGACGGCTGCCGCAAAGATCGCGCAGAAGACTGGTCAGCCCTTCAAGGTCACCAACTTCGAGGTGGAGAACAACCTCGAGTTCGTCGAGAACGAGCTCAAGAAGCACGGGCTGACCGACAAGGAATCGATCATCGATCCGAAGACGGGCAGGGAGATCCCGAACATCCAGGTTGGCCCGCAGTACATCCTGAAGATGGAACACCAGGTCGGGAAGAAGATGGCTGCCCGATCACGGGATTCTTACGACCGCAACCTGGTGCCGAAGGGTGGCGGTCCACACGGAGCTCAGGCCCTCGGCTCGCTCGGCATCTACTCCATGCTGGCCCACGGTGCCAAGGCCAACATCCGGGAGATGCAGACCTACAAGAGCGACAAGTCGCAGGGTGGTGACAACGACGAGCTCTGGAGTGCGCTCCAGGCTGGTGAGATGCTGCCCCCGCCCAGGACCACCTTCGCCTACAACAAGTTCAACTCCTACCTGAAGGCGCTCGGAGTGAACACTGAGAAGGACGGCAACAGCCTGAACCTCGTGCCGCTCACGGACAAGGACGTCCTCTCGATGTCCAACGGCGAGCTCAAGGACGCGGGCCGCGTCGTGAAGATGAGGACGCTCCAGCCGGAGAAGAACGGCCTCTTCGATCCGAAGATCACAGGCGGGCATGACGGGACCAACTGGTCCCACATCAAGCTCACCTCACCCATGCCGAACCCCCTGTTCGAGAAAGCCATCATGAGCGTGGCTGGGATCCGTGGTCCGCAGTTCGACAAGATCATAGGTGGCACGGCGGGTGTGACGAAGGACGGCGCCATCGTCGAGCAGACGGGTGTGAAGGGGGCGACCTACGGACCCGCAGCGATCGATCACTTGCTGGCGAAGGTGGACATCAAGAAGGACCTCGCGGTGGAGGAGGCACGGATCCAAGGGCTCAAGGGCCAGCTTCAGAACGAGTCGAGGCGCAAGATCAAGTACCTCCGTGCGTTGGACAAGCTGGGCATGAAGCCGACTGACGCCTACATGATGAAGCACGTTCCGATCCTGCCTCCGAACATGCGGCCCATCGCCGTGCTCGATGACGGGAGCCTCCAGACCGATGACCTGAACGAGATCTACAAGCAGCTCGCGATCGTCAACAAGAAGCACGGCGAGTTTCCGGCCAACGCGCCGCAGTCGCTCAAGGCCCCGCTCCAGGAGGACATCTACGATCACCTGAAGTCCCTCACTGGGCTCGGTGGCACCCTCAACAGGAAGCACCCTGGCATCCTCGACGTCCTCTCAGGACGTGAGGGACCGAAGACCAGCTTCGCACAGGACGTTCTGATCAAGCGCAAGCAGGACCTCACCATGAGGTCCACCATCGTCCCGGAGCCGTCCCTCTCGCTGGACGAGGCGGAGATCCCGAGGAAGGCTGCGAAGGAGATGTACAAGCCCTTCCTGGTCCGGGAGCTGCGCCGCACAGCCGGAGTCACCCCGCTTGCCGCCAAGAAGATGATCGACGAGGACGACCCGCTCGCGAACAAGGCGCTGGATCGTGTGGTTCAGGAGCGCCCTGTGCTGCTGAAGCGCGACCCGGTCCTCCACAAGTACGGCATCCAGGCGTTCAAGCCACGGCTCGTCGAGGGGAAGGCCATCAAGATCCACCCCCTCGTGTGCTCCGGCTTCAACGCCGACTTCGATGGCGACACCATGAGCGCCTACGTTCCGATCACGGCGGAGGCCGTGAAGGAGGCGGAGCAGATGTTCCCCTCGCGGAACCTCTTCTCCCCGGCCACTGGATCCGTCATGTACACCCCCGGCCACGAAGCGCAGGTCGGCCTGTTCATGATGGCCGACGCTGGGAAGTGGACTGGTCAGCGGTTCAAGAGTCAGGCCGAGCTCGAGAGCGCGGTGAGAGCCGGGAAGGCGACTCAGAACGACGTGGTCATGGTGGGGAACGTCAAGACCACGCTCGGGAGATTGCAGATCAACAGCCACCTCCCAAAGGATCTCCAGGGAGGGAAACTCCTCACCGATCTGAACTACAGGTTCACGAAGAAGGAACAGGAGAAGCTCTTCAACGGCATGGTCAAGGTCGACCGCGCCGCGTATCCGTCTTCGATCAACAAGCTGAAGGACCTCGGGAACGAGGCAGCCACGATGGGCAGCTTCAGCTTCGGCCTCGGAGACTTCAAGGTCCACAAGGACATCCGTGATCCAATCCTGCGAAGCGCGGAGGCAAAGGCGGCCAAGCTGGACCTGTCCAAGAAGGATCAGCTCAACAAGTTCATCGACATCTACGAGGGCGCGACCAACGAGATCGATGAGAAGCTGAAGCAGCGCATCGCCGACCCCAAGTTCCAGACCAACCTCGTCAAGCTCGAGGTGGCAGCTGGGATCAAGGGAAGGGGTCTGCGGCAGCTCACGGCAGCCCCAGTTCTCTTCGTAGACGGCAAGGGCGAGGTGGTCACCAGCCCCGTGAAGAAGTCCTACGCAGAGGGCCTCTCGTCAGGGGACTACTGGGCGGCGACCAGCGGCGGCAGGAAGGGTGCGATCCAGAAGGTCCAGTCGGTCAGTGAGCCGGGCTACCTGACGAAGCAGATGGCCAACAGCACCCTCGACATGCTCGTGGCCGCCAACGACTGCGGCACCAGCCGAGGCGTGAACCTGCACGTGGACGAGCCTGATGTGATCGGCAGGTACACCGTCGCGGACCTGAAGCTCCAGAAGGGAATCATCCCGGCGAACACCCTCGTCACGCCGGAGATCCTGAGCCGTATCAAGAACGCCAAGATCGACAAGGTCGTGGTCCGATCTCCGATGCGCTGTGTCCACGGTAAGGGTGTCTGTGCGAAGTGCATGGGGCTCAACGAGAACGGGAAGCTCAACGATCTGGGAACCAACGTGGGCATCCTGGCCACCCAGTCCATCGGCGAGCGCGGCACGCAGCTTGCCATGAAGGCGTTCCACTCAGGCGGCGTCTACGAGGGCAGGGAAGCAGCCACGAAGTCCATTGCAGCGGGTGGCCTCGACCGAGCCGGCAACATCCTGAACCTCCCGCAGAAGCTCAAGGGATCAGCGATCCTCTCGACCACTGTCGGTCGGGTGAACAAGATCGAGAAGGATCCCGCCGGCGGTGTTCGAGTCTCCATCGGGGACAAGGAGCACTACGTCCCCGCCGACCGAGCGATGCTCGACAAGGTTCGCGTGGGGTACCAGGTCAAGAAGGGCGATCCGATTACCAACGGCCCCGTCAACCCACACGAGCTGCTCCCGCTCACCAACATGAGCAAGGTGCAGGGTCACCTGGCGGGGGAACTCCATTCCATCTACGGGCAGTACGGCATCAAGCGGAGGCACTCCGAGCTCATGGTGCGGGCGCTCTCGAACGTGACCAAGGTCGAGAACCCCGGCGGCAACCCAGACCTCCTGCCCGGAGACTTCACGAGCACGAGTCAGGTCTACGAGTGGAACAAGCAGAACCCGAAGACCAAGCCCGTGGTTCACACCCCAGTTCTGCGCGGTGTGAAGACGATCCCCCTCGACATCCAAGAGGACTGGATGGCTCGATTGAACCACGAGCACTTGAAGAGTACGCTTGTGGAGGCGGCACAGCAGGGATGGCAAAGCAACCTCCACGGCATGCACCCGATCCCGCCCCTCATGCATGGGGCCGAGTTCGGAAAGGGTACCAAGGACAAGCCCTGGGCCTACTGAGGTAAGATCATGATGAGCGAGATCGACGAGGTCAGGTACGGTGCCTTCTTTGACGAGCTGGGTCAGATCGAGAAGGCGGGCATCCTCACGAAGTTCGCGGCTGGGCCTGGGTTCTTCGGCCAGCTCTGGCGGGGCGGAAAGCAGCTGCTCACCCAACCGACCCACGCCATCAAGGGGATTCAGAAGGCATACGGTCGGGGCTCGCTGCTCCAGGAAGCTACTGGAGGGGGCAGGCTTCGGCAGTTCGGCGGTGGCCTCAAGGAGGTGTGGAAGACACCGCAGGGCAAGGCCGCCATCGTCGGAGGTCTCGGAGTCGCCGGCGGTCTGACTGGGGCCGGGTACATGGCCGGCAGAGGCGGCGGTGGCCAGCAGAGCCAGAACGTCTACGTGAGGTAGCGCGTGGCGCGATCACATCGCAACTCGATGGTCCAGCGGGGCGTGAACCCCGTACTGATCGAAGATGGCCGGATCATCAACGTCGACATGGCCCACTGGACCGTCGACGTCAGAACCATGCACTCGCAACGGCAGCTCCTCGACATGCAGGTCGGAGCGCCCTACCTGCACTTCACGGCAGGCGAGGGCATCTACGCGATGCCCGAGGTTGGCGCCAAGGTCAAGACGTGCAGCCCCAGCGACGGATCACCGTTCATCCTCTGCTTCATCACAGCCTTCGAGCGCGAGGGACAGCCTGCGTCCGACGAGGGACAGACCACGACACGTCCCACGACGGAGACCTCGAGCGAGGAGGGCGACGCCCCGTCCGAGGTGACGTTCCGTGCTGGCCGCCCGAAGCTCCAGCAGGGCGACATCATGATGCGCTGCCGAGACGGGAACCAGATCTGGCTCCATCGTGGCGGCGTCGTCGAGATCGGAGCTACCTGGATCGCCAAGCGTTACTACATCCCGCTCCTCAACACGGTCCGGGACATCGCCGAGAATTGGGAGGCGCTGACCATCGCTGGAGACATGATGTGGCACGTCGAGCGCGCCGACTCGAGTCAGTCCAGCGAGTCACGTCAGGACGAGGCGACCTTCACCCTCATGGCGAAGAACTTCGCCCAGGATCAGTACGCCACCATCCTCGTCCGCGCTGGTCACGTCGATGACACAGGGCGGTTCAGAATGATCGTGGCCCCCAACCTCATCGACACCAGGACCGGGGAGGTTCGCGGTGAGGCGGTCTACACGATGGACATCGATGAGGAGGGCAACGTCGACATCACCGTGAAGAAGGATGTCACGATCACCATCGAGGGCGAGCTGTCCCAGACCGTCAACGGAGACGCCGACTACGTTTACGGGTCGAATCGGACGATAAGCGTGGCTGGCAACTCCGAGGAGACCGTCACCGGCAGCCACAGGTTCGAGGCAGCCAGCAGCGAGGAGAGGGTCGACGGAACCAAGACGATCGCGTCTCCGTCGATCAAGCTGGGCAGCTCGGGTGCTCCGTACAAGGTTCTCCTTGGGACCCCGGCGGCGCTCGCGTTCTTCGCTGGCCACAAGCACACCGTGATCGGCAGCGAGACTTCCATCCCGGTGACTCCGGTGTTTCCCAATCAGGTCTCTGCTCGAAAGGTGTTTGGTGAGTGATCGTGTCGCTGAGTGCTACCAGATTGGAGCAGCGCATCATCAGCATCTTCCGGGTGACCGCCCGTTCGCTGTATCCTGATGTAGTGAAGAGCGTGTCCGTCCGCCAGGTCCCGAAGAGCGACGGGACCGTCGATGTGGAGCTGACGGAACACCGAGGTCCGCTCGAGGTGGATGAGAGGTACATGATTCCACTGGCTAGGGCGATTGCTCAGGCCGTGGTAGAAGAGATCAAGTCAGGGGCCGAGGTGGAGGACACCGTGGCACTCCAGACCTGGAGGATCAAATGAGCGACGTTCCGCTGTTCTTCGAGGTGAAGACGCCGACCATCGAGAAGACTGCCTTCGAGGCCAAGCTCTCCGAGAACGCCGACACCTGGCCGAGGGAGGTGCTCGACGAGCTGCTGAAGCAGCATCCCTACATGGGCATCTACGACGTCAGCCCGATCATGACCGAGGTGAACGGCGATCGGGGGATCGGCATCGGCTTCTTCCAGGTGAGCAACACCTCTGCCACCGCCGCCCTCGGTCCGGGCGGTGAGGCGCTGCGTGCCATGCAGGGCGTCAAGACCGTCCGCATCCCGATCATCATCAAGGACACCAAGCTGTCCCCCCTCGACGTGATGATGCAGTCGGACGGCAAGGCGTTTCCGCTCAACGAGCGGAGGATGCGTGAGGCCCTGCATCGCCCGCAGCTCTTCGACGCGGTGAAGAAGTCCCCCGGCGATCAGTCGCTGGTGGAGAGCCTCTACCCACCGACCGCCCGTCAGCGCGGCATCCAGGCTGGTCAGGTCGTGGATGCTCCGCAGATGAAGATCGGCTCGGCCAAGTCGGAGCTGCTCCTTCAGGCCATCGCCCCCTCGGTGCTTCAGGGCGACCTCGACAAGGTGGCCTCCGCGCTGGAGAGCGACGAGGACCTCACGAGGGCGCTGGTCCACAACCCCTACACCAGGGAGGCCCTTCGGTTCATCGGCACCCTCGAGGCCACGACCGCAGAGGACGTCGCCAAGGTGGCATCCAAGATCTCCAGGCCCGACATCATCCAGGTCAGCCGGGACGGCGAGGTCTACCACCTGAAGATGGCGAACAGCCAGGACTTCAGCCCGGAGGTCGTCGAGGCGGATCGTCCCACCATGGTGGACCTCGCCGGCGAGGACCTCGTGCGGAAGGCGGACAAGGACGGCGCCGTCACCGTCAGCACCGACCCCGTCGTCCGGGACACGCTGGAGGACGAGGTGGCCGAGGTGGTGACCCGCTTCGGCGAGTACCGCGTCAAGACCTCGGACGGCAAGGAGCTCATGGGCTGGGTCTTCCCGACTGTGCTGGACTTCGATGGGACCGCGCTCCCCATGCAGCTCTTCACGAACGGGAGCAACTCCGCCGTTCAGCCGCAGATCGCAGGCAGCCTGGTCGGCAAGAGCTCGAACATCATCCGGGGCAAGCCCGAGGGCTACGGCTTCTTCTACCGGGTCACGGCGAGCGGCAGCGTCCTCGCCTTCCTGCCGGTGGAGGTCAAGTCGAAGTTCGCGGAGTCGGGTGGCGAGGGCTACCTGGTCCGGACCATGATGGGTGGGGCCGCGCGAATCATGTTCGCGCCCGGAAGCCGGGAGATCATCAAGACCGGACCCGAGGAGTTCACGCTGCCTGCCGACGTGCGGTGGGCTCCGCTCGGCGATGCGGTCCCGCTCATGGAGGATCCAGGCCAGTTCGCCAAGGTGGCCTACCTGAAGGACATCCACAACGTGGTCAAGATCGTCTCGGACAGGTCCACCTGGTCCTTCAAGAGCGGCCCCGGTCTCAACAAGGTGGCCTACCAGTGGCGCGAGGGACTGAGCGGCGAGAACGCCATGTTCATGGCCTGCACCTTCGGCATGGATCCGGGGACGGCCGCCAGGGCGCTCGTGAAGGCGGCCAAGGCCGGCTACTCCGAGGTGAAGGGCTGCCGCGAGATCCACATCCACCAGGAGAAGCTGGCCTCCGCTCGGCAGGAAGCAGCGCAGCTGATGCGCGAGGTGCCGAAGAAGCACCTGCTCCTCAAGGAGGCGGCCGGGCTCGACGACATGACCACCGTGGATCACATCCTCTCCCTGGGCTTCCTCAACCCAGAGAACCTCCGCACCTTCGTCAACTACCTCCCCGACCTGGACGAGACGGTGAGCAAGCTCGCCGAGCTGCTCGTGGCGGCGAGGACGGGCATGAAGGACGTGCCGGAGGACAGCATCAAGAGCGCGATGGAGCGCCTGGATGAGGTGATCATCGGTCTGAAGGAGCTGCTGCATCGGGAGTCCATCAGCAAGACCAGTGCGGCCAGGCGTGACGCCTTGACCGAGAAGCTCCTCGGTATGGCCGGGGGATGATGCGTGATCTCCCACCCAGCCATCTTCTGGGCCAAGTTCTACCTCTCTCGTAGATCGCACACATACGACGGGGTGGCCCAGCTTCTCTCCGTCATCGGGCTGGCAGGGCTCAACACCCCCGAGCTCGAGCAGATCGACAAGGCGATGAACTACCCGACGCCGTTCACGCCGAAGAACCTTCGGGATCGCCCAAGCCAGACCTTCTTGAGGTACGAGCGGATCTATGATGCCTGGCATCAGGGTGAGGACATGCGCAAGGCGTTGGCCGTCCTGAACACGGCCAAGCTGCGAGATCTGGTGGAGACCTACATCCTGTCACCGATCAAGCCGGAGCAGGCTGTTAGGAAGATCAATCGACTGTTCCCCGAAGCCAACCTCACGGTGAGGGCCTACGACCTCTTCCAGCACTTCTTCTGGAATCGTGAGGGGATGGGCGGCTCGGAGTGGGGCAAGTTCGTAGGTGATCGTGATGCGTCGAACAAGGAATGGCTTCAGCTTGCGGTAGATGTGCGGGGGCCTGGTGGAGTCCAGGCCCTCTTGTGGAAGACGAACACGGGACCCCTGAAAGGCATCGAGGCGAACAAGGCGTTCACGGACGTCCGCAACATCGCGTACATGTGCATCCAACAGATCGGGATGCAGACCCCGTCCAAGTACCACTCGGAGATGATGCTCAACTACGCCAGGGCGATGAAGCTGGCACAGGAAGGGATCGACGCGAGCTCCGATGCGGTGCGGGATGTGGTGCAGGCATTCGGCTCCTTCAAGATGCGACACGCCGAGTTGACCACACCGTCGGTGCAGCAGTTGACGGGCGGCAACTTCTCCGAGGCCGAGGGAGGTTCCGATACGGAAGGAGTGCTGGACTATGGGGATGTTTGACCAGAGGGGGAACCCCACTGATCTCGTCAAGGAGCACGGTGGTGAAGCTCGTGAGATGTTCCAGAAGAACTACTTCGGCCAGGGTGCCCCGAACATCCGGCCTGTGGACATGAAGCACGTCGAGCTCCCGAACTTCATCGCCGAGTTCGTCGTGAAGGGTGAGGATCTGATCCTCCACTTCTACAAGAACGACGACAAGGGCTGGCCGTCGGACTTCAGGAGCCGGATGTGGAACGCGCTCATGGAGACCTTCAAGCTCCAGGACCACCAGGACCGCATCGTGATCGAGTGGATCCCGGAGCTGTTCAGCTGGTGCGTCACCGTCAAGAAGATGGCGATCGTCTCGGCTCCGCCCGATGACGTTGTCCTCACCGCCCTCCAGCGCGTAGGATAGATCCGATGGGAGAGACGTCACCTACGACAGATGCACGGGCGTTCGCGCAGGCGAACGACGAGATCACCCGTCAGCAGCGGCGGTCTCGTCAACCACAGGAGAAGCAGTCCCAGATCGGAGGCTCGCCGTTCTCGGCTGTGAGCGGGAACACGCCTACCGTACAGGCGACTCCTCCATCGAACGCACCCTCGGTCCCCAACGCCTCCGCGACCGTCACGAAGGTGGGGCAGGTGATGTTCTCCGCGTTTGCTGATGAGCTCAAGCAGATCATCAGGAGGTAGATCATGCCAGCGTGGATCCACGACCGTGCGATGTCGATGAAGAAGAGCATGGAGAAGACCTACGGCCCCGAGAAGGCCAAGCAGGTCGCCTTCGCCGTCGCCACGCAGCAGGCGCACAAGGTGGGCAAGAGTCCCAAGACGCACGTCTCCAAGGAGACGGGGGAGCGAGAACGATTCGGCACCCCTGAAGGTCGGGCAGAGGCCAAGGCCAAGTTCGACAAGCCCAAGAGCGAGTACAAGAAGACTGCCTCTGCGATCATGTTCGACGGCTTCGCCGATGAGCTGTCGAAGATTGCGGCTGCGAAGTGGCGAGAGGTTCTGAGAGCTGGCGGTGAGGCAGCCCAGAGGCTCAGGAGGGCGGGGGCTGTCTCCTCCAAATCCAGAGTTGTTCACGGTGCCTTGTTCGACGATGCCGCTGCCATCAACCCGCAGCTTCACATGCCGGGGGCTGTCCCGTCCAAGGTTCCGGGCATGATGTCCCTGTTGCAGAAGCTGCCTGCCGCTGAGCGCGCGAGGGGTGTGCGGATGATGCGGTCGATGGCGACCAGTTCTCCGACAGCGTCCCACTCTCTACCCTGGCCCAGCGGCACGCCGGCTCAACTTGCCCAGAGCATGGTCCCTGAGTCGAGTGTCGTTGCTCGGCGTGTGGTGAATGTCGGCGGCTGATCAGAAAGGTACTTGAAATGCCAACCGAACAGACGATCCTGTTTCTCGGATTCTCCGACGAGCTCGAGAAGATCGCTCGTGCCAAGTGGCGCATCATCGCTGAGAAGGGCGGCAAGCTCCTGAAGAAGTTGGAGCAGGCTGGACTGAAAATGGAGGAGACACCTCTCGGCAAGTCGATGTCCATGCCGCAGGCTCGCGGCGAGGTCTTCAATCCAGTGACTCGCCGTTCCGTGAAGCAAATTCGGAATAATCAGATGGCCACCATGCGAGGTGGAGAGATCCGCGTGGGTAACTACGCGCTCCCGAAAGGTCCTACGCTGACCCCAATGGGGGAGGAGCCCGTGGGATACTACGGCAAGTTGCAGAAGAAGCTGCGCGGCACCCCGGCGGAGAAAAGCTCAACGCGCGCTCACATCAGTCGGCTCAGAAAGGAGTTCAAGGCGCGACCGCAGGAGGCGTTCGTGGCGAACGAATTGCCCTACGGACCAGAAGGGGCCTCGAGGACTCGGGAGGTTGCCCGTTCAGTTCTGGGAGCGCACAAGGACTTCCTGCGCGGGCAGACGGATGTCCGGATCCCAGCAGCGTTGCAGAAGAAGCTCAACATCAAGGCGCCCACCGAGAAGGAGGTCCCGCAGACCGCCCTCGCGAGAGCTCTCAGCATCAAGAACGAGACCGACGCCAGCCGGGTCGCGAAGGAGATGAAGTCAGCGCGGGAGGAGTTCAAGGCTCAGGGGAGGCCCGCGCCCGGATCCGCGCCGAAGCCCAAGGCCATGCCGCCTGCCGTTCCGGAGCTCAGCAAGAAGGATCGGGCGGCGGTCGATCGCGTCAAGAAGATGAACGACGAGGAGCAGGCGAGGGCGTCTCTCGCTCGTGCCAAGAAGGTGTTGAAGGAGGAGAAGACGAAGAGTTCGCCTCCTGCCCCCAAGCTGAAGGCGCCAAAAGAGCGCGGCGCATCCAAGGAGCGGTACGAGGATCTGAAGCGGGAGATGCGAGACGAGAAGGGGAAGGCGACTCCCTACCTGATCGCTGGTGGTCTCGCTGCGGGTGCTACGGGCGGCGCCTACCTGCTTCACAGGCGTCGGCAGAAGCAACGGGAGCTGGATCAGAATAGGTAGCTAAGAGAACGCCGCAGAGGTGCGGCGAGAGCTACTTGGGGGGAGCCTCCAAGTAGATTCTGATCTCACCATGTCCGTCGGGCATGATGTGCCAGTCGCAGAAGTCCCGCTTCCCCCTCTTCTTGGTCTGCACCAATCCAGGGTACGCTCCTTCTGCGGCGGTCTCGATCAGCTTCATCAGGGCGGGGCCTTCCTCATAGGGAAGTCGTCGGTTGCGGGGGTTGTCTTCCTCGGTGGGAAACATCATGCGGTAGCACACCTGGAGTACACGGCCATGTACTTGTACATCCGCGATCTCTCGGTGAGCATTCCACAACCCTCCAGGCACAAGCTGGAACTGATCCTGATACAGCATGTTGATCTGTTTCACGAGGACATCCATCCAGTGGAAGTCCCCCTCCACGGCTTCGAGTGTCACGGCGAACCTCCCGTTGGGGCAGTACTTGCACCACTCACGGTACCTCTCGGGGGTCTTCTTGGTCCACACACAGGAGGTTCTCTGAACCATCTGGATGTGGCCGGAGCGGATGCGCTCCTTGGGTTCGCTGACGCTCTTCGGCGGGCGGCCGGTATCTCGAGGACAGGCGACCCACAGCCCCTTCTGATCCAGGAACCACTGACTGAGACCGGAGGACGCCTTCCTCTTGGGCTTCTTCTCTTCGACCCCCGAAGACTCGGGATCAGTCGTCCCAGATGTCTCCTCCTTCGTCATCGTCCTCCTCGCTGTCCTCGTCCTTGTCGGAGAGCCAGAACCGCTCGAGCAGCGTTCGGGCGCGATCGTCCGACACCAGAGCGATCGCCTTCTCGGGGTGCTCCCCGTCCCGCAGGTCGATGCCGTCCTGCCAGCCGGGCTTGCCCTCGAAGCCGGACAGCTTGATGGTGTCGTTGGCTGCCCTCTTCAGGAGCGCGATGGGAAGACCAGTTGGCCCTCTCCGGACCGGGGCCATCTTGTAGTTCCCAGGAAGCTCCTCGATGAGCGTGCGCTGCTCCTTGGTCGTGTCGCACCCGTCCGCCACTCCCTTGAGCGGGGTGTGGCTCTTCTTGCCGCTCGGGTCGCCGGCGAAGAAGCACGGCTCCCACTCGGACCACTCTCGCCCGTTGGGCGGCAGCAGACCGAACATGGCCAGGTCGCGCCTCGTGTTGAGGATCATACCGTAGCCGACGGTCTCCACCACGATCTCCTTCTGCGAGCGAGTCCTGATCTTCACCTTCGGCCCCTTGAGGAGGCCGTTGTAGACCATGAGGAGGTCGAGCCGCAGCTTGACCTTGACGCCCTCGACGATCTTCATCCAGGACACACCTTGGGTCTTGATCATCTCCTTGAACATGTTGTCCGCCATGGCCACGTGCGTCATGCGGGTCATGGCCAGCTTGGATCCCAGGGCACCACCCTCGGTCCTGGCCCGCTTGAGGATCTCGTGGAGACGCTTCCCGCCGTACATCCGCAGCATGCGATGCGCCTCCTTGTCGGAGAAGCCCATGTCGACCGCTTTCGCGATCAGCTTCTCCTCCTTCTTGTCCTCCTTCTTGGGGGCGACCGATCCCTCTTCCACCGATGCCATCTTGCACCTCCTCCCTAACTAGGGAAACAGATCACTGCCACATGAACCTTATAGCGGTTGGCTTGATCGATTTGTGGTGGTACTTTCAGAGGCAGATGCAAGCCGAACCTGTCAGTGACTACAGGGACTTCTACGTTGACGCCAAGCGAGCCGTAGATGCGGGAGTCTTCGATCAGAGCGTCGAGGATGGCATCGATGACTGGATGGCAAGGCTCAACGAGGAGGACGAGGAGATCGAGGCGATCCTTGCTGAAGAGGATGTGACGGACGGGACGTTCAAGCGCCCGCAGATGGAGATCCTCCCCTCCGAGTTCACCGAGTTCGCGATCAGAATTCCGGTGGCTGGAGACCTCGAGCCCTTCAGCTTCGCGACCAGGCGCTACCTCAAGCCGGTCTACGACACGCCGGCGAGGAGGACGCTGCTCAAGTGCGCCCGGCAGACCGAGAAGAGCACATCGCTGGGCAACAAGAGCTTGGCGTACTGCGGGATCAACTACGGCTTCAAGGTCCTCTACGTCAGCGCCACGGCGACTCAGGCCCAGGTCTTCAGCGTCGACCGCATCAAGGAGCCGCTCGACATCTCCCCCGAGATGCGGTTCCTCATCGACACCCGGCTCAACCAGAACGTCCTCTTCAAGCAGTTCAAGAACCGCTCGCAGATCAGAATCAGGTACGCCTTCCTGAACGCCGACCGGACGCGCGGCATCCCGGCGGACATGATCCTGATCGATGAGTTCCAGGACATCCTCTTCGCCAACGTCCCAGTCATCGAGCAGTGCGCCTCCCACTCCTACTGGAAGCTCTACTGCTACTCGGGCACGCCCAAGAGCTTGGACAACTCGATCGAGGTCTACTGGTCGAACTACTCCACCCAGAACGAGTGGATGGTCCCATGCGAGAGGCACGGTCACCCCGGCAAGCCGCACTCCTGGTTCTGGAACAACCTCGGCATCAAGAACATCGGGAAGAAGGGATTGATCTGCGCCAAGTGTGGACAGTCCATCGATCCAACGCATCCCAGCGCGAGCTGGGCCTCACGACAACCAGTCACCGAGGACAACGCCCACCGTGTCACCTTCGAGGGCTACCGCATCTCCCAGCTGATGGTCCCGTGGATCAGCTGGCAAGACGACGTCATCATGGCGCTCGAGCGGTACGGCACCGCCAAGTTCTACAACGAGGTGCTCGGCCTCTCCTACGACTCCGGTGTTCGCCCGCTCACCAGGACCCAGGTTCAGTCCTGTTGCCAGAACAGGATCAGGTTCGGTGATGTGATCGAGAACGCGCAGAAGTGCCACGGAGGTGTCTTCGTCGGCATCGACTGGGGCACTGGAGAGCAGGCGTCCTACACCGTCGTCGCCCTCGGCGGGTACATGGGCAACGAGTTCCAGATCTTCTACGTTCACAGGTTCACGGGTGAGGACCTCGAGCCGCAGCGGCAGCTTCAGATGATCGCGAAACTCCTGGTCGCCGTGAACTTCAAGATCATCGGAGCAGACTACGGCGGCGGCTTCGACAGGAACGACTTCCTCCAGAGGAACTTCGGAACCCTGCGCCTGGCCAAGTACCAGTACGCTGGATCTCCCAAGGCGAAGGTGAAGTGGCAGCCCAAGCTCGGCCGCTTCATCCTCCACCGCACCGAGATCATGAGCGACATCTTCAACGCGCTCAAGTACAAGAAGATCTACCTCCCCAACTGGGAGGAGTTCGCAACCCCGCACGGGGACGACATGCTCAACATCTTCAGCGAGTACAACGATCAGCTCAACATGATCCAGTACAAGCTGAGTCCTGGGAAGAGCGACGACACCTTCCACGCCGTCCTCTATTGCTTCCTGGTCTCCATGCTCATGAAGCCCAGGCCCGACATCATCATCCCGCTTCACGCCGGACACGTGGACTTCAACCGGCGCTGAGAAAAACGACATGGCCTGAAGATTTTCTGTTGACAGGTCAGGTAGGCGGACCTATAACAGACACTGCCTCGCGAGATCGAGGAGGCTCCGAAAGGATCCGAATCGCTCTCCGAACCGGGGAGGCCCCCGGAACTGCTGGAGGAGGATCATCCCCAACGATCCCAGCAGTCGGCCCTGGAGCGGAAGGGAAACCTTCCAGGGATGGTCGGCTCCAGGGAAGCTCGAGATGGGGCAGCGTGCGGGTAACACCGTTTCGTGCGTCCCATCGAAGAGTGCGGTGACGGATCGGATGTCCGGGCTGGACTCGAAAGAGGAAGGCGGCTCTGATCAGGGGAGGCGGCGTCGAGCTCGAACCCGTAGGCGCCAGGCCGGTGGGTAACACCATCGGTGGGGAAACCCGGATCGAGACGCGATGCGACGAAGGCCCGGTGGCGAAAGCTGTCGGGCCTTTCGTCTATCTGGACCATGACCATGTAAGAAGATCACCCAAGGGGTGACCATCCCGACCGGCGGCGGGGTTGGTAGGTGCCGGTTGCGGCTAGCGGCGGGCGCTCTCGCGGTCGCCCTTGCGGTCGCCCTTGCGGGGCTTCTCGTCGTCCTCGTCCTCGTCGTCCTTCTTGGACTTGGACTTCTTCTTGCGCTCGGGGGTTCCGGCGATCTCCTCGCGGATCGCCTGGACCAGCTCTCGCGCGTCGAGCTGTCCGGCGTCCTTGATGGCGTCGCCGACTTCCTCGAGCGCCTCGCCGAACTCCTCGACGAGCTCCTCGGCGCCGTTCGCGATCGCGCACTCGAGGTCGTGCGCGTCCTCGGCGGCGTCGGCGGCCCCGAGGATCGTCCCGGTGATGCCGCCGACGACGAGCGCGGTGGTCTGGTCGACGGCGAAGAGCTGGCTCGCGACGAACCCGCCGCCGACCCCCACGCCGCCTCCCTTGATCCCTCCCCGAATGACCTTCTCGGAGTGTCGCTTGACGCTGCCCCACCGGGTCGGCTTCTCGATCTGGATCCCGAGTCTCTTCTTCTTCCCCTTGGACATGTGCACCTCCTTGCTTGCAAGCAAATGTAGGGGTTTCCAGTACATTGATCTTATATACTGGGAGGTGCTGGGATTTTCACTTTTAGCTGATCTGAAGGTGTCCGGGACGGCCTGTGACCTTCAACTGCTTGGCGAGATGATCGAAAAGCTCGATGTCGGACGCAGCGAGCTTGGCGAGGAGCTTGCGGGAGGGTCCTAGTTGAGCAGCCTTCTCCACGAAGAGCACGGCGATGGTGGCGAGGTTCTTCCTGCCGAAGTGGAGGAGGTCTCGAAGGCGTTGGAGATCGAGGTTGGTCTGGAGATCCTTGTGCTGCCCAACGAAGCGGGTCATGTCCAGGCAGAGCCGGTAGAAGGTCTGCCAACTGTGATCCACGTTCATCATCTCGTTGAGCCTGTCGATCTCCACCTCAGTGATCTTCATGAAGACCTCGGCGTACTTCAGCATCTCGTCCACCGGCCACGCCTCTCGGCCCATCGACAGCATGGCGTTCTCGTGGAGGTTCTGGAGAGCTGCATCCTCCAGGTGTAGGAACCTGGAGGCAGACTGGCTGTTCACCTCCAGCAGCAGGTTGATCGCGTTCTCCAACCGCTGAACCTTCTGCTCCACGAAGAGGAGCCGCCTGATCAGCTCTCCCGGCTTCATCTCCCCGGCGATGTTCAGCCGGTGGATGTCGGCCAGGTCTTCCTGGCGGACGAAGATGTTGTCGCCCTCCGCCTTCCAGCGCATGAGGCCCTGGTCGAGGAGATCGTGGACTCGCTTCGAGCTGAACCCCAAGATCTTTGCTGCCTCGGACACCAGTAGGTACTTGACATCGCTTCCCATTAGATCTCTCGTGTGTTACGTTGATGTTAGCAGAGACACGGCCGGGCGTGTACGCGAAACAAGGAGACCGGCCATGACGAGGGATCGGCACATGATGGGAGCACAGGCAGCGCACTTCACGACGGCAGCAGGATCGCATCGTGAGGTACAGCCCGAGCGGCTCCAGATGCTCGGGAAGAGGGCCAGCGCCCTGTTCGTCGAGCAGGGGATCCCGCTGACCGATGCAGTGGTGCGTGTCCTCTCGGAGGAGAACGGGCTGAATCGCAACCACGTCCAGCGGGTGACGGAGTTCGCGAACAACTACGCCTTCGAGGACATGTTCAACAAGGAAGCCAGTGATCACAGGGTCATCGACTTCGGCGAGAGCGGACCGGCGGACACCGCCGCAGTCCTGAAGGAGCTCAACTCCGTGGGACGTGGTCAGATCAAGACGGCCGCCAGGCAGCCCGTTCCCAGTCGGCGCTTCGTCCCCGGTCAGGACAGCGCGCAGGAGAACCACGCCCTCACCAAGACCGCTGCGGCTGCGCCCTCGTACCCGTTCGTCGATCCGTATCGGGAGCTGGGTGATCTGCGCGATGACGTCGGCAGGGCGAAGGGCGAGATGCTCCAGAAGGTCGCAGACGCCGGTCTGGAGTACGACGCTGCGTGCAACCTGCTCTACGCCCTGACCAAGCAGGCCGTGCTCCATGGGACCTCGCCGGCGGACGTGACCGTGGCCTTCATGCAGCGGGCGCCCGACAAGGTCATGGTGAAGCTCGCGCTGAAGGAGATCGCGCAGCGCATGGATCACGACCAGATCCCTGCGGTGCCCATGGCGAAGCACGCCTCGGCGCGCGTGGTCAACCCGGACCACCCCCTCATGAAGGCGTTCGACGACTTCACGAAGACGGCGGTGGACTACTTCGGGAAGATCAAGGCGGCGGAGGATCTGACCGCGCAGTACACCCGAGTCGATCGGAAGCTGCGAGGGATGATCCAATGATCGAGAAGTCAGCACAGCTCATGAGCGCAGACCTCCTGGTCCGCATGGAGAAGCTCGCCGACGTCGCTGGTGCTGTCGGCAAGGGCATCTCCGGAACAGCCAAGGGGATCTGGGACGTAGTTGGCGCCGGGACTGGCGCAGCCGCGAAGGAGCTCGGGCGACACGGTCTCGCCGGCAAGGCGCTCGGGCTCGGCGTCCGCGCAGCTCCTCTGACAGGGGTTGTGGTGGGCGGCAACTACCTCGTGGGCGATCCAGCAGGGAAGCATCTCCGCAGGAAGATCGACGAGTTCCGCGCTCGTCGGGCCATGCAACAGGCTGTGTACGATCCACAGTCAGGGATGATGTACTGATGAGCGATCCAGTAACAGAGTTCCTCGAGCTCGAGAAGCGTGGCGGTGCACTGGGCCAATTCGGCGGTCAGCTCGCGCTGGCCACTGGGACCATCGCGGCTGGTGCCCTCGCGAATGAGGTCTATCGCGGGATCAAGAACGCGGTCGGACGTTCGCGGGGCTTCAGGCAGATGATGGAGTACAACCCGGAGCTGGCGAAGGAAGACCGCGCCAAGGTCCAGATGATCTTCAACACGCTTCACAACGTCAGCCCGGACCTGGCCAAGGATCCACTCGTCGCCAACTCCTGGGTCAAGCGGATGATGTACCAGGACGAGTACATCGACCCCAAGACGATGAGCGACCTGGCGACCGCGCAGCAGCGCATGGGGCAGTCGCGGGGGTACGGCCTGGACTTCGCCAACATCGCGATGGAGGGAGTCCGGGGTTCGGCCACGCCCGGAGGGATCAGCCCCTTCGCCCCTCACGGTAGGGGATAGCTGCTGAGTCATGATCGTCAAGCAGTGCCAGTTCTCCGGACGGGATGACCACGGGGTCTACGTTCACCTCGTACACCCCGGCTACAGCAACGACCAACTGATCAAGAACGCCGCCGCATCCCCACCCCAGCTCGAGCAGATCCAGAGGTTCCTCAAGAGCATGAGCCGCGCGGACGGGATGCTCTACACCTTGGTCAGCGCGCTCGGTGCCGGGGAGTTCTGGGGATCGAACTCCAACGCCGACTGGTTCGGTATGGACGCCCTGCTGCACGTCCCTCCCGACTGGGACATGATGCCAGCGGATCAGCAGAAGCTGATGGGGCAGAGGTGGCAGTGGGGCTACCCGACCTTCTACAACGCCTACGCCTACCAGCACCACGTCAACAAGGATCCGGCGAGAGCCTTCGGGACTGTCGAGTACGTCCTGTGGGACCCCCGCATGAAGAGGGTGCTGCTGATCGTAGGCATCAGCCGGCAGAAGGCGCAGCAGCTCGGAGCCCAGGGTGTAGTGGACCGGATCGAGAACGGTGAGTACCCGGACGTCAGCATGGGCTGCAAGGTGCCCTTCGACGTCTGCTCGATCTGTGGTGAGATGGACTTCATTCGTCCATTCCTCGGCAAGCCCAACGAGATCGTGAGGCTTCACAAGCAGCGTCCCATCCGAGGGATCAGCACCACCACCAACGAGTACTGCCAGCACCTCAAGTTCGAGCTGAACAAGATCTACCCGGATGGGCAGCGGGTGATGATGCTCAACATCCACCCCCGCTTCTTCGACATCAGCTTCGTCTTCATAGGGGCGGACAAGACGAGCAAGATGCTGGCGAAGCTGGCCGCAGGCCAGTGCCCGATCCGGTTGAACGCCCCAATCTGCAAACACGGCTGCACCCAGTGCAACCCTCAAGGAGTCGTTCCCTCGGCGCACGTCTACAACGTGTGGTCCAGGGAGAAGGTGGCCTCCGATCCAGTGGAGGAGATCCTCATGGGAACGCCAATCGAGAAGATGACCTACGAGGATCGCTTCGTGACGACGCTCGAAGCTCCAGCAGTGACGAAGACCGCCGCCATGAGCGATGAGCTGATCAAGGAAGCCTACGGCCTCGAGGAGTTCGAGGAGGATCCGGCGGAGACAGCTCGCATCTCGGACTACTTCCGACGCAAGGTTGGTGGCGGCAGGCTGGTCAAGAAGTCGGAGATCGCCAAGCGCGTCTCCTCCCACTTCGGGAAGCACGCCCCGGCCATCGAGCGCAGCGAGCCCGACATCCCGCACGAGGTCCAGGATGAGATGGCGGAGGATCTGCCTCACGCTCTGAGCTCAGCAGGTGGAATGGGCATCGTCGTGAAGCCCCGAGAGTTCCAGCGCATGATGCTGATCTCCTCGGGAAACGGCAGGCTGGCCGACGACCTGGACCATCGGGGAATGATGTTCCGTCCTGGGGCTCCGATGGACCGTAGCTTCGGGATCGCGGACAGCGTCGTACCGAGGATCCTGGCGGCGCTCATGCCGATGCTCCACCAGCGCAGCTCCTTCGGACCGGCGCTTCACAAGCGGATCACCATCGTCATCCAGAGCCCCGGTGAGGGGCACGGATGTGACATGGGTCACATGCGTCACATGGGTGGCGATCTCATGGATAAGATCAGCAGTGCGTACACCTCCTACCGGCGAGGGCTGATCTACAAGACGGCGAGCCTCATTCCGCAGGCTCTGCACGAGAAGCCGGAGATCCTGAACCATCTCTTTGGCGGAGATCTCATTCGATCCTTCGGAGGGGGTCTTGTCAAAGAGGGGGGCGATGTGATGGAATCGTTGATTGGAGGCATGCTTCCTGTGATCTATTTGAACCAAGCTCACTTCGGAGGGCCTGTGTCCAAATACGTCCAGGAGCATCTCGATCTCAGAGGGCTCACCAATGCAGGTGGGCTCGCAGCCTTTGGCGGGTTGGCGTAGGGCCTTGATGGGGCCGAAGAATCGTCCTCGCCTGTGGTTGAGGGAACTGGAACGAACACAACCAAGGGAGAATGATCAATGAACGAGTTCCTGAAGGACTACTACAACACCGCCAGCGGCGGCAACGACGACGCGGACGCCCTCGAGAAGATGGCGCAGCTCACCCTCCTCACCAAGGAGGCAGAGGAGGAGGGGATCGACCTCTCCGGGCTCTCGGACGACGAGGTCATGCAGCTCGCGGACGAGCTGTACGGCAACGAGGCGGAGACGGGCGGCGACGATCTCGAGAAGGAGGCGCAGGCCAAGTTCGAGGAGGCCGACTTCCTGGGTCGCGTCATGGCCCACTCGATGTGGCAGGAGCTGGACTCGATCCAGAAGGAGGCCGCCGGCGGCAAGGAGGGCCTCGCCCGCCGTGCCTGGGGCGCGACCATGGGCCGCCTCGGCGGCGCCGCCGAGGGCAAGGCGCGGGACGTCGCGTCCAACCTCATGCTGAAGACCAAGGAGGTCGAGGGCAAGAAGGTCCCGTCGGGCGTGGCTCGCGCCCTGATGCGGCTCGGCGGCAAGGGCGGCGAGGGCGTCTCGGACGTCAAGCGCATGAACAAGGCCCTCGCGCGGATCGGCGGGGCGGCGCGGGTCGGCTCGCAGGTCGGTGCGGGCGCTGCCGGCGCGGCGGCTCTCGGCGGAGCCGGCTACGGCGGCTACCGTGGCGTGAAGGCGCTGCGTGAGCGCGGCAAGGAGAAGGAGGGCTCGGCCCTCAACGCGCTGATCGAGCAGCGGGCGATCGAGCACCTGGCGGCGGCGGGCTACGTCGACCAGCAGGGCAACGTCTACGGCCCCGAGAAGACGGCGTCGGACAACGACTTCAACACCGTCGTCGACAGGGCCGCCCTCGAGCTCCTCGAGCAGAACGGCTACCCGGTGCAGTGGCGGTAGTTGGACAAGTCGGGAAATGGAGCTGACGATGCTACGCGCTATGGTGGATGAGATGAGGAAGATCGCAGCGGTCTCCTCTCCATCCATCACAGCGCCCCCGACCCCCGGTGGTGTGAACGGCAATCTCCACGCGGAGCCGCCGTCTCCCGTCTCTGTGGGCAAGATCACGGGCAAAGCACTCGGAGGCACCAACCTGATGAGGACCAACTACACCGCTGTGAATACAAGAGCGCAGGCACCAGACATCACTCTGACCTCTGAGCAGAAGTCGCTTACGCCGCCAGTGGTCAGGTCGTAGGGAGGTCCGAAATGGGACAGTCTCTGAACAAGCTGATCGAAGCCGCGCTCCTTGACGGCAATGCCGGAGTGATGACGAAGATCGCTCAGGAAGCCGAGGCCGAGGACGACGACGACGAAGGGAAGTGCGAAGAGTGCGGCAAGGCCGCCGTCGCCGGATCGAAGTTCTGCAAGGAGTGCGCGGAGAACAAGGCTCGCTCGGAAGAGCGGGCCAGCGGAGTCACTTCGGGAGAGGGAAGCGAGAAGACCTCTTCCGCCCGGATCGAGAAGCTCGCCGCAGCGGTGGAGTACATCCGGGACAACTTCCTCGAGATCCAGATGCCGGTCGGCAGGGTCAAGATGGCGGAGGGCTCCTCTGCCGATTCGGGACCCGGCGTCGGCGCGAACTCGCTCGACACGAACCTGAACAAGGTCACGCCGGGTGAGGCACCCGAGGGGTTCGGTGAGGCCAAGGCCAAGAAGCCGGCCATGACCATCCCCCTCGAGGCCGGGGCGTCGCCCAACGCGGCGTCCACCGCGATCCAGACCGATGCCGCAACCCCGCCCGGCGGATCCGGGGAGCAGCCCCAGATGATCCAGCCCAGCGGGACCGGCGGGGCCACTCCCCAGGCGAAGACCGCCAGCGTGAAGCGCATCATGGCCGCCATGATGAAGTCTGCCGCTGACGACTTCGAGGGGAGTTCGTCGATCAAGGCCCCTCAGTCGATGACGACCACCACGCCGGAAGACAAGCCCTCTGGCGTGGAGCGCCCTGCGGAGGTCACCTCCCAAGAGAAGCTGATCGCCTCGTCGGATGCAGCGATCGATGCGACGAAGCGTGACGCGAAGGAGGTTCCGAAGAAGCGAATGGGCGACGTCCTGACCGAACCGGCGCTGGCCAAGTCCACGGACTCGGCTCTCGACAAGGCGCTGGGGACGCAGGTGGTGACAGAGGCCGGTGCCAAGGTCGCTGCGGCACAGGCCCGCGTCCTGTTGCAGAAGACCGCGTCGGGCAAGTGCACCTGTGGTGGCAAGCACGAATGCGGGTTCTGCAAGATCGCTTCGCGAATCGGTCAGAAGAGCACGCGGCAGGCTGGAGCCGTGTGGGACTCTGGCCACAAGCCGGGCACCCCCGCCCGGTCGGTGTAGGAGGAGGCGCCATGAAGAAGCTCAGTGCACAGAACGTGGTGGCCATCCTCACCGAGGTCCCCAGCACCCTCCGGAAGCTCGCTTCGGAGCGAGACAGCTACAAGGCACGGGCTCTCCGCGCCGAGGGGCGTGTCGCCGAGTACGAGCGGAAGGAGCAGGTCGAGAAGGTCGCGGCGATGATCATGGAGAAGAACCTGAACAAGGGTCAGACCATGGACGAGCTGCGATCAACCCTCATGCAGAAGGCTGCCGAGGGCAAGCTCGGGGTGGTGGCCGAGGCCGTCAACATGACGGCACGGTCCAACCCGCTCGGGTACCTGGGCGAGGACCGCACGACCGGAAGCGGTGGCCAGGCTGAGGCGGCGTTCGAGAACGCCATCATCGGCTGAAGCCAAGGGTGTACGAACAAGGAACCTGAAACCAAGGGAGAGTGATCAATGGCATACGAGGCCACATTCAGACTGCTCACTCCCGTCGCCATGGTGGAGAGGCACGACTTCGTCGTGTCCGACCGGAAGCTGCTCGAGTTCGACAGCCTCGCCCCGGTCCCCCTGCTGATGGGTGAGTGGTGCACGCTCGATTCGTCCTACAAGCTCGCCAGGGCCGCGAACCCCGGCGTGCCGCCCGGTCCCTGGGCTCTGTTCACGGAGCTCGGGAGGTCCGACACCCAGGGCATCGCGGAGGGCAAGGCCCCCGTGCTGTTCCAGGGTTCGTACTGGGCCGAAACCAAGCTCTTCGCGGGTGCGCCGGCCCTCGGTGCTGCCCTGGAGGTCGCGCAGGTAACGTACCCGGTCGGTGTCTTCCGGTCGGGTCTTCAGACCAAGGGCGTGGGCACGAACCCGGTCATCGGGTACGTGACCAAGCTCGCGGCGGACAACGGCGGCTGGCTCCAGTTCCAGCAGACGCTGTACTAGGGAAAGGAGGAACAGAACATGACCACGAGAGCATCAGTCCTGAACGATCTGTTCGTCCAGAACCTGGACAGCTGGGAGGGCAAGGAGAAGGTCGCCCAGGCAGGCGGGACCTTCATCCGCGACCGTCTCCGTGAGGTCGCGTTCTCCAGGCAGGTCATCCCGCCGGAGAACGTTACCAAGGCGGACTGCCAGCGCAGCACCCGGCACGACACCCTCGTCAAGATCATCGACGTGGAGCCCCAGAGCCGCGCCATGGCGATCACCTTCCGTGGTCAGCCGACGGCCAGGTTCATCCGGGGCGCTCGTGCGGAGATCCCCTTCTTCACCATCTCGTCCGAGAAGTTCGAGAAGGTGGAGCAGGAGCTGCTCGCCTACGAGATGCCGATCACCCGGATCATCGAGGACAACTCGGTGAAGGACATCCAGGAGATCGAGGACCGCGAGTTCCTCCTCCACATCGAGGCGGCGGTCCAGGCGATGCAGGCCGAGGCGAACGGCGTCGCCGCCGCGCCGGCCCTCAACAACGCCGCGCTCAACGGCGCCACCCCGCCGAAGGAGTTCTCCGTCCGCAAGGGCGAGCTCTGCCGGCAGATCGGCATCACCGACAACTCCTACATCTGGCCGCTCCAGAGGCCGGACCTGGTCAACCTCCACAAGCTCCTCGACGGCAACCGTCTGCGGGCCGAGAAGGTCCTCATGACGGAGTACGACTTCGACGACCTCAACCAGTGGACCATCGAGGACTTCGGCTCGAAGATCGAGAGCGAGACCGCCGTGGACGGGTACAAGTACTCCACGCTGCTCGGCAGGGCGTTCGTCCGCACGATCAAGACGGACATCCTGCGGCCGGGGAACCTGTACGTGTTCACCTCGCCCGAGTTCCTGGGGAAGTTCTACGTCCTCAACAACACCAAGTTCTACATCGACAAGATCGCGAACCTCATCACGTGGCAGTCGTGGGAGGACATCGCGATGTCGATCGTGAACGTGGCCTCGGTCCGGAAGCTCGAGCTCTACTCGGGTGACGCGACGGCCCACAACACGGACTCGATCCGCGTGGACGTCACGCCGAAGGACGAGGCCGACCTCGGCGCCGTGAACAACCGGGTCGACAGCGGCCTGGTGTTCCCGCAGGTGAAGGTCTACTAGAGACCGCGCCCTGCGCCGAGCTTTAGTGCGCGCTGAAAGGGCGCGGCGTCCCAACCGGCGCCGCGCCCTTCGCTTCTGAGGAGGATGATCGTGAGCGGAACATACGTCATCAGGAACACGAGCAAGAAGGTCCACACCAGGACCACCAGGGCGATGACCCCCGGTCGCAAGTCGGCTGTGCAGAGGGTGTGCGGCGGCAAGGTCCGGCTCAGTCGTGGGGACAGCGTCGTCATCACTGAGGATCAGTTCAGGACCCACTACGTCGAGCTGGCCCAAGCCTGTGCCAGGGGTCTGATCGAGGTTCACGAGGGCGCGTTCAACGGCCCGGTCGTCAAGTTCAACGGCGCCCCTCCGGCGGGTACCCCACAGGAGGAGCCGGAGGAGGTGGTGATCGATGTCCAGCCCGAGCCTTCGACTCAAGAAGTTCAGGATCCGGCAAGCGCAGCAGAGCCAGTCGAGGATGACGAGGTCAGCGTCGAGCTGGAAGCCGAGCCCCAGCTGGCCAGGCCAGAGCCCGACAAGCCCCTCGACAAGATGAACAAGGCCGAGCTGATCGAGTACGCCTCCGAGGTGCTGGGTGAGCGCCAGGAGGACCTGGAGCTGCTCACCAAGAGGCAGATCCTGGAGAAGATCTCATGATCATCTACAACCTCACGGACAGGACCCCTCCCTGGGAGAAGGTGGCCCGGACGGCGCAGTCCGTGAAGCTGTTCGGCAAGCTCATTCCAGCAGGCGGTCGAGGGGAGTTCCCGAACTTCCCGCTTCGCTCTGTCACTGGGCTCATCAGCTCACACACGATCAGCGTGGACAGCCTTCCGGACTGGTACCAGAAGGTGGGCGATGATCTCCGACAGAAGGAGCAGGAGAAGCTGATCAAGTCGAAGTCGGAGCCGCCGGGAGAGGACGAGAAGCCGAAGAGGCGACCTCGTAGGGAGAGCCGATGACGACGCTTCAAGGCATGGACAGCGCGCTCATCCCAGGAGCTTCGCAGACGTTCAACGTCTTCGTGGCTCAGACGCGCTTGTTCATGCGCGACTTCCCGGAGCTGAACCGACTGGTGGCCGGGGAGGAGTCCAGCGACCGCATGATCGCCTTTGCGGCTTTCGAGGCGCTCTCCGACTTCAACTCCGAGCCACCGAACCTCGGCGTCTACACCTTCGAGATGTTCGTGCAGAAGGGCTGGGTCCACCCCCTGCGGACAGGGACCATCTGTCAGCTCCTCCACATGGTCGGGCTGCTCCAGACCAGGAACCACCTGCCCTTCTCGGACGGCGGGCTCAATGTGGCCGTGAGCGACAAGACTCCGCTGATCCAGGCGTGGATCCAGATCTTCTGCTCGAAGTGGGAGAACTGGAAGCAGAAGACGAAGGTCGCGCAGAACATCGCAGGCATCCTCACCGGAGCCGGTGGCGTCTCGAGCGAGCTCTTCGCCGTCAACGGGTACTTCGGTACCTACTACTAGGAGGCCGAGATGGCGACTTGGAGGATTTTCAGGTTCCGTGAGGACAGGGACCTCTACGACACGCTGAACGGAGCGATCAACTGCCCGCAGGACATCCAGGCTGGAGTCAACGTCGACGGCCTCACCCTCGTCATCGATGCGGGGGCGGGTTCCGTCACCGTCACGTTCGCGCCGGCGAAGGGCAGGCCGTGGACCGCAGAGGAGATCGTGGACGCCATCGAGACCACCGCTGGTCTGGCTGGAGTCGCCTCGTTCTGGAGATCGACGACGGCGCACCAGGGCGGTCAGCAGACGTACCTCCGCCTCGGGATGGACACCGGAACCCTCGTGACGTTGAAGGGCACTGGGACCGCGAACGCCCTCTTCGGGTGGCCCGCCGTCGACGTGCCGGGGGTTCCCTACCTCCTCGCCGAAGTGAAGTCCGTCTACATGGTCGACAACAAGACCTGGTACGCCGTGACGTACAAGTAGGAGCAAGATCATGTCTCACACATTCGACAGCATGCTCAAGGAAGCCACCGCGCTGCCCTGGACGATGGGCGCGCGTCTCATGGTCGAGCTCCGCAGCACGGTGAGGGTTCCCGAGCAGCCGGTGATGACCAAGGAGGCTGCCCTCGGTCTCGTGAAGATCGCCAGGATCGTCAAGCAGGCCAAGGACCCGGACAAGGCGCAGCTGGCCCTCCAGCAGGCGGCCATGACCGACCCGAGCATCGTGCAGGCCATGGACTACCAGCAGGCCGAGAACGAGCGGCAGATGCTGATGGCGAAGGTCCAGGAGCTCCAGATGGTCGCCGAGACCGCCCAGGCGCAAGCTGCACAAGCGGATCAGCAGGCCCAAGCTGCGATGCAGCAGCAGGAGCAGCTGACGGCGGCGGCGCAGCAGGCCAAGCAGGAGCAGGTCAACGCCGTCATGGAGTCGATGCAGGCGAAGGACCAGACCCTCCAGACCCAGGTCTCGGCCCAGCAGCATCGGCAGCAGATTGCCGGGTACGCCCAGCAGATGGCGGACCAGCTGAAGCAGATCGCTTCCACCAGTCCCGAGGAGCAGCAGATGCAGCAGGAGCAGGCTGCCGCCGAGCAGCAGGCTCAGCAGCAGGCTGCGATGCAGCAGCAAGGCGCGGATCAGCAGGCCCAGGGTCAGCCTGCGCAGCAGGGTCAGCCTCCGGCGAAGTCGAAGACCAAGAAGGAGACCGACGAGGCGCAGAAGGCGCAGCAGAAGGCGCAGGAGCAGACTGCACAGGCGCAGCAGGCGCAGCAGGAGGAGGCGCAGCAGCCGCAGCCGCCCCAGGCAGCGATGCCCCCGAAGATGGGATCGGCCAAGCTCCAGAAGGTGGCCAACGCCTTCTACCAGGCTCGCCTCCAGAAGCAGGCCGCCATCGGTGTCGGAAAAGCCTACAAGCTGGGCAAGGCCGTTCGCGAGATGGGCAAGGCCAAGCGGATTCGCTACATGGGCGAGTCGACTCCTGCGAAGGAGTTCGTCGGCGACATCAACGAGGCGGTGAAGGAGGTCGCGTCCATCCCAGAGAGGATGGCGTACCACGTCGGCAAGCATCACGTCGCGTACAAGGGTGGTCTCATCGGTGGCGCGGTCGGTACCGCAGCGATCCCGATCGCCAAGCGGCTCCGAGAGAAGAGGGAGAAGACCTCGCAGTTCTCCGGGTCCAACGAGGGCGCTGGCGAGAGCCAGGGTGGCATCGGACAGCAGGGCGGCTTCGCGCAGTACGCCTCCATGGGCAAGACCGGCGCGTGCGGCGGCTGCGGCAAGATGTCCAAGATCTCCAACATGGGGAAGTGCGCGAAGTGCAGCGGCGGTCACTCCAAGCTCGCCGCCCTCATGCAGAAGCTCGGATCCGAACAAGAGGCCGCTCGCATCGGAGTGGACCTGGGCGTGAAGTGGGGCAGGGTCGACTTCACCCCCGCCGACCTGGCGAAGGGGATGGAGGTCGAGAAGGAACACCACCAGCCCGGCGTCGACGTCATGCCGGGTGAGGAAGCGCCCACGGTGACGGCCAAGATCGCGCTGGCTCACCTCAAGGAGAGGGGCGACTACTACGACCTGCTCGAGCCGAAGGTGGAGAAGGCACCCGGCGACAAGGTCTCCGAGGACAGGGAGAAGGTGGGCTTCTCGAAGGAGCAGGCGATGATGATCGCCCAACGGGTGCGGCTGATCAAGGAAGGTCAGCTAAAAAAAGCATCCAGGGGCTCCGCTGACGTTGCGGAGTCCCGCCACATCACGAAGGAAGGTGGAGCTGAGGAAGCTGCGCGCGGTGGTCTCGGTCACACCCTCGGGTACGCCGCGCTCGGAGCGGCCATCGGCGGTGGCATCTCGAAGGCCAGGATGAAAGCGCACGAGCAGAAGTTCGGCCTCGATCAGCCAACCGGGAAGGAGCTGAAGCTCCACGGTGAGCTCGCGGCAGCCGAGGACATGGCGAAGAGGGATCCGTCCTACTCCAACAAGCTCCGGATCTCGAACCTCCAGTACAAGATCGACATGGAGAAGTTGGATAGGGAACATCCGAACCGTGCCAGCGTCCGGGGTGCCACGAGGGGTGCGCTGATCGGCGCAGTGGCTGGGCCGCTCGCCCATCGTCTCCTCGGCAAGGTTCTCAGGAAGGGGTAAAGGACACCATGCTGAACACCATGTTGGAGAAGCAGGCTTCTCAGATCAAGACAGCAGCGGATCAGTTCCGCATGCTTTCACGTGAGCTGGACAAGCTGGCGTTCACCCCAGACCCCACCCGCAAGGTGGAGGGGATGGACGCGCTCCTGGCCGTGAGAGACTACAACTCGCCGGTCTACAAGCGCCACCGCGACAAGCCCGGTGCCGTGGACGAGCTCCTCGGAGAGGACGCGCTGCACACCGTTGCGAGGGTGGCCAACCTCCCGAGCGAGGTGCAGGAGCCCCCGATGGCTGCGGAGCACGGGGACGACAGCCGCAAGTCGGCGGTCGAGAACAAGGCCCTCGGCACCGTCGGCATGACGTGGGATCCGAAGGCGCCCGTCAAGACCGTGCCGAGGCTCGTCGCCGATGCGCTCCCAGGAACAGGAGGGGCGGCGAAGCCGCAGCCCAACATCCCCAAGTCGGCCAGCAGGAGGACTTCGATTCAGCAGGCCATCGCCAAGTTGGCAGCGCAGGGGAGGATCAGAACCCTGGAGAACTGGCGGTAGCGCGGTGCTGAAGGTCACCAAACTCCAGGTGAAGTCCCTCGAGCTTGATCACCTCGACGTGTACTGGGAGATCGAGGACTCGTCCGAGGATGCGTGGGACTACACCTTCACGATCGAGCGCAGCGAGTCCCCGATGGGACCGTTCGATCAAGTGAGCGAGCCGTTCTCGGACAAGTACAACTTCCGAGACTCGATCGTGAACCTCTACAGCCGGTGGAGGCAGCTCTGGTACCGGATCAAGGTCACGAAGAAGTCGGACGGGGTGTACGACTACACCGAGGCCGTGACCCAAGAGGCCAGGCCGCCGTTGGACGCCCTCGAGGTCCGCAGGCTCGAGCTGATCGCGTTCCGAGAGCACATCGGTCGGCTCGTGTGGATCTTCCCAGTGCGTACCTTCGGCCAGCGGTGCCCGGACTGCTACGACAAGAGGAGCGGCAACCGTCGCAGATCGAACTGCCCCACCTGCTTCTGCACAACCTACGTGCGTGGCTACCTGGACCCCATCGCCACGTACATCCAGATCGACCCGAGCCCCAAGCACGCGGAACCTCTCCAGCTCGGGAAGACGGAGCAGTCGAACACGTCGGCCAGGACCCCCTACTTCCCGCCCCTCAAGCCGAAAGATATAATCGTAGAAGCTGAGAACAGGCGATGGAGGATCGAAAGGGTAAGTACAACGCAGCGGCTCCGAGCGGTGTTGCACCATGAAATCGTGATGCACGAGATCCCGAAGGCGGACATCGAGTACACGATCCCGATCAACATCGATGACCTCATGGCACACGAGCCGAGTCCGCAGCGTGAGTTTACGAACCCCCACAACCTCGAGAGCTTGGACGGGGCCGAGTTCATCAACAACCTCCTCATGGGGTATGGGTACAGGCCGTGATCGACTTCCGGGCATTCAGTGATGAGCTGGTGAAGATCGCCGGGGGTCTCATACTGCCGAGGCCGGCTCAGGTCTCAGAGGGAGTCTCGAACCTGAAGAGGATGCAGCGGTTCTCGAGCGTGATAGGTAGGCCCGACGTCAAAGCTGGGAAGAACATCCTTGGTGGGAACCTCGTCGGATCCGGAGTTCGGTGATGTACGACCTGATCACAATGGCCGCGTTCAGTGACGAGCTACAGAAGATCGCTGGCGGGGAAGCCCTGCTGAGGACCGCAGAGCCTGCTGCGCTGGGGTTGTTCGGCAAGGGGAGGCTCGCAGAGCCCCTCATGCAGTATGTCGGACGCAGCGGGGAGTTTCTGAGCAGCAAGGCGGTCCCGGCGAGTCGGAAGGGCAGCATCCGGCGCCTGGCGAAGGGGTTCTACGAGAAGCACAAGCGGAGCGCGCCACAGGGCATGTTCCCGTGAGGACGTGATGTACGACTTGATCTCCATGGCCGCGTTCCGGGACGAGATGACGAAGCTGGCGCAGTACTCTGCGCAGCGCGTCGACCCGCAGGCCATCGAGCTACAGCAGGCGCTCGACCAGGACCAGAGCCGCAAGGACCTGAACCGTCAGGCTCTCGGACAGTTCTTGAAGGACACGGCCATCGTTGCAGGAGGCGTGGGTGCCGGCTACGGTCTGGGTCGCCTGACCGTGGATGCGCTCAAGAAGTTCCGTGGACCGTCTTCCTCTCCGTGGAGGACTGCCATCGCTGCGACGCTCCCAGTGGTCGGTGGTGGAGCAGCACTCGTCCTGCGCGGGAAGATGCGTGAGGAGCAGGATCGCAGGCTTCAGGAAGCGTACCAGCGCGGCCTGCAAGCACGGGGTATGCAGTGAGCGTGTCGGTCCCCACCGTCGCCCCCGCTCCGAGGGGTAGCAGCTGGGCGGAGAACCCGCTCGAGCACCTGGTACGTCTGTGCCTGATCTTCCTCCAGGAGCTGTGGAAGGAGGCGCCGCCAGGGAACTTCAAGTGGGACCCCGACGAGACCATGACGGAGCTGCTCATCACGGACGACGCGCCGATCGAGCCCGAGGTCATCGAGAAGCGACCGGCCATCGTGTCCGTCCTCTCGCAGTGCGGGTGGGCCGGCATCGGCTTGGACCAGCTCCAGAGCTTGAGCATCAGGACTGGAGAGCGCGTCCACACGGACATGATCTCCGGGAACATCACGATGAACTGTCTCTCCAGGGTGAAGACCGAGGCGCAGCTCATCGCTTGGGTGACGGCGAACCACTTCTGGGTCTTGAAGTACATCCTCATGAAGCTCGGCTTCCACAAGATCGGTGAGCAGACCCAGATCCTGGCTGCGTCTCCACCGGGCGCTCTCATCTCCGGTGACACCGAAGCTGAGATCGTCAACGTGGCGGTTGTGATCCCCTACCACTTCCAGCACTCCGTGACGGTGAGTGAGGAAGGGCTGCGGGTTCTGAATAGGATCGAGCAGACGATCACTGTGATGATGGCGAATCCGTCGAAGCCGACCAACCAACTCGCGGAAGGCGGCTGGGGAACCGGGCTCTACCAGTCAGATGGGAAGAGGGCCGAGTTCCAGAACATGAAGGGCAGAAACATCCGGCCACCGACGTTCAGGGGCCGGCCGTTGGCGCCGAGAAACTACATCGGTGGTGGGAAGGCGGATCCGCCTCTCCAAGTAACGGTTGAGATCAACGAGGAGTAGAGAACATGGCAGCTGCAATCCCCGAACTTCCGCAGCCTGGTGTACAGGTCGTCCAGGAGTACACGGATCAGACCCCTGTCATCGTGATCCCGACGCTGGTTCCGTGCGTGGTCGGGGTTGCGAAGGAGATCCGTGAGCTCTACGACGCGGACGGCACGCTCAACTCGGACATCATCGTGGATGGCCCGGCCATCGCGGTGGCGCCCAACGATCAGACGAGCTACACGGCGATGGACGCGCTCACGCTCCAGGTCCGTGTCAACGGCGGGGTCCTCCAGACCTTCACGATGCCCACCGGGGCGTCTCCGCCCACGACCATGACGGCGCAGGAGGTGGCCATCGCCATCAACAGCGCCGCGCCTCCGCCCGTCAACTTCGCGGCCTACGTGCTGCCGGAGGACTCGGACGGCGATGGCGTGGACGACAAGTGGTACCTCGAGCTGCGCTCGACGGCCACGGGTGAGGACACCTCCATCCAGGTCGTCGGCGGCACGCTGCTCACGGGCGGCGGCGGCAACAAGTTCGGGTGGGGCGTCGGGCAGACCTTCTACGGTCTGGGCGCCTACATCCAGGACGCGGTCTACCTGAAGCAGTCCAGCTTCCCGGATCCGCGTGGCAACCTGGACGAGCTCGACATCGACGAGGACTCGATCAGGGTCTTCGTGGACCTGGGCACGGCGCCAAGGGAGTTCCTGCGGGACGAGTCGTTCCTGCGCCGGGGCTCCTACTACAACGCCGTCGGCCCGGTCTACGGCGTGACCCCGGTGGACGATGGCGACGGCGACACCATGTCGCCCTACGTCGACTTCAAGGACCTCCTGGCCGTGGTCCCCAACTTCCTGGCCCTGGCCGGCGCCGCGTCGCTGACCGGCATCGTGGACCTCTCCACCTTCCAGCCGCTCCACGGCAAGGAGCTGATCCTCCAGGTCGATGGTGGCGGGAAGCAGACGATCAAGTTCTACGGCCAGCCCATCATCTCGACCGACTCGGCAGGTGGCGGTGGGTGGGCCTTCGGCGGCTTCGGCGGGACCACGCTCAAGCTGCTCGTGAACGGCGTGGCGCTGGACGTGCTGTTCCCGGTGGTGGCGAACATCACTCAGGTAATCGCTGCCATCAACGCCGCGTCGGTGGCGGCCTTCGGTGTCAACGTCGCCTACGAATGCGACTCCGTCGGAGTGGCTGGGGCGGGCGGCTACATCGGATTCTTCTACGGGGCGCAGCCGGCAACGAACATCGTCTCCAACACCGAGGTTCAGGTGGTGGCGTGGGCTGGCCCGTCGGCATCCCAGAGCGCCATCATGGGTGACCTCCTCGCCCACTACCAGCTCCTCGGCAAGAACGCCGGCGCGGAGCCCGTGAACGACGTGGTGGAGCAGATCAACGCCGTCTACCCGTCGGGCATCGCCTCGTGGGTGGGCGGCACGCTGAAGCTCCTGAGCACGACCTCGGGGTACGAGTCGAAGATCGAGATCGACGTGAACAGCACGGCGTGTGGCACCCCACCCCCACCCATCACTGATCTCCTGGGTCTCGACGTGTGGACCAACGGCTACGTCTACTACGGCACCCCGTTCCCGGTGCGGATCGGCGACGCCGTGTACGGCGACGGGACCTTCCTCGGCAACGTGAGCGAGATCCACCCCATGGCGACCCAGGGGCGAATCAAGCTGGATCGGGAGGTTTCGCTGACCGGCCGGTGGCAGTACTGGTACTTCCTGGCGAAGAACCTGGACACGGTCCTCAGCAGCCAGTGGGGCGTCACGGTCCCGACCCCGGACCTGTACCTGGACACCCAGGGCAACGTCCACCTCAAGCAGGACTTCCTGCGGGACATCTACGGCATCCCGGTGTCGACGGCGAGGGTCTCCCTCTACGTGGCCTACACCGCCGTGCGTCTGGACGTCACGTCCGAGGCGGATCAGCCTGCGCTCCTGACCTTCAACAACGTGACCGAGCTCGAGGCAGCACTGAGCCCGGTCACCCCGGAGAACCCGCTGGCCTACGGCGTGTTCTGCGCGCTGGGCAACTCGAACGGCGTGGCCGTCTCCTGCATCGGCGTCTCCGAGACGACGGCGGACAAGCCCTACGGCACGCTGGCGGGCTTCATGAAGGCGTTCGACTTCCTCGAGGCGTGCGAGGTCTACGGTGTCGGCGTCCTCACGCAGGACCTCGACGTCGCCCTGGCCGCACAGCAGCACGTCGACGCGATGAGCGAGCCCGAGATGAAGGGCGAGCGGATCGCCTGCATCTACCTCGGCAGGCCGACGCGGAAGGTGGACACCATCATCTGCTCCGGGAACGACGGCGACACCGTCACGGGCACGCCGACCTACCTGGACACGGCGATCCCGAACCTCTCCCAGCTGCTCCTGGACGCCGGCCTCAACCCGGCCTCCTTCACCATCGCGGACGGGGTCTTCATCGACCTGTCGGCGGACGGCTACAACTGGAACGTGATCGGTCCGGTGGTGGGCGGCACCCAGCTGCGGGTCAACACGACCTTCGCCCCCGGCCAGAACGACGACGGCTTCTACCACGACGTCATCGGGGACTTCCCGACCATCATCAGCGGGGCCTTCTCGGTGAAGATCCGTGGGGCGGCCATCACGGACAAGGACGAGGAGGTCGAGACCGTCTACTACCGTGGCCAGGGCTTCTCGGACCGGCGCGTGTGGATGGTGCAGCTCGACCAGCTCAAGGCGACGGTCAGCGGCATCGATCAGCTGGTGCCCGGCTTCTACATGACGGCCGCCAAGGTCGGCCAGATCGGCGGGCTCAACCCGTCGCAGCCGCTCACCAACTTCCCGATCGCCGTCTTCACGGGCGTCACCGGGACGACCGACAGGTACAACACCACCCAGCTCAACAAGATGGCGGCGGGTGGCGCGGACCTGATCATCCAGGAGAACGCCAACGTCCCGCTCACCTCGCGGATGCAGGTCACCACCAGGATGACCAGCATCGAGGAGCGCGAGCAGTCGATCGTGAAGGCGGTCGACTACTGCGCGAAGTTCTACCGCATGAGCCTGAAGGTCTACATCGGGCGGTACAACATCACGCAGGCGTTCCTCGACACGCTCTCGACCGTGGCCCAGGGCCTCGGCCGCTGGCTGGAGGAAGAGGGCAAGGTCGTCGCGGGCGCGGAGCTGAACAACCTGATCCAGGACGAGGACAACCCGGACACGGTCCTCGTCAACGTGACCATCGATCCGCTGTACCCGTGCAACTACATCGTCATCACGCTCGTCGTATGAGGTAGCCGATGCTGGCGCTCGCGGAGAGGAGGGCCATCCTCCAGAAGATCGCTGCCGAGCAGGCTGCTGCGAAGAAGCCGTCTCGGAACGACCCGATCTACTCTCCAGGCGTGGTTGCTCACGAGGCAGGCCACGCCTGGATGCACAGGCAGCCCGAGAAACCTGGGGAGGAGAAGTTCGACATCACCGGAACGGCTGAGATGGTTGGAGGACTTCTCCCCCTTGGGGTCTTGGCCGGCAAGCTCTTGACTGGCAAGGGTCCGCCGTCTGCACGAGAGATGTACGGAGCGATGGCCCTCGGGTTCACCCCCAGGCTCGTGGACGAGTACTCGTCTTCCTTCAAGGGTCACGGCGCCCTAAAGGGGTCGAAGGCGTTCAAGAAGCCCTTGACCGACGAGGAGGTCAGGCAGGAGCGCAACAAGCTGATCGCTGCCGGATCAACCTACGCAGCAGTCCCCCTAGCTTTCCTCAGCCAGGGAGAGATGCAGCAGCGAAAAGATCCTCGTTGGATGCTGGGAGCACTCGGAGCCATCGGAATTCAGCTCGGGGGTCTCGCCTACGCTGCCAAGGCCAAGGGTCCGAAGGTCAACGCTCAGGAGGCGAAGGCTCTGGCGCAAGAGATCGCCCCCGGAGTTCCTGTCTATGCAACGACAGGGACCTTCGCTGGTGGGTCGGCGTACCTACCTCCCGTGAAGAACAGGGTGATGCGGGCGCTGATGAACCACCAGCTGAAGCCGTACTTCGACGAGAAGGAACGAACGAAGATCATCAACGAGGGCGGTATCATGATCGCCCCGATGAGCGGCAAGAATCTAAGCGAAGCCCTCATGTCGTCTATTGGCGGCGGAGGGGGCGGATTGGATGACAGGTTCAAGGAAGTCAAGTAGACTTCCTTGTAGGAGGACATCATGTCGGGACCCTTCTCAGGCTGGAACCCCCTCAACCACTACGTGCAGTCGGGCATGGTTGACGGTCGGTTCGTTTCGGGTGGGCTCACCCTCATCGCAGCAGGTCCTCCCCGGCTCTCGCAGCTTGGGACGGGATCATCGGGAGCCGCGCTGGCCGCTGCCGCCCAGTCGGGCGGGAACAGCGACATCGTGTACCCGATCGGGGTGACGCAGAACATCAACCACTCCCAGAACAAGACCTTCATGCGGATCTGGGAGCTCGGATCGGAGCGCAGCTACTTCATCGGCGGCAGGACCGTCGGACAGCTCGCGCTCTCCCGTGTGTACTACCACGGGGCGTCGCTCCTGCGCGTGCTGTACGCCTACTACCAGGACCTCATCGGCGCGGTCCAGGTCCCGTGGGTGTACCCCAACGTGGGCGCGGCGAACATGCCCAACCCGCACGACGTGATCGTGCCTCCGGGCTACGAGAACCTGTTCCTCAACCTGGCGTCTGACCTGTTCAACCAGCCGATCGGTCTGCTGGTCTACATGCGCGACTCGAACCTCGACACCATCGGTGCCGTGTACCTCGAGGCGTGCTACATCCCGAACCACACGTGGGCGACCGACGCTCAGGGCACCATCGTGCAGGAGACGGCTGCCATCCAGTACGAGCGCGTGATCCCCGTCAACGTCTCCGCCGTGTCGCTCATCAGCGGGCTGGCCGAGGCCGTGAGCGGCATCATGGGAGCCGCAGCGGCGTAGCATGGCCGTCTACTCCTCCAGAGCTGAGTGGCTCGAGGCCCAGTCCCGGAGCCACTTCCACAAGCTGGGCTCCCTCACGGTGAAGACCGCCGACGTCTACTTCATGGGCAAGTTCGCAGCTCGTGCCCAGATGGAGAAGGTGGGCATCAACGCCGTCAGCACGGCCAAGGCGGTCGGGGCGGCGGGCAAGTCCGAAGGTACGATCAGTCGAATCTTCGGTGCGATCAGACGGAAGACGCCAGCTCCAACTGGCGCGATTCCTCCTGCTCCGAAGCCGGGTCCTGGGACGCAGTTCATCCCAGGTCCGAAGAACACTCCGATGCCCAATCGGGGGTCGCAGTCGTTCGTCACGAATCCGACTCATCTCTCCGATCCCGGAGTGAGTGGTGTCAGGACTGGCGCTGATCTTCCTGGAAGAGTGACTCCACGCCCAGACGCCACACCCACCGTAGGCTTCGTACCCGAAGGCGTTCAGGCGAACATCGCCCGAACACCAGGCGGCCTCTATACTCCTGGTTCCATCAAGTCGATGCCCCTGGAGAGGGTGCGAGAGGTTCACAACCAAGCGGTCTACGACGCGATGAAGGCCGAGAGCCGCGCGAATCCGATGAGTACTTACATCGGATCAAATCGTCCTGTATCGAGGACGATGTCCTACGAGCGGGAGATGGGAGAAGCTCTTCCCATGTCCCAGACCGTCAACGTGGAACGGGCTGGGATTCCGTCGGCGGGCGCGTTGCCCACTGGGGCTGGAAGGCCCCTCGCAGCCCCCGCTCGATCAGCAGGAGCACAGGCGCCTGCTGCTACAGCTCCGAGATCGCAGGGTATGAAGCCGGTGGGCGAAGCCTCGGCGGCGGACATGGCAGCCCTGGAAGATCTCAGACGCGCTGGTGCGTCCGAAGAGCATCTGAATCAGTTGCGCCAGACATGGGGAGGACTCGGCCGCCTGTCCCCTACGAGTGCTCTCGCTCGTCACACCCCTGTGGTCGAGAACGTGGGTGGTACCGTCATGCGTTCACACCTCGCGGCTCACAAGTTCAACATGGTGCTGCTCGACATCATCGAGCGCAGCAAGCCGAGTGACATGATCAAGGCTGCGTCGCTCCGTGCCACGCTCGACGACGAGGGGATCCTCAAGGTGGCGTCCGAGGACAGCTACTGGCTCTCGGCCAGGGGCGAGTGCCACCTCGACTTCCTCGCCGGCGTCTACGACGTGAACCCGGACATGGCCTGGACCTTCGCCAAGAACGCCGGCCTGGACAAGGAAGCCGGGATCATCGGCGGCATCGGCAAGGTGCTCGGGTGGGGCGCTCGGACAGCTCAGCGTGGAGCACAGGCCGCAGGGCAAGCCGCCGGCTGGGTGGCAGGCAAGGGGCAGCAGGCGGTGTCTGCGTGGAAGGCGCCGCTCCAGAGCTCCATGGGATCCAAGTTCCCGATGCCGAGCAACCCGCTCGCTCGAGCCAAGGAGAGCATTCAGTCGTGGCGGAGCGGAGCCCTCGCCCCCGGAGTCGAGGGTCCGACGATCAGCCCCATGAGGCAGGCTGGTCGCGCTGTCGCATCGAAGGTCGAGCAGGCGGGTCAGGGTCTCAAGCGGGAGTTCCAGTCCGGGTACTTCCAGGGCAGGCACCCCGTTGCCCGTCCGCAGCCCGGCCCCAACGCCCCGCCCGCTCCTCCGAGATCTCAGCCGCTCCCTGGCGGTGGGACCGGAGAGGTTGATCTGGCTGCGCTGGCAGGTCGTGGTCCGACACCCGGTGCAGCAGCGGGCAGCGAGCTCGGCGGGGTCGCTCCGAGAGCGGCTGCTGCGGCTCCGGCTCCCGCTGCGGCGGCCACGGCTGCTCCCGCAACAACTCCTGGTGTGGTGCCTCGAGCGGCGCCGCCCGCTGCGCCACCTCCTGGCGCGGCGGTTGGGAGTGAGCTCGGTGGCGTCGCTCCTCGTCCCAGCGGACTGCTCGATGCGCAGGGCCGTCCGATGGGTGGGGCTCCGGCAGCGCCTCCGGGTGGTGGTCTGCTCGATGCCAGCGGCAGACCGATGGGTGGAGCACCTCCCCCTGCTGGTGGTCTGGTTGACGCTGGCGGTCGCCCGATCGGATCAGTGGCCACACCGACAGGTGGGCCAGGACAGCTCGCTCCTGGTCCCGTGGCAGCCGCAGCTCCGGCTCCAGCGACGGCAGCTCCGGCTCCAGCAGCCGCGAAGCCGAAGGGACGCGGCGGCAGGAAGAAGGCTGGCCCAGCAGCTGAGGCTCAAGCAGCGGGTCCTGGTGCAGCTGGCGGCGTGACTCCTCCAGCCGCAGCCCCCGCCCCCGCCGCAGCGCCCGCCAAGGGGGGACGAGGCAGGAAGAAGGCACAGCCCGCAGAGGCAGCGCCGCCCGCAGCAGCCCCGGCTGGTGAAGGCAGCGTGGTACCTCGGACCGAAGCCCCACCGGCAGGTCCCGCCGCTCCTCCCGGTCAGCCCGCATTCAAGCCAGACGAGGATGCTGCGGGGTGGGCTCAGCTCATGGAAGAGAGCCCGATGATGAAGAAGTTCCATAAGCAGGGCATCACCCCAGCAGAGCTCAGGCACATGGGCATCAACCCAGAGCAGTTCGGCCGGCTCGAGGCCGAGATGTCCAATCGAAGTGCCGCAGAAGGTCTCCAGGGGTTCCTCAAGGAGCGGAACGTCTCGCCCGAGATGTTGGAGCGGGCGGGCATCAGCCCTGATCTCGCGAAGCAGCTCGGTGGCAACAAGAGGGACTGGGGTACGCTGGGTGGATTCGGTCGTGGGGTCCGCAACCTCGGGTACGGAACCCTCGCTGCCGGCACCATCCTCGGCGGCCTCGGACTCTCCACAGCCGGCAAGGTTCTCGACCGTGGATCCGCTCCCTACCAGTACGGCATGGGCGCTCCTCAGACCTGGATGACCCCGCAGCAGATGTAGAGCTAAGAAGATCACCCGAAGGTGATCGTACCCGTCGGCGGCGGGTGTTCTTCAATGGTGGGAGCCGAGGCTAGTCGATCCGGCCGGCCGTCTTCGCGTAGGCGACCTTCCCCGCCCTCTTCGGTTCGCGCCGTCGGATCGTCTCCTGGACGTCCGTCGGCAGGTCCTCGTAGGCCACGGTCTCCTCGACGATCTTCGACTTCTTGGCCGGCTTGTTGACGGCGGACAAGATCTCGTCGAGCCTCCTGTCGGTGCGGCTGGTCACCACCTTGTCGGCGATGGCCAACGCCACCTGGCTGAGGGACCCGGCGATGCTGGCGGCCGTCTCCGAGGCGAGGTCCTCGGAGGCCCGCCGTGCGTCGAGGATCCGCCCAACGATCCCCTTCGCCGTCTCGGCCAGCGCATCGATCTCCTGGGGCTCCAACTTCAGCACGATCTCCATGGGTCTCCTTTCAAGAGAGGGCGTAGTTGCCCTACCCATCAATGATCTTATATACAGGCCCGAGATCAGACTTTCACTTTTGGAGCTAATGAAGCCGCCCGAAGGCGGCTGTGGACGCCGACCTGACCGCCTTCGGGGTCAGTTGACGTCCTGGCGGGCCTCCACGCAGCGGCCGGTCTCCCGCTCGAAGGAGGCCGCCGCCTCGATCAAAGGAACTGCAATGGACACGAAGTCTATGCAGGCTCGCTTCGCTACTTCCCAGTCCGTGTCGCTGGGGTCGACATGGACCAGGAGCTTCTTGATGATCTCGCCCTGAGCGACGATCACCAGCATCCCCGCCCTCGCCAGCTCGAGGGCCAAGCACTTCTGCATGACGATCCTCCTTTCATAAGGGAGTTGACTCCCTGATCGTCAAAGTTCTTATACCCCTGCGGTGATCTAAAATGCGGGGGTCAGAGTCCGCCTGCGCTGTCGCACTTTGACCCTCAAACTACCTATACCATCCTGGGATCAGGACTTGCGGCTCTCCCACCAGTTGCCCACATCGATGGTGCCGGGCACCTCCAGCTCAGGTCCAGGCATGGGCTGGGGGGGCACCTCGAGGTGGTCTGAGCCCAGGTCCTCGAGGTCGAAGTCCTCCCCCGATGTAGGTGGCTGTGCGGCAGGTTGTTGGATCCGCCGTGAGCCTCCGGTCCTCATGTGCTCGCGGACGATGTCCGAGATGGCTTGTGGAGCGAGATCACCGTTCAGGACTGCGTGGAGGCGTTCCAGCTCCTCATCCTCCCACAGCTCCGGCTCGTTGACCGCAGAGAGCGCGAACTCCTCTGGTGTGATGCCGTACATCTCCAGGAGCTCGTCCTGAACTGGGTCTGGGGAGGGGGCGAGCTGCTGGGGCTCCTCGGGCTCCGCCGAAGGGGGTAGCGGAGGTGGGGTCACGAAGAACCCCAGCAGCTCAGTCGGGTCACGAGGCTTCAGATACTCCTGGATCTTGGCCAGGTCGTCAAGGGGTGCCTGACTCATCCAGAAGCTGTTGATCGGTTCCTTCTTCGTCTTCATCTTGATCTGCCAACATCTGGTGCATCCACCAGCGTGCGTCGCTCTCTTCTGATGCTACCACTTGCAGCCGCAAGCGGTGCATCTCGATGAGCACCTGAATGATCTCGTTACCGGAGAGCTTTACGCCGTACTCCTGGCGGAGGCGCAGCCTTTCTTGGTCGATCATCTGCGCCTGCTCTCTTGTCAGGTAGACGGTGAACTTCCGTGTCTGTGTCTCCGGCTGTCCCATCCTCGAACCCGACGTAGAGCTTCAGCTTGGGCTGCTCTCCCAGCAGCCGGCGCTTGGCGTACTCCATCGCCAGCTCGGCGATGGTGGTGAAGAGGTCCTCACCGAAGTCCCCGCTCACTCTCCCACTCCTCGTGATGCTTCAGCATCATCAGCGCCTCCTTCCTTGGTATTCCGTCGTCGATCTCCTTGCCGCGCTCCTTGAGCATCTTGAACGCGACGTCGAGCCCGATGCCGTAGCCGACCAGTGAGGTGGCTCTGGTTGCCAGCCTGTCCGGTGTCCTGTTGTCGGGGAAGATCAGCCACTCGGACTGGATGCAGACCGTTTCGTAGAAAGCTCGCCAGTACGCGCTGAAGAGGTACCTCACCACGTAGACGAAGCACCACTCCAGGACATGCGTGAGCTCGTGGATCTTGTGCGGGGTCACTGGCCCGTTCCAGTCCCACTTCGGGTGGTCGTAGATGGTGTGCCCGATGGTGGTGCCGTAGTCGGTCATGAAGTCCTTGATGTGCGTGATCCGCAGGAAGTTGGTGATCCTCAGACCGAAGTTGGCGAGCTTCATGAGGGGCGAGTGAGTCTTGTCCACCAGTCTGATCCTCGTCACCTCTTCGTTGAAGTAGGTCAGGAAGCTACGCATGTTGCCCTCCAATATGATCGTAAAATGAACGGCCTTTCCGCCTCAACCGCGTCTGTCAGACCCATCGGTTTACTCAGCCTTCGGTTCACCGCACTACCCTTATCACAATTTCCGATCATAATTTTTACGGGCACGGACGTCCTCGAAGGACAGGTTCTTCTCGTTCCGTTGGATGGCTTCACCGGCTTCGATGAGCGCCTCGGCCAACGAGAAGCACTGATCGGCTCCGTGGAGGATGAGCCCCGTGTCCGCGTCCCCAGGTCTTCCGCTGATCACCTTGAGAAGGGCGATGTTGCCCATCACCTTGATGCGATCCTTCATCCCAGAACCCCCACCCGTAGGAGGACGACCAGGATCGAGCTGACTGCTTGCGTGTCCACCTAACATCACCTCCTCCGAGATCGTTATACCATGGCAATCGATCGAAGGTCATGGTATAAGAGGCCCGGCCACGGAGTTGTTCTAGTACAGAAGATCATGGCAAATCAAGTACCACCTGTCGTGTGCATCGCCTGCGAGGGGACGATCTACTTCTGCAAGGCAGTCGGACGAGACTTCATGGGTGCGCCGCTGCGAGCCGAGGACTTCGTCCCGATGGGCGACTACCCGCAGCCGAAGGACGGTGACGAGGGGCTGTGCCCGATCTGTGGCAAGCCTTTCGCCCTTCCCAACGGCAAGGGCGGTGTTATCTTACGGCTCGAAGGCGGAGCGTGGTGGCCGCACCCACCGATTTGAATCAGCGAACGAGAAAGATCTTGACACAAGTGATCTCGATCTGTAAGAGTGGTCAGTGATCAGTGTGGATGTGGTTCACACCGAAAGGTTTGCAGGAGGAAGAGAACGATGAGTCACCCGGCAGAAGGGACGGAGGGGGTCAGCAAGGCTGACGCTCTCAAGGAGAAGCTGGCTGGAATCAAGGGCGCAGGCGGCAACGGCCAGTCGGCTCCCGCAGTCCCGGCCAACGGAAGCGGCGCCAAGGCCGCTCCGGCACCCGCGAAGAAGCGGAGCGCCGAGAAGACCCCGGCCAAGACCCCGGTGAAGGCCGAGGCCAAGTCGCCGGCCAAGAAGGAGCCGGCGCGCAAGGCGGCGAAGGCCCCCGCGAAGGAGCCCGCGCCCCGCAAGGCGGCGAAGGCTCAGACCGGCCTCCGGACGATGGACCGTGACAAGGAAGGGGACGGACTGCGCCCCCTCGAGCGGGACATCATGAAGGTCGTGAAGGCCAAGCGCGGCAAGCCGATCTCGATCCGTGACATCGCCATCGCCATCCACGGCGAGGCGAAGGTCAAGTCGGCCGACGAGGGCGAGACCAAGGACAACGTGCTCGTCCGCACGGTCCGCAACGGCATCCGCAAGCCGCGCGAGTACGGCATGCTGAAGCTGTGGACCGAGACCGGCGACTCCAGCGCCAAGAACGGCTTCGTGGTCCTCGGCGACGGGACCCCGCCTGCCGGTGCGGCCAAGAAGGCGTCCAAGGCGGCCAAGGACAAGGCCGCCAACAAGACGCCGAAGACGCCGGCGAAGAAGGCCGAGTCCAAGGGCGGGAAGAAGCCCGCCAAGAAGTCCTAGTCCACCGGATCAGCGTTCCGAAGCTCGTGAAGAGGACAAGGTGGGTCTCAGGAACCTGGGACCCACCCGTGTCTTCTAAGGCGGTGATCCAATGGAAGACGATGAGGACCAGTTCGCTACGGTAGAGGAGGCTCTCCTTCACCGCCACACCGACAAGGTCCGGTGGTATCCTACTCCTACGCCGAAGTGTCCAGCGACGGAGGAGCCTGTGAAGGAGAAGAGACTGCCCCCACTCGACCACATCATGAGGATCCAGAACCCGCCCGCAGGATGGCGCGGAAACGTCAGGAGGGAGCACGACCCCAAGGCCGAGCTCTGCTACTGCCAGCAGTGCTACCTGGCGGAGTACCCCTATCTCGTTGTCGGAGATCCAGTGCAGGTCAGCCCCCAGTACCCGGTCGACACTCCGCAGATGCGGGAGATGGTGGGGCTCTACGATCCCAAGCTCATCAAGCCAACGGTTCGTTGCTCGGTGTGCAATGAGATCATCGAGGTCGATACCAAGCTCAGGGTCCAAGAGGAGGCGGTACACGTGAGGTGCCTGCAAGAAGATCAGCGAGACGCTCTCCTGCGCATAGGGATCCAGGTCACGTACATCACCCGTGTGAGACGTGAGCCCCATGAATGACCGCTGCTGCCGAAAGCGGCAGGCTGTGGTCACGGTTCTTGAGGTGAACCTCGAGGGCCTGATGGGAGAGATCAACAAGCTCGTGATCGTGTTGTCGAACGGCATCATCATGACCTACGACCAGCAGTCCCATGTCTCGAGGACGCTGGGCGATGCGTGCTCGAGGCTTGGGCGTGCGGATCGGGCAGAGCTGCTCGAGGAGGTCGAGCGTGAGATGGGCTACGTGGAGGAGAAGCTGAAGATGCTGCGTCGTGTGCGGGTGATGCTGCTACCCGCTGAGGAGATCAGCGATGGCACCCGTTGACCTGAAGTACGCCCGCTTCATCAAGGAGGGCCAGGACATCGGGGCCGAGCTGATCGAGCAGGCGAAGAAGCTGATGGAGGGTGAGCCCAGGGAGGCGGCGAAGATTCTGGTCTCGGCCTGGGTCATCCTGAACGGCGTCGCAGCTGTCTGCCACAACAAGGAGATGTTCACGCAGGCTGCGAAGGTGGAAACGCTGCGACAGAAGATCAGGTTCATGGGTGGTGAGCTGGCGATGGCGGGTTACTCTCTGATCACGGATGTGCCGGACAGCCAGGTAGCTCTCGTCGTCACCCCGAAGGAGCCAACGAAGAGGTGAGGGAGATGGCAAGCAGCGAAGAGAAGAAGAAGGCGTTGGGAGCGTGGGCGGAGGCAGTCCAGGAGGGAGCGAACGAGTTCCTCGAGCTCGCCCTGGAGATGAAGGAAGGAGGGAAGGACGGCTACGAGTGGCCGTACCTGCTCGGGCTGTTCATCGATCAGCTGGCCAAGCACATCAGGACCGGGAGCTGCGCGCCCGACATGACCAAGGCGCAGAAGACGCACATGGCCGTGGCAGTGTCGGCCACCCACGATGGCTACACCAAGCAGCGCAACGTGGTCGACGCGAAGCTGTTCGACCAGGCCGAGAGCATGTTCGTGGTGTTCTCGGAGCTCCTCGACATCTGCCCCGTCAAGCTCCCAGAGATCAAGAAGCAGAAGGAACAGCCCAAGGAGGAGCAGCTCGAGCTCCCCGTGGAGCACGATGTGGTGATCGTGCTGCCCAAGGGCACGCCCGAGGAGAAGGTGAAGCGCATCATGGACAAGGCCACCGAGCTGATGGCCTCCGAGGGCAGCGGCCTTCTCCTCCACGTCAGCGTCGGCAACGACGAGTCGACCCAGGTTCGGGTCCGTGCCGGCAACGAGGAGAAGTACTCCGCCGTCATCGACGAGGTCCTGCGCGGGCACATCCCCGTGCCCGAGAAGTCCACCTCCCCCATCGATGTCCAAGACGTCCCGCCGCAGAACAACTGATCATTACCAGCTAACATGAATCTCCGAGTTGACCAGTCCTTTCGGCTGTGGCCTGGTCCACAGCGTACTGGGTCTGATCAACTCGGAGATTCGACCTTCTTCCTGTGGTGCCGGCATCGACCTTCGTTTTTCCTGGTGTCGATCGTCTCCCGTCCAGGTCGGGAGAACGCACCAGTCCACCAGTTCTTTACCCCTCTGGTGGGAGGGGGCGGGGTATTCACTCCTGGCCAAGGAGCGCCCCAGCCCTCGATCTGTCCCATCGCCATCCACGAGGTCGAGGACGCCTCGTGAAAGCCTGGGATGCGTATTGCGTGATCGCCCTCCCAGTAGGCGATCCCAAGCTGATCGACGGAGCCATTGATGAGGATAGCTTGGTCTCCCCTGGCTCAATGATCTTATATACAGGGCCTCCTGTGCTTTTTCGCTTATCTGGGTATAAGACAGGCAGAAGGCCAGGTCCGTTTGATCTGGTTATGGAGGTGCAGATGAGAGGGTGTCCGTGTTGCGAGGGGCGGGAGCCTGACAAGCAGCCCGACATGACGATCGAGGAGATCGAGGAGGGCCTGGGGTACCAGACCAGCGAGGAGTACCAGGAGACCCAGAAGAAGTGGCTGGAGTCGAGGCCCCCGACGGTGAGGGCGGTGGCCGAGAAGTTCCTGGCCCCGCTTTACAGGGTCAAGGAGGGGAACCCCTACAACTACACGCCGGCGGGATCCATTGTGACCCTCTACAAGATCGTGGAGAAGGGGTGCAAGAACGGCCACATCGAGGCGGAGCCTTGGTTCCACGTGCTTCGCAACCCGGCCGGCTACGCGCACCTCGTCACGCCCTTCGACGAGGAGTGGCTCGAGCCGATCACGCTGGATGAGCTCAAGGAGATCGTGAGGAAGGAGGAGACGAACTGATGACGGAGACGCGGTTCTTCAGGGATGGGCCGGACTACGTGAACCAGATCATCATGCCGGTCTGCGACTCGAGCATCAAGCCCGAGTACCTGCTCCAGACCTTCGTGAGCGCGTGCCTGAACGCAGCTCAGTGGTGGCTGGACAAGGCGGCCGACACTCCCATCGTGGACGAGAACGGCATCGTCAACGATCTGATCGAAGAGCTGGCCAACGCCGAGAGGTACATGGCGTTCGTCACCAGCTTGCTCTACTACCTGCCGCTGGATCCCGATGCCCCCAACGCCAGGACCAGCGTGATCCGTGAGCTGGCGGACTGCATGATCGCAGCCGATGAGCTCTACGCCATGATGGAAGAGGCCAAGGAGGCAATCGAGAAGGAGAAGCTCTGATGCAGCCTAGGGAGTACAGCTTCTACACGCCCGAGGAGGCCCAGGCGTTCATCGAGGGCGTCAACGCCGTGAACGATCCAACCTTCAGGGTGAAGACGGTGGTCCGCGACACAAGCAGCAAGAGCCCTCTTGTCACCTTCGATCTCGGCGAGGAGAAGCGTGAGCTGCCGAGGGTGCTCTACACCGTCCTCTGCGAGGATGACGACGAATGATCTGGATTGGACATGCCATGGGGGGTTTCCACTGGCACGGCAAGGCCATCGTGGACGGCATGTGCTACTGCGCCGACTGCATCGTGGAGAGGAGCGGGGGGCTCCTCGCAGTCGGGGATCTGAACGAGAAGCACAAGAGGGAGTTGCGTGATCTGCAACGAAAGGGCTACGTTGGGCTGTACCGGGTGATGAGGAAGCCCTGGAAGGAGCGTGGGTGATGGCTGACGAGGATGAGAAGGAGATCAATAAGATCACGGAAGAGGTCACCGAGGAGCACATGAAGTTCGCCGCCTTGCTCGAGTCGACGGCGTTCATCGTGCAGCAGATGGGGCAGAAGCTCGCAGAGCGTGTGAACGCCATCGCCGCTGGGCAGGCGAAGCTCCCAGCGCCCCAGAACTTCGTCTTCAACGTGGGCACGCTGGTCGGAGAGCTCGACCAGGTGGTCCACTCGACACAGGGGTACCTCCAGAGCTACACCAAGTTCAGGCAGGCGTACCTCGTCAAGATCGAGCACGGCAAGAAGGAGGAGTTGCACTGATGACGGACAGGATCAACTCGCTCACCGTGGTCCTCCGCCCCAACATGCGGGAGGACGACGCTAAGACCATCATGGACGCCATCAGGCTGCTCAAGGGTGTGATCGATGTGAAGAAGGGCGAGGTGAACAACATCACGAGCCACATCGCCCACGCACGGGTCCGAGCCGAGCTGGGCGTCAAGATCAACGAGCTACTGGACCAGGATACCTGGCTCAAGGAGGAGTGAGATGGGTGAGAAGAACGAGGAGCTGAAGCCGATGGAGGATCCCTACAGGACCGGGGGCGAGCCCCAGAAGCCCGAGTACCCCACGAGGGACGAGGGTGACGAGAAGCTGGTCGGCGGGATCAGGCTGCCTGGGCACCCCAGGCGTCCGGCCTTGAAAGCGGAGGAAGTCGTCAACGAGTGGGACGATGACGGGCACTACGCCGGCGTCAGGCGTGTCCGCAGGGAGGGCGTGGAGCAGCAGATCGAGCCCATCGGCATGGCGCTCAAGGAGCAGCAGCTCGCAGGGCGCCAGATGGCGGCCATGGCCAGGACCACCTACGAGGGGCCGGGTGGGGTCCGCAAGACGATCATCGGTCCCCAGAGCATGGTCACCTTCGGCGAGGGCGTGAACTTCGTCCTCGGCGAGGCGCACCAGGTGCTCGAGCAGCTCAGGAAGGAGTTCAAGGCGTACACGATGTCCGTCGAGGAGCAGTTCCTGGAGCTCGGGAGAACCCTCTCCAACATGTACAACGAGATCCAGGAGCTCGGGGCTTGTCGCGACGAGGAGCGTCGGGCCAAGGAGATCTGGATGGTCGCCTTCGAGGCGGCGATCAAGGACGCCAAGAAGCCGGGCAGGAAGAACATGAAGACGGCCCATCAGTACGTGCTCCAGTCCACCGAGTCGTGGAACAAGCGCCACCCCGACGAGGTCAAGGAGGAGTAGGGATGGAGCCCTTCTTCAAGCTCGACAGGAGCGAGAAGCGCAAGCGCCAGATCAGGAGGATGCAGTGGGACCTCCGTGAGATGCAGGCCGGTGGTCCCTGCATCGGGTGCGGCTACTGCTGCAACAAGAGCCCGTGCGGCATCTTCATGATCCATCGCACGCACACCTTCACCAAGTGGCGAGGCTGCCCAGAGCTCCAGTGGGATGGCACACGCCACTGGTGCGGCCTCATGCTCTCGAAGGAGGGCGAGGAGCGGCAGAAGCTGATGGACCTGGAGCACGTGGGCAAGGGCTGCTGTTCCTCCCTCAACAGCTGGCGCAAGGAACCATTGCAAGATCGGCGTGCGAAATGAGGAAGCATCTCAAGGACGTGATCGAGGAGACCGTCGCCTACGCCAAGGGCCTGAGCCTGTACGAGCTCAGCGAGTTCATCGACGTGGGCAAGAGGACTCTCGAGAAGGAGGACCTCGAGGAGGCCAGGGAGGCGATGACGGAGGCCATCGAGCGCCTCGAGGCCATCTACAAGCAGCGGTGTCGAGAGGAGGTGTCATGATCGTGGGATGGAAGGAAGCGATCAAGGGGCTGCTGCTGTGCCTGCTCCTCGACTCGCTGAACGACCGGATGTTTCTCGGTCGGATCGTCACGTTCAATGGGCTCGTCATGCACGACGCCAAGGATCGCAACGGCGACAGCGACTTCGTGTGGAAGGTCGACCGCCCGGAGTTCTCCTTCAACATGAACGCTGGGGACGTCGTGCAGGTCTTCAACATCACCATCCCCTTCACGCCCAGGAGGGTGTTCGTCGTCAGGCCCACGGCGAAGTGGGTCGAGGCATACAACCGCGAGCACAAGAGGTTCGGCCCCGATGCGCTGACAGCAGATCAGTTCTACAGGACGCTGCTTCACCCCGGCGAGTACGAGCTCAAGGAGATCTCATGAGCGTCACCAGGCAGGTCACGATCTGGTGCGATGAGTGCGGCAACTGGGAGCAGGAGAGCGCAACCAGCACCGTGCCTCTTCGTAAGCAGCTCAAGAAGAAGGGCTGGGTCTGGGTTCGTGGTCGGTGTGGGATGCAGGACTTCTGCCCGAAGTGCTGGGCGAAGCGCGAGGGGAAAGAGACATGAAGATCTGGGTGGTCGTGTCCGTTCGCCACGATGACGTCGAGGCGCACGGGGCCTTCGAGAGCAAGGAGGCGGCCGATGCGTACCGTGGCAAGCTGTTCGTGGATCACATGTTCGACGTGCTCGTGAGGAACTTCAGGGTCGTCGAGTGCGACATGATGAAGATGGTGAAGTAGCCATGCTGATGCAAGGGGACATCATCCGCCTGGTCCAGGAGCTCTCGGCCAAGGTCATAGTGAGCGGCACCCCAACGAACAAGGAGTTGTGGCCCCTGCTCTGCAAGGCTGGGATCCATGACTACGAGTTCGTGGTGATCAACCAGAAGGGTGCGCTGCTCCGCTGCTTCTACTGCGAGCACGAGAAGATCTCCACCCAGTCGTGGATGAAGCACCTAGACAAGCCGAGGGAGCCATGAGCGCAACGAAGACGAGGAAGCGTTCCTGGAAGAGCATCACGATCAAGTGTGAGAACTGCGAGTCGTGTGACCAGGTCATCGGTGGAGACGTGCGTGTGGCCAGGCGCGAGCTGAAGGAGCGTGGTTGGTCGTCGAAACATGTGGACGGCAAGGTCCTGGACTACTGCCCCCAGTGCACGTCGATCACCCAGATGTACCACCGCAGGAGGAAACCATGAGCGTCTACGATCACATCAAGTGCGAGGTCCCACTCCCTGTGCACCCCGAGTTCCAGGACCGGACCTTCCAGACCAAGTTCCAGACCCCGCCAGACATGGACTACTTCAAGATCAAGAGCGACGGCCAGCTCGTCCTCATGCAGAGGGACTACGACTACGGCGCCCAGGACCCAGAGCTGCGGTACAGGATGAAGGAGATCGGACCCCACGACTACACCGGCGAGATCTACTTCTACGACTTCGCCGACCCACATGGGAGGGCCAAGGGCTGGATCGAGTTCGTGGCCATGTTCGACAGGGGCAAGCTGGTCACGTTGGACTGCTTCAACTTCGTGGCCCCGACCAAGGAGGCGCAGCCATGAGCGAGTTCTGGTTCTGGGCGAAGACGGTGGGGATCGTCCTGCTCTTCATCGTCCTCTTGGTCGTCGGCCTGAGCATGAAGTTCAACTGCTGTAGGGACGCCGGGTTCACCGAGGAGCAATGCACCTACAGCCTGTTCTGCAACGGATGAGGAGGAGAAATGATCGGAATGAGAGTGATACTCATCGTCAGGAAGGATCAGGACGATGGCAGGAGAAGGGAAGCGGAGGCGGAGCGGAACTACGCCGGGAACCTCTTCGAGGTGCTTGGGAACACCGCTCTGCTCCGCGACCTCATCGAGGATGCGAGCGCCAAGCTCAAGTCCGACGAGCGGGCCGAGAGGAAGATCGTCCACGCATGGGAGATCCAATGACGGAGAGCGAGACCTTCATCTATTTGAACAACTGCCTCATGCTCAAGGGATCCGACTACGAGATGGACGAGAACGAAGAGCCACGTCTCATGCCCGATCTCAAGGCGAAGGCTGGGTACATGGTCGAGGCCGTTACGTGGTTCGAGAACAGGCTCCCTCGCCGGCGGCTGTGGGTCGTGCAGGAGGATGGGTCGTTGAGAGAAGAGGAGACGTCATGATCGTCAAGTGCCACTTCTGCATGGAGCGTGAGCCGGTCAAGCGCATCGCAGGACCCATCACCAAGAACGGACCCGTCGTCTTCGAGCTCTGCGAGGAGTGCGCGGCTGAAAAGGAGGTGTGTGACAAGCGCGGTGACAAGATCCTCGAGCTCCAGCACAAGAACGCTTCAGAGCTCTGCGTGGGCTGCGGCATCTGCTGCTTCATCCTCAACGCGCGCATCACCCATGCGGAGGCAGCCAACATGGTGGAGGCCCACGGCATCAAGATGGAGGACTTCGCCATCGAGACGGAGATCGGCAAGGCGCTATATCCGGGCGACCTCACCATCAAGATGCCGTGTGCCTTCCTGATGGGGAAGCCCCTCGGGAAGTGGACCGCCTGTCAGATCCACGGTAAGATCAGACCAGAAGTTTGTGGATCATACCTCTGTAAAATGGCGATTCGATATCAGCTCGGTACGATCAGTCTCAACGAGGCCCGTTACTGGCTCAGAACGGCGATCTTGACCAAGGACTTTTCCATCTTCAACTGGATCAAGGATGAGTCCGATGCCAAGATTCTGATCTCTGCTGCGATCGAGGGGCAGGTCAGCAGGATGAAGCGGGAGGGGCTGACCGAGGATCAAATACAGCTCAACCTGGCTTCTGTGATCACACCGAGGTACCACGTCAAGTCCGCTCTGGACGAGCTGACCCTCGACATGCACTTCGCAACCCATGATCGAGGAGACGATGATCCGAAGGTGTTCTTCACCGAGGAGGAGCTCATGGACTTTCAGTGTCGGCAGGCGACGAAGGACACCGTGGAGTTGATCGTCAACCGAGTGGTCGCCACCTTCCGCAAGTACTTCGACCGAGTGGACCGTGAGCTGATGAAGCCGACGGAGATCGACGAAGAGAAGGCGGACGAGCTGCGAGAGGAGATCGATGTTCGGTGATCGGTTTCCGCCGCACTGCCACTCACAGAACAGTCGATCCTTCACCTGCGCCTGTGGTGAGGTCCATCATTGGCGCAGGGGTAGGACGCAGATGATCGAGTGCGGGTGTGGTCGGTGGCACTGGCGCAATCGCGGGGGTCACGAAGATCGAAGGGACAGGCGGGGAAGGTGTGAGGGGTTCGGAGGCGGAGATGGGTGACTGGTGGGACTGGGTCATGGTGATCATGGTTGTCGTCTGCGTCGGCGCGCTGACTCTGGCCGACATCAAGGAAGGAGGGTGGAAGAGGTGAGAGAGCTCAAGCCACACCAGATCGAGTGCAGCATCATCGAGGGCGGCTCGGACTTTTCCTACCGAGAGCTCGTTCGGTTCGACGACGTCGTGTTCCGCATCTGGATCAGGGTCTACTCGTTCGGCGTCCACGAACTGGGTCCTGGGGAGGCGACCATCGAGGTGTGGTCGCATCGGGGCATGAAGTGGAACACGATCTACGGCCTGCACCCGGAGGAGATGAAGAGCGAGCCACCCGAGAAGCATCTCGAGGACCTGAGCCCCGAGGATAGGTTCGAGATCTTCAGGGAGGATCGGGATGAGCTGCTCAGGCTCGGTGCTGCGGTTGTGTTCCCTGGTTCGAGGATCGGAACGGGAAAGGGCAACTGAGGCATGAAGAGGAAGTACCGCAACTGGATCAGGAAGTACGTCGGGGACAAGTCAGTGGCGGGCCTCTGCGGCGAGTACTCGGTCCTGATGCACGCCACGTTCCCAGAGCTGATCATGATCGAGGGCGAGTACCACGAACCCGACGAGCAGTGGCCGGAGGGGCACTGCTGGCTCGAGGATCCCAAGGCAGGCGAGATCATCGATCCTACGGTCTCCCAGTTCGAGGAGGGTGGCGAGTACGCAGACGGCAGCCACAGGTTCCACGGCGAGGTCAGCGAGGAGATGTTCCAGCACGCCGTGAGGGTCGCCGAGCTCATCTGCGGCGAGCCGCTGCTCCCGGACAACACCTGGGTGGCCTGGGAGGTCCAAGACCTGCTCGATGCCTGGGTGGAGAGGATCGAGGAGCGGCGCAGGGACAAGAAGATCCTCCAAGATCACCCACTGGCTAGCCTCGGGGGAGAGATCGACGACGAAGAAGAGGCAGCCTGAAGTGCTATAAGATCGGCAGACGGGATCGTCCACTCTACGTGGGCGGTCCCGCCTGTTCTTTTAGGCGGGCAAGGAGGTGAGGGAATGCCCAGGAGAAAGACATCGATCCTCGATAGGTCCAGGAAGCTGATCTTGAAGACCGTGAGGAACAACATCTTCAGGACACTGAACACCTACGCCGATGCTCTCTATTGGCATGTGGGTAGCACCTTCACCCTCTCCAAGGGTGAGAGGTACGGCGATCTATACGAAGACGGTGAGCCGAAGGTGGCATGGGTGGAGTGCTACCTGTGGATCTGGACCCATGACGAGGGAAACGGATTGGCTGAGGACATGGGCTTGGAGGAGATCAGCAACGAAGCCCTCTTGAAGGAGATGCTTCCGGAGATGGAGACCGGAAAGCTAGTGATCAAAACGATGTCAGAGATGGTGGGGGAGAAGGGCACCGTCTTCGTCGACTTTCGCAGCAACTCCGACATGAAGGCATTCGTCAAAGAGCTACGGGGTATGAAGTACATCACCAGGGAGGAGATCAGAGAAGCAGTAGTCTCTGCGACTCGATCGAAAGGGAAGTGAAGATGGACAAGTACATCCTGGTCAAGGTGGCAAGGGCCTGTAGCGCGTGCAAGACCGAGCTGTTCCAGGTGTTCGTGGTCGACAAGGACTGGACGGTTCCGTTTTACGTGCCCGCCATCGGCATCGAGAACGACCCAGTGGTCTTGAGCAGGGCGAGGGATCGCATGGCCTACCTGATGGAGAAGGAGAAGGAGAAGGAGTGATGGGAGCCGATTTCATCTCGAGGTGCATGGTCCACAAGGAAGGTGGCATCTCGAAGCAGCAGTACAGGAAGGCGGTGTCCTACCTGAAGAAGCTGCACAAGGCCGCGTACAGGTCTCAGAGGAGTGGCGTCAAGGAGGGCACGGACCTCTACAACGCCGTCCAGAACATCATCTCGTGCGAGGACCTCGAAGACGACTGCGACAGCACCGCCGAGGAGTACGCGGTGAAGCTGGTCTTCGAGAAGACCGAGGAGCCCGGAGAGCTCCTGGCTGCGCTCAACGATGCGAGGGACATGGGCAGCCGGGTGTGGAACGGGCACATGATCTACTACGCCGGCGGCATGAGCTGGGGCGACGAGCCCGATGGCTGGGGCTATCAGTCCCTGAAGTGGATCGAACTGCTCAACGCCGACAAGGTGTTGGGCCTGGAGTAGGAGGAGTGATGACTGACTGGTACGTCGTTCTGAATGCGGTTGCGGACTACTTGAACAGGCAGCTCAAGCTGCTCAAGGTCGCCAGCCAGCACATGTCGATTGACCCCAAGATCTGTGGAGGTGTGGTCAAGATCGAGATGAACCTCACCCCGGCTGACGGGAAGATCTGGGAGGAGATCCTCGAGCCCCTCGGGGCCAGGAAGCAGAACTACGAGTTCGCGATCCTGTTCCCGAGTGGCACGTGGAGGATGTCCGAGGGGATGATCCGGGCGTACAGCGAGAAGGAGGCCGAGGAGCGGCTGAGGTCGGAGCTTGAGGCGGCTGGGTTCCCGGATGTCTCCGGGATCCTCCTCATGCGCGAGTGGAAGGATGAGGAGGAATGAAGAAGCCGAAGGTGAAGATCGGCAAGATGCTCAAGAACGAGGGCCACCAGTACCACTGCCTGGCGCCGTGCGGGAAGTGCTGCAACGGTGGACTGGAGATCCCGATCCACTCCTACGAGAAGCGCAGGTACAAGCTCAAGAAGTACGCTGGCAAGCCCAGGGTGATCCGGCTCGATGGTCACGGCAGAGAGTCCTCGACGGGTGAGCTGTTCTACCAGCTCGAGACGAAGGAGGACGGATCCTGCTGGTACCTCAAGAACAGGCGGTGCTCGATCTACAACAAGCGCCCCGAGGTCTGCCGAGGCTACCTCTGCCACCGTCGATACGACGAGGCGCAGGCGCTGCTAGAGAAGGAGGTGAAGTGAGATGGAAGAGGGGACGCTGGAGAGCTGCACCTGCTCGTTCTGTGTGGCGTGCTGCCGCCACAAGCCGGGCTGGATGAAGCCCAAGCAGTTCAGGGAGATCGCCGCGTACCTGAACATGGACCTCAAGGAGGCGTTCGAGAAGTACTTCATGATCGACTGGTGGGAGAACTACAAGGAGCCGGGTCGTAGGGGCTACATGATCCAGCCGGCCATCGTGGGCCACGAGGGCAAGTACGCCCCCGGCGTGCCGACGGGTACCTGCATCTTCCTCGACAAGGACGAGCGGTGCATGATCCACCCCGTCAAGCCCATCGAGTGCGCGATGGCGCTCCACGACGAGCAT